GGACCAGTAGGACCAGTTATACCACCTGATACATTAAGAGTAGTCCAAATACATCTGCCATTAAGAACAGATAAAAAAGAGTTATCAGGACCAATAAAATTTAGACCTGTACCTCCATGATGTACATCTAGTACTGCATCTTTTTTAAGATACATACTGTCAAGAAAAGCTCTAGAGGGTCCATTCATAAATACACTTAGTATTTAGAATAGAGTCTCAATTTTTAATTAAGTTGTTAATTTTGAATTTCTCTAAATGCATATCTGTTTCAAGCCACTGTTGATACACATTACGATCTCCAGACTCACATGACTGAACAGCCAAATATCCATTATCCCATTGAGCTTTGTTGGCTCCTGGATGCATATGTTCAATAATTACATCTTTATCGTACACTAAAGTGTTTGTTTCTATGCCAAGTTGTTTAATCCAATTGTCTATATAAAGATGTTGAAACTTAGGATTGCAAATATACCCTAATTCTAGGACTATGTTGGATGAGATGATGAAACTGGTAGGTAAATTGGCTCCTTGTAGCAGATCGTTACCATACCATATAATAACGGATTTATTATGTTTTTGAAATTCCAAATCCCAGTTAGGAGTACGGTATAAGAAATCATCAGCCATAAATTGAATTGCATTATATTTATCAGCTAACAACATAGCACCATGATTACTAGGATCACACATGCCACGTCTCATAGTTGGTGTAATGATATAATTTGCACCTTCCCAGTCTAAGCCGTAGTACTCAGTTTTTTGTGGGTCGTTCTCATCCAATACTAACCAGAAAGATGCTAGACCTGACTGAGTAGACTTCCACGATTTAAAGCATTCAAGTGCACGGTCAGGTCTACCATATGAGACACACATAGTAGCTATTTTCATTGAACTAACCAGTACTGAGTAAATAACCTAACACCAAAATCTGCAAATCCTGACCAACAATAAATAGGTAATTCAGTATCATCAAAAAATATAATGTCCCAATGTTGGCCTACTAATTCAGTTGTTGAGCAAACTACATTTTTCATACCTCTTGATTTATGTTCTCTTTTAGTGGATTGATCTTGAACCATAACACAAATTTTAAGATCGGGATTTAGTTTCTGCATTTTGATAATCAAGTCTGTTTTACCTGATCTACGTGTCATTGGAATTGGCAAATAATTAGAAATTACTGCTTTAATATCAGACTCATTAGGACAGTTAACATAACTCAAAAAGCTGTTTTCAATGTACTCCATTACATGAGTTTGGAGGGGAGTTAAATTGATTTCTGCTTCTTGAATGGTTTGATCTAGTACGTCAAAGTCGGATACGTGTATAACTGATGAAAACGAACCCGTCCAACCAGGTATAAAACTAGAAGCACATAAGGTTCTAAAGTAAGGAGTTAAAACTGAGTGACCGAAGGTTGGTCTCTGTACTCCGTCACTTGGAAGTGTTAAGGTATCCACAATATCTGTGTGGTCAGGTGCAGGAATTTGCAATGATACGCCATTATAATTTGAATCCATGCCTTCTATGGTTAAGGTATAAGGAGGAAATTGATTATCTAACTGAACAGCAGAAGCAAACGGAACTGCTGGCACACTGAATACATCTCTACTAAGAACAGGAATTGCATGCTTGTAAACACAAATTACACGTCTTTGATCTTCATCATAAATAACTTGAGCGTGACCGTCTCTAAGTGCATCGCGCATATCAGGACTTAGTCTTATCATTAATTCTTGTACTTGGTCCCATATGTTAGGGACAGGGTTACTGGTATTGGTTGTCATTTTTAAATCCTTCTAAAACAGGTCTTAGATATCTAGCCATTGTACTAATATCTGGATTACATGTTTCAAGCCAATTGGCTATTTCTAAGTCTATTGTTTCTGGTGTTATATACCAAGGTCTATGCTCAACTTCATAAGGACCACCAACTCTTAATCCACAAACCATATGATGTGGAAATCTAGTTGTTTGGTATAAGCTAAAAGTAGTATCGGTTGGAGCTGAATAAATATGCTCTGAAAATGATTGCCACATTCCATTTTCCCAACCAAGTACTTGATCTTTTACAGGAAAACTATCAGGTATATTGGTGATCCTAAGCGCACTACCGCACTTAGGAGCATTGTATTGAGTCATTACAGATTTAAATTTCTCAATTGTATCAGTTGGCAATTCACTAAGATCTAAATCAGGATCTGTAAGTATAAAATAAGGTTCAGTTATTTCTGAGTATGTTCCGCTACTCCATAAAACCAAATGACCATAGTTAGTTTGAAATCTACGAACATCCCAATTACACGTATCATACCAGTCCAATAAAGTCATTGATGTGCTGGCATTATCTAGTATAACAGGAGTTGCACCTATACGTTGCAAATTATCACAAGTACTAGAAAGCCAACTTATAGGTGTGTTATAAGCTATTACGTAACCTTTAATCAAATATTCTGCCATCCTGAACCTGGTCTTCCAATAGGATTGGGTTGTCCATCACTTAAATGCAAGCTAAACAATGTAGGGTGAAATCCTATTTTAGACCCTAATATTCTAAGATCATGACCCATATGTGCATCTGGAAGCGCACCTATAACTTTATAATCGTATCTCCATCTTAAACCTGATTTAAATAGATTCATATCCATTAATACCATGCCAGTTAGAAAGAAAGGGTCTAACTTAAATCTGGTATAACTGTAACCTGAATAATATGATCCCATAACAGCTTGATAATCGCCTTCTTTTAAGTATTTCAATAATTTGTTTAGGCTAGTTGAACCTGGTAGCACATCGCACTCAACTATGTACAAGTAGTCAAATTTATGATTTAAGGCATAGTCAGTAATATAATTAGCGCTTGTAGCTATTTTATTATGAATAGGCGCTGCATGATCTACTGTTACATCTAAATGAACATAGTTAATTCCTAAAGAACTACAAGTAGATTTCATGTCTTCCACAAAAGGAACACCTTTATGGTTAAGCTCACTATTATCTACTATTAAAAGTTCTACTTCTATATCAGGATCAGTCTCTTTTTTAATGGCGACAATGTTATTCAAAAATTCACGCATACAGTAGCGTTTGCAATAGTGACAGTAAGTAGCAATTAATACTTTCAAGTTAATTTCCTTTAGGAGCAAAATATGACTGTGTAAATTTAATTAGATCATTATACTCAACACCAAAATCGGCTTTAAGATCTTGGCATATAGAGAGTAAAGCTTTATTAAACATTATATGTCTAAATTTATCTTCAGTATCACTCATTCTAATTAAATGAGCATGTTGTTTAGCAGTAGCTAATATGCTTCGGTTAAACTTAGTAGTTAACCCGTAACTTAAGTTTACTTTCATATTAGTATGAGGTTGAGTCCAGCTATCTAGTCCTAGACAATATACTCTATCAGTTTTTGGTAAATCTACAGTAAACCCGTTTATAAATTGTGGCATATTTAATCCTAAACATTTAGACCAAACTCTAAAAGCATTTATGTAATTCACAGTAATTACAGGCATTTCTTTTAGTAAATTTTCAATTAGCTTTTTAGATTCATATATATTAGCAATATATACATGAATCCACCAATGTGGATTTGCCTCTAATTTTTCAGGACACTGAGCCAGAGTTTTAAGAAGCAGATTTGATATAGGAGTATCAGAACCTAAAAGAGGAAAGTTTAGTGAGTAACCCCCAATTTTACTAGCCAACATCTGGCTCATATACTTTTTACCGCAATCTATTTGACCCACAATCTCAATCAGAGGATAAGGAGTCTTCCTGCTTGGTAGACTTAGCATCTGTGGTTTTGACAACATGAAACTTTTTAATCCTTTTCTTAACTGGAGGAAGTTCAGGCTCAACTAAACGTTTTTTAAGTTGTAACCTAGGAATAGCACTTAAAAGTACGGCTCCACTAGTAAGCACAATAATAGACTGTCTAGCTCTGTTTTTAGTACAGTCTATTATGCGAGAAGTTTCTTTGATTAGCTTCTTACTATTACTAGTCTTGACATCAATAATTGCTTCTATCTGGTCAGTAAGAACAAAATTATTGAAGCCTACATTTAATACTGGATTCATTTTTTGATAGGTTCCTAGTTTAGCTGGAAGGTTCATTAGCACTTAAATACTGTGCTGCCTTAGCATTAGTAGTATATTCTTCTATCATTTTTTCTTCTAGAGTTAAATGAGTTTGAGTATAGTTAGCAAGTAATTCATGTGCTTGACGTTCTTTATCGTACTTATTTGTAATGTCTCTACCATTAATCATTTTAATCTCGTCATCTTTTTGAATCATAGATTGATGTCTAGCATCTTGAAGTATTTTAACTGCTTCTTGAATATCAGGTGCATAAGTACCTTCACTAACGGTTCCACCTAGTCGAGCAAGAGGCGGATTTACTCTACTTTCACACATAACACAAACCATATTATGTTTATCGTAGTTTTGACATTTGTGACTTGTAATATCTAAATGCATGAGCGGACATTTACTAATTCTATTACTATTATAAAAATGTCCTTTAGCTGAAGTTGGTGCGTCCATTGTACCTTTACCAGTTGAATCGTTCATTATGCACCAATTTCTTTTACGTCTTCTGGTATTACATTAAGATCAATAAGGGTAAATCCTATAAATTTAAGTCTACCATACTCATCTTTTTCATCTGTCCACTTCATAGCCACTGCTTTGCTTTCTGATTCAGGTATAAAACCATTTAGCAAACCTAACATACTAATTAATCTAGTATTATCTATAGGACTACAACCTACAATAATTGAAGGATGGTCATCAAATGTATCTAATGTAGGCCATTGACTACAAAGCATGCAATGAATTACTACAGGATCTGCTTGATAAGCTTCATTCAAGACTTGAAGTAGCCTGTCAGCTATCATAACTCTTCTACCTCAGGATCTGATATCTCACTAGTAATACGTGAATTAAGTTCGTTAAGTTCATATAGTCTGACTCTAATTTGCTCATTAATCCATTCATAAGTCATTGGCTGTCTTACTAAATCAACATCTGACAAAAAGTCAAACTGTCTTCTAAGATCAAGTAGAAACTCATATTCTGCAGTCATGAAAGCTTCTAACACTTTCCAGTAAATAATTGGCTTGTCGTTAGACATGTCAGTAACCAAACTTTTCACAAAATTAGTAGTTTCTTCTGCCAAGTCTCTTGCGCACTGTCTTACCTCAGACATTTTAGTATCTTTGTTTTGTGCGGTCCATGTTGTAAAGTCAAGTACATTTTGCATTTTACGGTGCAAATTTGCTGGTACTGACTCAAAAAGTATGTCATCTAATGCCTTGATAGTATCCTCCACCATTTCTGGTATTTTTATTTTTCATTGTTAATTCCTTTTTACAGTGCTAAACTCATTTGTTCTGGCTCTGATTTAAGAGAGACTACCATTCTAACCTTTTTGTCAGGACTTGCAGTCTTCACTCTAACATCACTACCAAATACAAGTGTGTCTATTTGATGTTGATCTAAATTAGTTTGGATTACCACTGTCTCTGAATCAGTGTCCAAGTAAACATTGTAAATTTTACTTGGATGTACATCGCCCAAACAACTACATAAATAATCTAAACTAAACTCTAAATTAATTTGTTTCATTGGTTTGATTCAGGTACTTCATTAGAGCGGAGGACCGCCTGTATCTCTCCATGTTGAATTAGATACTTTTTCTCGTCAATACCTAATCCACTCAAATCAATTGTCTGCTCACTAAAAGGATTCCAAATCACAATATCGCCAACCTCAACTTGGAATGGAACTTTCTGAGACATAATTGTTTTCCAGCCTAAACCAAGTGTTTTAACTCTACCAGCATTTGGGGGAAATCTTTTAATCTCAGGCATATAAAGTTGGCCCATCATTTCTTCTTCTTGCTCGATCTTTTCTACTTCAATCAAACTGCCAAGTGGTTGAATTTCTCTTGTTTCTATATTTTTCATAACAGCTAATACATCTAATACACTAGCAATAGTAATATCTTCTAATCCTACTGCAAATGCTTTTACTTCATGTTGACCGTGACTAGCTACATATACAAGCTGTCCAGGTTCTATGTCTGGCTTAACTAATTCTCCATTAAAATCAACTACACCAGGTCCCACGCTAATTACATCTCCCCATCTAGGTTGTTTGGTATTTGAATCTGAAAGTTCAATAAATCCTATTCTACGATTTGGACTCGGTCTTAATTTAAAGCTTACATAATTATTTACAGTTTCTAGTCTCATATTTGTTATTATCGTTCTCTTCTATTAAAAAATGATCTAGCGCCATTACTATCAGCCAAAAAATAAACACAGGTAGTACCTTGAACAGGTCTAGATATTGAAATTTCTGTTTTATATGGATCTAGATCAAATGTCCAATTTCTAAAATTGAACACTAAGCTTTGGCTTCGATTTATTAGGCCCTGCAAATCAGAAAAATCACAGGGCAACTCTGAACTTAAAGTGTTAAGATTTATCTTCTGAATTTGAAACATCTTTTTTAGTTCTACGCTTTCTAGTAGGTTTTGGTTCTTCTAGTTGAATATTAGGAGCGATGTACTTACTATAAATAATGCCACACAACTTTATCATTGTATCTCGTTCCAAAGTAGTGCTTAGAATAACTTCAAGAACAGCTGCATCTCGTTCTGCTCCTCTTTCGTTATCTCTAGAAATATCTATGGTAATAGTTCCTTCACGCATACCAAAAAGCTTAATCAATTCATCATTTGAGCCAAGTCTAGCACCATGCATAGGGGCTAAACCTTGTAACAGCTGCATTGGCATAGGCATATCTAATTCATCATCATCTTCAAAAGGGTTTGGTTGGTATCCCATTATACAGCTCCTAATTCTTTTCTTGTAATTTCAATATCAAAGTTTCTGCCNCCGATAAGTATACAGGTTTGAATTCTGGGGCCTACTTCAGTCTCTATATATTCTTGCCAGCTAGATGCTCCGTAGACAGGATTTGGAATAGGTTTGCCCATTTCATCTGTTGTAGTAGGAGAATAAGAGTCAGGAACAAAATCTGATATCTCTTCTTTCTGGTTAAATTTTTCTCTTAGATCTAAGTCTCTAACAAAAAAGTCCAGCCAAAGTTTAGGTTTTCTAGTCCCGTCAAATTCGACAGTAAGTTTAATTTTGTCACCTGGGTTTGTACGCTCAGATTTAAGATTTTCAACTACCTCGATATATGTTCTGTAATCAAAAGTATTTTTCTTCATATTTTTCGCTCATGTTCGTTTTTATCTTGTCTATAATTTTGGTCAGTCTATTTCTGTTTATTCCTAGTTCTTTGCATATATTGCCTTTTGTATAGCCTTCACTTAACATGTAAGCTACATCGTTAATTACTGGATCTCCAAAATTGAACACCTCTAATTCAAAATTTTGAGGTGTAAGCATTGCTCTTTCAATAGGTTGTCTTACTAGATACTTAGCAAGTTTTCTAGTTTGAGTTTTAAGAGCCCAAACTATGTTCGAAGATAAAAAATTATAGATTCTTTTGTTTGTAAAAGGAGCTTCTACATCATGTAGCTTCTTTAAACATAGAAGTCTTAGATTTTGAATGATATCCTCTTTATCCTCCAAAACCTTTATATTGTATAAGTTATGCCCTGCTATGGTTTTATAGATTATTTTATCTATAGTAGTAGCTAACTCTGAATTGTATCTTTGAGGATCTGATTTCCAATTGATATATAGATTACTTAAATGGCCGTCCATATTATATACTATACACTAAGTACTAAATATTTGTGTATAGTATATTAAATTTGTATAATAATTCCTGTAATTACAGGAGAATAATTAGATTGCACTGTATCCAGTGTAATAACTGACTGATTAGCAGTAGTTAATACGTTAAGATTGCTTAGTTTAGTTACAGGATCTTTGCCTCTTAGCAATACATTACCCATTGTTCTAGCATAAGGGTCTGTAATAATTAAGTTTGCATTTGATTTGTACTCGTTATGCTTTAGTTTAATTTGACTTAATCCCCAAGTTTGAGCGCCGTTTAAATTAAATGAAAAACAAAACTGTCCTATACTATCATTAGGTAAATGAATTCTGATTGGTGTTAGCTTATTAACATAGCCACTACTTGCATTATAGCCTTGAAGATAACTTAAGTCTACATTAATCCATCCACCAGTAGAACTATTACCTGATTGCTGGTACCATATACCTGTAAGGTCCATTACGCCTATAGGCAAAGGCCATATTTCTAGTATATTAGGATTAAAACCTAAATACTGAAGTGGAACAGTTACCATCACATATACAGAAGTATTAGCTAGCTGATTTTTATGGACATAACTTTGATCTCCTCTTAGCATATACAAACCTTCTGGGTCTGGTTGAAATGAACTTACAGAAGGAGGTAAACCTGTAGCAGAAGTAGTTTCACTTATTAAAAATTGAGTGTTAGATCCTATATAATTGTTACCATAAATATCTGTACTAACAATAAGATCAGTGCTACTTGCAACTGGTAAAGTACATTGTCCAAATACATAATCAATTTGTGCCTGATTACTAGGGTCCACATAAAAAGCACTAAACATATCAGCCAATATTTGAGCTTGTCCGCTAGCTGCATTTACTCTTGATGTTAAAGAGTTAAACAGGTTAAGGTAGCCAGCACCTTGAATTGTGCTTATACTATCTACACGCTGACATCGCTCTGCTAATATATTAGTTCTGGTTGTCAATAAAGCTAAATCTTGACTTAGGCTAGTAAAGTATCTGTTAAGTATATCACTACTACTGCTAGAACCTGCTTTGATTTTAGGGGCTTGCGGAGNTTCAAGCATAAATGAAGTGCTTGAAAATGCTGTTCTTTTTAAAATTGTGTTGTCGTTCATGTGTTCCTTAAAACCAAAAAGTGGATTGATCTTTCAATATAAGCCATTCATTAAATATGCACTGCTCTCTTATATGATTTAAAGCAGCCAAATCTGCGTTTGATATGTAGCTAAGTTCATCTACAACCAAAGGAGCATTACTAGCAATTATTTGATTAGAGTTTAATGCAAGCTGCATTTGTGTTTGCTGCAAAATCAAATTAAATTTTACAGATTCTCTGTGACCTGCATATCTATGATTAGTAGGGTATCCTAAGTTACTTAGTGAATTTAACCTAAGTGAGTCTTGAAGTAAACTTAACCAGTTTAAAGTTAAACCCTGACTACCTAGATCACCAGGTATTTCAGGAATAACCTCTTCAGATTGAGGATTTATATCCCAATTAGTGACTGGGTTTATTAGTATTGTAGATACAGGTATTACAGGATTCATTATTGCCTTTCAAGGATTACCTAGTTTGTATAGTGTATTGATTTAAAATAGGAGATACTCTAGAACCGTTACTGTCAGTTATAATTTTAGCTCGAATTGAACTAAAAGCTTGTTGACTTGTTCCTTCATAAGTAAGAACACAATTAGGACTTACACCAGTAAAGTAACCATCTATTGGATTTACGTTTTTAAGATTAAATAGCAAACTATTTCTATCGCTACTCCAAGCCCAGTTAATTGGACTAGAAGGAGCATTCCATAGTAAATCAAATTCACTAATAGGTTTAGTTACTCCAGAACCATCTAACGCGCTTATTTGACTTGACAAACTATTTTGGAAGCTAGGATCAAATAGAGAAGGAGTTATATACAATTGTACATATGGAAAAGTAGAATCAAGTCCATCAGAAGAAAAGATGTTAGGATTAACTACATTCATAAACATCTCAATTTTATTCCAGCCTTGGGTTAGACTAAGAGGGAAATTAACACCTTGAAAACCAGCTACATCATATGAGTTATCACTGTAAATTGTGTAAGGATTAGCTGTGCCAGCAACTAAAATACCATTAACATACATAGAAAAACTAGCAAATGATTTGTTTATATTTCTATAGCTAGCACTACCTGTTTTTCTAAATCCTTGGTAAAACCAATACTTAGCATCAGAGTAAGTAAATGAATTAGGACAAAAGACCTGATAACTAAATGAATAGTTATACGAATACTGTAGTGAATTAAATTGTGTGTTTTGTAGTGGAACAATACATAGATGTTGATAAGCGCTATCTACAGAACTAGCTGGCGTATAAGTTATTGGTCTTTGAAAGAACAAGAATTGTCCTCCTTGACTTAATAAAGGACTATCACTTATATTTGTTTGGTTGTTATGCTGAACAATAAACTGATCAGTGTTAATAGCTTGGCTATCCACTCCACACCAAGTAGTACTAACTATTTGACCTTCAAAATCTGAAGGAGCCAATATTTTAGGTACTAAACCATCTATTCTCCAGTCTTTATAAAAAGACTGAACTTGCATTTGATTTAAACCTACCTGTAATTGACCTTGACCTGTTGTCAATGGTTGAGGATTAGTTCCTATAGGAATACCATATAGTCCTCTGTAAATTGGGCTTGCAGTAGCTTGATTTGGGTTTACATAGAAAGTAGTGTTGTTAGGACTACTAATACTAGTCCACTCTCCTACTTTTAGCTGTGACCAATCACCACTACTAGAAGTTGAATAATATAAACTAATTATGCTATTAGAAGGAACAGTACCTTCATAATCCATTTTAACTGTAGTAAATGGATTAGTTGGGCTAAACAAAGTACTAACAAGTTCAGCAAGCCTTTCTGAGGTACTAGTATAAATTACTATTTCAGTAATACCACATGTTACTGGAAGAGAAGCATTGGCAGGTCTAAATCTAATCCTAAGATTAGTTACATTTAACTGATCGATTATATAAGTGGTCTTGGAATAGATAACATCATTAATAACAGTAGAGTATACATTGCTGCCCAAACTATAATCAATTAAGATATTAATGCCGCTTAAAGGAGTAATCGTTAAAGTATTAATGTAAGTAACAGGTACAGATATAACACACTCAGCCCATCCTGGTTTATTAAACAAGCATATCCAATTACTGTTGTACTGTGAATCAAATGCATTTTTAGGGTTTGAACTTAAAAAACTACCTGCATCTGGAACTGTTTGGCTAACAACATTTATCGAGTTAGGGTTAATTATCTGTGTACTATTTACAGTAGGTACAGTTGCGACTCCTTCAGAAGTGTCAACCCATACTGTACTGTTTGGCATATCTATGTTATTAGTATTAGAAAAAGATTCTGTATATGACCATGTACTTGAATTAGACAAGTTTAGTTTTGCAAAATTGATCTGTTGTTTAAGCTTGTTTGTGTTGTTTGACAGTAATTGAATTCTAGCCCAAAACTCAAGTTCAATATTACTTAAATTTGATTCAAGCTCATCAAGAGAAATGTCAGCTACTTTTAAGTCTCTAGCTAGACCTGTAAAATATTTACTGATCTTGGACATGTCAATAGCTGCCCCATCAGCAGCGTAGTAAATAGGTGTTAAAGGACTACCATAAGTTTGTTGACCTACATCAGTTACACCTATTATATGAGCTAATACCTGACCTAAATTTCTGAGGTCAGAATTAAGTATAGAAGTTTTAGCTGCTTGTTCAAACAGTACTTCTTTTTGTGTCTTTTCAATTAAACTCATTAAACAGGAACTCCAAATAAGGCATAGTTACTCAATATAGCAGAGTGATGAATATCAGCTACATTACCATTAAATACTGCTTTAAAATAACAAGTATCTAGTGGTTTAGATGTTGTATATGTATTCTGTATTGTAGTATCGGTTAAAGGTTGTATTTGTGACCAAACTGATCCATCCTCACTTACGTAATACTCGATCCAGTTACCAGGTCCCCAATTTTCAGGTATAACTTGTTTGGCTATCAATCCAATATTAGAAACGTTACCACTAAATTTAAGTTCAACAGACTGCAACACTGATTGAGTACCGTATTCAATCAAACTAAGACCTAGATCTCTAATACCTATACTAGCACGTGTGCCTTTAAAGATATCAAATCCTTTTACGTCTGCAATAACAGTTTGAGAGTGTTGTACTCCAAATAAACCTCCAGGAATAATTGAATTTAATACATTACTTAGTCCGCCTGTTAATAAACTTTCACCTGGAAAACCAGGAACAGAATCAGTGTTTACGTTGGTAGGTGTACTACTAATAGGTATTCTACCCCAAGCAGTCCACTTATCTACTGAGTTAAAAAATAGATAATTACGCTGAGTTCTAAAACTTTGTTCTTCATCTTGAAAGGCATGAGCTAATCCATAAGGTACTGATACTGGACTGGAACTTAAATTAATCTTAATTTGACTTACAGGCTGAGTTACAGGCACAGAGTATAAACTACCTGTTGTTTGAGTACCTATTTGATTTAGTATGGTTTTTTGAAGAACCGTGGTGTTTACATTTGTACCCAGTATAGTATTGGTGGCAATAGTAAACCATTGACTGCCTATCAATACCTGTAAAGAATTTAGTACAATAGACTCTCCATTTCTACTATAAGGTAGAAGATTAACAAAGCTAATCTGTTGTGGAGTATTGAGTTTTAAGGTAAATACGAAATTTACTTTGGTGTCTTTGGTTGTAGTATTAGAATCTACAAATTCAGCAATTGGTATACCTTTTCCATCTGGACCGTCATTAGTAAAGTTAGGCCATGTAATAGTAACCATCCAATCTAAATTTTTAGTAACTGCAATGACATCTTCAGGCTGTCCATTACCTGAAACCCAAGCTCTTTTTTGTAAAGTCATTTGTTGTACTGGCGGAATAAAGTTTCTCTCTACTTCAAACCAAGTATTAGGGTCACCGTCAAACATATTAGACAAGTTGACTGTGTTGGATGTATTTAATGTTACTTGAGGAGGGGTATTAGGATCACTATTTGTTACTGAATCTAAAACTTCTAAATTACAACCTGGTATTCCATTAGTGTTTACGTAATCTACACTAACTGAAAAGTCAGTAATTTTAGAAGCATTAACAGCATTTAAACTTGCTTGTCCGTAATCTGTATTAATTAAAGCAGTAGTTTCATTGGTATTTATCTTTGCTGTCGTACTAAAGTTATCGCTAACCCAAAAATAAGACTGTGCTTGATTAGTGGTCTGAGCATTAAGAGATTCTATGGAGTCTGCAGCTGCAGTCAAAGAAGATTCAATTCCAGCCAAACTAGATTTCAATACGTTATTTATGCCTATCAAGTTAGAGTATACTTGGTCTATCCTTTGAGCTTGATATTGAATCTCTTCAATAGAACCGTTAAACATATCACCAAACAAATCTCCAAGATTTACAGGAGCAGCAAGAGGAGAAATTGGATATGCGCTCCATCTAGTATTTGCCAGTGTAGAAGTAATAGCACTATAAATACTTGTTTCTATCTCATTGATATCTGCACTATTAAGATCTATCTTACTGAAATAGTTTTTGGCTTGTCTGGCTTGATTAGATAACTGTGTAGGCGTCATTAATTACTCCTCAGTAAACTAGAGGCATTTTCTTTTACATTTAAACTTAAACCGTAAAGACTAGGAGTTGTAGCGTATGAGCCTGTACGCTGAATAAACGCTGATACTCTTGGTCTAATATTTAACGTGTCATGAGTCACATATATAGTTGCAGGTGTTTTCCCGTAAGCAAAGAAATCAGATGTACTAAATTGAAGCTGACTTTGAGAAGTAACGTAGTATTCAATAACAGGATAGTAATTTGGATCTAATTGATTAAAATTAGGCTCTCTAAGTACTGGAACTTTACCGTTAATATAGTCTGTCATATTACGTACTAAAGGATAAGGTTTAGTAAATGAACTTAATTGGCTAACTATACTACTTCCTGTAGGAGAGTAAGTATTAATAAGACCCATCACAGCACCTTGAAAGTCTTCTGAGCTAGAGTTAGACACGTAACTATAATCAGCCAAAATCTCAGTATAAGGAACTGAGTATTGTATTCCACTAACAGTAACTGAAGCTATGCTAGGAGGTAAAGAAGTTATTGTAATGAGTCCTGTTCTAGGGTCTAGCGAGTAATCAGATTGACTTATGGGAGTAAGTATTCCACTAGCAGTATTAGACCAGTATAATGTTAAAAATTGTCCATTATTACCGCCAATAATAGGACTAAAATTAGTAGCGTAAACATTTTGAGTTGCTATTTCGGTTTGTAGTGTATTAGTAGCATTTTGGTCTATTGGAACTAAGCCATTTGATACAAAAGAATTATAAATCTTTGTAAGATTAAAAGATTTGATTCCTATATTTGCAAGTGCCTGACTAATAGGTAAATCAATAAGAGAATTATTGTTTACAATTTTATGATACATAGCACTATTAAATCCAGAAGAAAAATTAGGACTAACCAAACTAGCTTTAGCTTGAAGTTGTCTACCTGTTACCAAGTTTAACCATGAACTATAACTTAGATAGGCTGTTCTTGTACTGACTTGAGACTTGGTTTGAATAGTAGGTTTAAGAACTTCACCTTTAATACTTTTAACTCCAGATGTTGTTGGTCTGCCATATACATCTTGATATCCAGTCCAATCTGAAGTTACAACTGTAACATTTATAGGAACATAACCGTCCATCCATATAAAGTTTGAAGCATCTATTTCACCACTAACTGTGTCGTTAATAATTTGAGATTTTAAATATTGTCCATCAGGAGTGCTAGGTATACCTATCAAAGTGCTTAAATTAGGATCAAAAGTAGCAGGCCAAATTGAGTTGTGACTTAACCAGTTATTTACTGCATTTAAAAGAGGCAGTCTGGTATGTATAGGTGATTGTAAAGTAATAAGTCCGCTAACATCAGTGCCATTAAATTCTTCAGTTACGTTAACATAATTTGTTATGAAAGAAGTATCTAAAGGATTAAAGTAGCCACTTGCCACTTCTTCTGTAGTATAGATTCTTAAAATATCTCCAGGTACTGCGTAACTAGAATCTAAGGCATCAATAATAAATGGATTGATGGTAACATAAGAACTGGTATCATTATCAAAAGGATAGATATTTACAGTAATGCCATTGTTGTTATTTATGCCAGTTTGTATGGTAGCCCACAACCAACGAATTTCTTGGTTAGTATTAAGTGGTAAACTTACAATAGTACCTTGAGATACATATTCTCTGTATCTAATATCTAATTCACCTAAACCTATACGATAAGCAAAACTAGAAACATTAGGACCAGTAGCAGAATACAAGTCTGATAGATTTTGAGTTAAGTTTTGAACAGTAGTATTTAAATTAACGTTACCAACAATAGGATCAAAATTTATAGATGAAGGGTTAGATCTTATAACTTCTCTTCTAGGATTTCGCTGGTTAAAAATACAACTTATGCGACTAGTTTTAATAGGGTGCGGTAGTTGAATAGTTGTAGGCTTACTAACACTAGCTTCAACTTGATATACTTGTTCTCCTATGTATACATTAGGGTTGTGTATAATTGCGGTGCCTGGGTTACTATTAGCAGTAAATATACCAAATTCTAAGTATCCGCTAACAGCATTAGAAGGAAAATAATCTACAAGTCGATAAGTATTATCAAATCCAGCAGGATAATTTTGAGCCATTTTATGACTTAGAACTGCACCACTTGCATTAAGCCAACTAATACGGGCACCAGCATTGCAGTCACCTATACCTTTCATGGTGTACCAAATCTCTGCTCTATTACCTAAAATAACTTCTACGCCTCCAGTTACTAGTGCACTAGAAGGAATAGAAAATAAAGTAGAAACTGTACTAGTAGGATTAAAAGCCGTACAATTATGTGACCCATCAATAACTGCACCACTAGTAGACCAAGTATTATTAAAAATTGGAATGCAAGAATTTAAATCAGGAGACCAACTAATTGACACTAAATCAAAAGGTTCTGTTGTTACAGGATTTAAGTATAGTTCAGTAGCTAAAATTGGAGAATCCATGTAGCACGTAAGTTGAATTGCAAATCCATCTGTGTAATTACTTGGAAGCCAATATGTGGCACTATCAAAACCACGTATAATAGCTGGACTATAAAAAGTACTCATCCAGAAAGCAGATTTACTGGTACTAACAATACTACTTAGATCACCTTGCTCTCTAACCAAACCTAGAGCATTTTCAATAACCAAAGAACCAGGAAATCCACCTAATCCTCTTATAGAACTAAAACTTCCTGTGTCCGCTAATCTAAATGCAGATTCTTGAGGAAATCCAGCTAGTGGTTGTATACTGTTATAAAAAACAGGACTTTTATCTATAAGAGTAAAGTCACCGCCTTGAATATTAATTTGAGTGCTGGCCAGCAAAACTGAACTACTAACAATAGAATTCAAACTAGACTCTAAAGCTTGAACGTTTGCTTCATCTTCACTTATTCGACTATCTAACAAACTGTACATTGAATTATAGTAGCTAGACCCTTGGTCAATACTACTATATAATCCTGCTATGGTACTTACTTGATCTTGAGTTACATTATTCCACTCAGAACTAGTTTGTACATTAACAGGTCCGTCAATAAGTAAAGAGGTTATGGGAGTGGTTAGTGCTGGAATAACTGGAGTTTTAGGTAAAGGGTTACCACCAAGATAAGCTTTGTAAGCAGATTTTGCCCAACTAAAAGGACTTAGATAGGCCTGTGTGTATTCTAGCATTTAAGTAATTATAGGTAAAGAAGAGTCTGGCCCTATATTAAAATAGAGCACTGATAAAGCACAAGGTACAGATTGAGAACCTCCCAAATTAGTTAATATAACAGGACCTTTTAAAGTAACTGCATTAAGTGCTGTATTTGGGTAGCTAGTAGTCGCATTGCCTATAAGAGACTTGCTAAAAAAGCCACTATAAGGCAAACTTCCATCTGTAAAATTAGTTAGGGGACTTGGATCAGTTAAAGGAAAACCAGAAAAACTTGTCCAAGCACTGCTAGAAGCAGTTTGGTATTGAAGATTAATTACGCTACCACTTACTGAAAACAAAAATGCTGTATAACTAACACTGCCAAGATCAGGATAAGACACACTTAACAAAGAGCATAAATCAGTTACAGAACCATCACCATACCAGTTATTTGTGTTGTCAGCTACAGATTGACTTAAATTATGATTAGTTACTCTAAGAACTCTAGCCGTTGTTTTAGTATATGTACCTGTAAGAACATCCCCAATACTTAAAGCATAAAAGCTAGCATGACTTGTATCTGAGCTAGGCCAAGTAACTCTAAGTGCTACGCCAGATCTATTAACTGGAAGACCAGTAGTTGGAGTATTGTTTGTAATTGTTACAGGGCCAAACTGCATAGAACTATCAGCTGCTCTAATAGAACTCACGCACAATAAACCACAAGTAACAATTCCACTTTGTGTAGAGTTGCACTGCAGTCCTCTTAGTCTACCGTTAAAGAAAGGTAATCCACTATTTAATTTAGACAAATATCTAGGAGATAACCTAATATCAATTGGATCTGTAGTAAAATAATCAGTGAACGAAGTTTGATTTAGATAACTAAAATCTAAACTAGTACTGTGCATAGGAACATTTAAAATGGTGGCTATATAATTACTGCCGCCAATAGGCGTTACTGAAACAAAGAACTGAGGCTGTGATAGTAAAGAATTAAATGGTCCTAAAGTAGGATAAGAGAAATTATGCCATGAACCAACTAAATCATTATTCATGCCTACATTGTACATAATTGATGTAGCCATAGAAAATCCTGGATCATGAAATGGATCACCACCAAATTGAGCTGGAACAGTACCTGATACTACATAAGTGTTACTGGTAAGCGAAAAAGGAGTGTAGGAGTAAGATACATCTAAATTATTTCCAGACACATATTCTGAACTACCTGGATAATTAGAAACTACATTAGCACCAACTGTATCAGCAAGTGTCAATTGAAGTTTATAGGCTGCGTCAAAGTACTTATTAATAGTACCTGCACTTAGTAATGAGTCTGGATTTTGAGGGTAAGCATAGGGATTTAAAGGCTCTAAAACAGGAAATAAATCTAAAGTTCCTGTACCTGCTGTTGAAAATGTTGAAGTGCTTCCGTTTCTAGTAAACATAATTAAACCGCCACCTTGTGCGGACAATACTGACTTTTACTGTGTGTAATAATAGAGTGAATCATTTTTGAACCTATTACATACCAGGAATGCCAATAGCAAGAAGCTTAATCCATACTATTCCAGGCGGAACAGGAGCCATAGTTAAATTTGAACCTATATAAGGTAAAGGTTGGTTAGCAAGTACCGTAGTAACTGATACATCAGATCTACTTTGAATCACAGTAGAACCGTAAGCACTTACACTAAGCCAGTAATCTGTTCCTCCTACACTATTAGGATCAATTACAAAATTTCCTGGGCTACAATATAACCCTACATTGCCAGTAGCAGTTTCAACCCAAGCAATTCCACTTACAAATCTACATCTAGTAAAATCAGATACATAAGGAGGAGCAGACCTTTTAGGATTTAATAAGTTAGTATTACTAAAAACTTTAAATCTGTTATGATAGTTTTGAGAACCTTTTTCATATTGAATATGAGGAACCCAAGAGTTTACAGTTCCAGATATTGTGATGGTATAGAAATATTGGTGCGGATGTTTTACAGAACCTGCAACTCCAAGTATAGGCTGATTAAGTCTGGTAATAACAGCTTTTTCTAAGTTGTACAGACAATCACCTACTAAGTTCAATTCTTCACTTTCTACTTGGTAGCCTAAACCTACTCCGTTACTTACGTTACTAATGTTATCAGTTACAGGATTTAAATAGCTAAATTTAGATCGACTACCAGTTAAGTATCCAGATGCAGTATAATATACTCTAACAAAACACGCATCTACATTATAAACCCCACCACTAGGAGGAGATACCAAGTTGATAGCTGCTATGTTTATAGAAAAATAAGAACTTTTAAGCTGATCATATTTTAAGTCATATCCCCAGTGTTGGTATATTGGAAAATTGCCACCAAGAACTGTCCAGTTATCTGATGAAGAAAATATGTAATTATAGCTACCACTAACAGACTCAAACGAAGAGTCTACTCCAAATGTAATTTTAGCAGATCCTGCTCCGCTACCTAAATTAAAAAATCCTTTTACGTGAACTTCAAGTCCTGTAAGAGTAATATTAGACGGCAAATTAGAAGTGTCAAAATTATACAAGTAAAGTAGATTAGGATTTACAATATCATTTGGATCTCCAGCATAAGTTGCACAAGTTCCTGAACCTGTGTCTGATAACGCATTAGAAGGTGTAGACCAAACATCACTACCTGCACTTCTAGGATAAATATCTATGTACATTATTTAACTCCTAATATATTAAAGTATAACATATAATCTGTTCCACCGTTAAAATTAGTTCCTGCACTTGGGTAAGATGAAGAGCCAATTGTGGGAGTAGTGGTATCTATAAGTACTCCACGAATTAAAATAGTATTGTTTCCTTGAAGAGCGTAAGCATTAGTTATCCATCTACTAGTACCTAAAGTACTAAGTCCTGTGCTCCTTCCTACTGTTACATTAACCATTGGAACTTGAGTCATTACAGGAAAGTTGTTAAAAGTATAATCTAGCGTACTTGGGTTAGTAATGAAAGTAAGAGGCACATATTCAGGACCATAAGGAGTTAATGGAGTATAATTTTCATTACTGGTAGTAACCATAAACTCATAAGGATATACATTAGACGGAGGAGTAACTCCTTGATTATAAGCAGCATAACTAAAGGTTCCGATAAGCTGAGCCATACTTATCTCGAAACTCCATGCATAACTAACTGTGCTTATTGAACCATCAGTAGAAGCTGACCCTATAGCTAATAGGGGCTGAACTACATTTATAAAGTTAGCTAATCTATTAAAATGACTAGCCCACATAGTAGTATAAGCTAGTCCAGCAGCTTCAGAGTTAGCTGCATTTACGTCCACACAGCTAGGAAATTGATCTATGCTACCAGGAAAACTTGTTGTATTTGGAAATGGATCTCTCATGTTACCTACATGTCTACATAGACAATATTAAAATCAATACCTGGAGTTATCTGACTCTGAACAATCTGATTTATTTCAGTAGCAGTAAACAATGCAGGATTAGTGTTGTTAGGGTCTGTAGTTAGTATAGCCTTGTTAATATTAATCTGTGCTACACCACCTTGAGTAATAGGTGTACCTAACCAAAGTCCTAAATCGTAAAAGCTACTTAATAACTGCACTCCTTGCTCAGTAACAACACTTGCAAGAGGAAAGTTAGGTGGTATGCCTCCTCCTCTTTGTCTGATATCTGCAACAATAACAGAACCTAACCCAGCAGGAGCACTTAGTAATACATTACCAAGAGGCAGCATACTAGGATATTTAGTTGAATATATGTTTGCATACTGTCCTTGCTGGTCATAATAATTTCGGCTAAACTGTGCGTGACCCCAAGTTGAGTTTGGACTGCCTTGTGTTATAACTAAGTTTTCAACTAAGCTATCTCCCACAATACAGTGTCTGATAAAGTAAAGTTCACCCCAATCAACTGCTCTAACTAAACTCAAATTCAAAGTTCCTAAATTACTAGGAGTTGGAGGCGCAGTAGGAGCATAGTTAACAGTAATATATGCAGTCGGTACTGCATAGATCATACAATTACTTCCAAGAGCGACGGAGCTGTTTTGAAGTTGAGCTGTTTGATCGTCAGCTATGTAATGTCCATATTCTGGATTAGCGTCAAATGGATACCAGACTCCGTTATGATCTCTATATCCACTATATTCATAAAAGTCATTATAGGTTTTATAAGTAACTTGTATATAGTCATCTGCTTGTAAATTATCGTTTAATCTAACTGTTTTTAGTGTATTATCTATGCTTACTACATAAGTATTGGTGCCTACATTATTCCACGGCAAAGCTCCTTTACTTCTGTCGACTCCATTTATAAGTACTTGATCTAATTCATGTATAGAACCTCTAAAGCTAAAAGTAGTTGCATTTACTGGACTAACTACTTGCTTCAAAGATTTGTATTTAGCAGGACTAGGAGGATACGTTGAATTGACATCGCTGGTAGCTGAGTAATTAAGTTCAGGAACTGAATAAATTAGCCATACTTTGTCACCTACAGACAACCCGCTTCTAATAAGCCAAGAATTGTTAGGTTCATAACTAGGAACAGTATAGTAGCGATAAACAGTTCCAGGTTGAATAGTAGGACACCATGTATTAGCTGGTGTTGTTCTTACACCACTAACTTCAATTGGAGTATTTAATACTTTGAATCCCCATGAAGTGTTTGTAAGTTGAACTGGTCCTGTAATAGACCAGTCAGAAAATCCTGATACTATACCATTAAAAGTGGTGCCAGGTATATTAAAAGAGACATTCAATATACTGCCTATTACACCTTGATCAAATACATTTAAAGTGGCTAAATTTGGATAGTTTTCAGGTGCGTATCTTTCAGCATTTAATGTTGATATAGCATTGTTAGCTTTAAAAGAAGGGCCAGTAACAAAAGCTATTCCTATATTTTCAATTGAAAGTGGGATAGTAGGTCCAAAATAAAGATTAAGTTTGTTATCGTTAGTAATAGCAATTCCTTTAATTACAATAGCAGAGAAAACCCAGTTATGTAAAGCTCCGTAAAAAGTAGGTATTATAAGCCCAAATCCATAACCACTAGCTACTGATATTGTGCCGTCATTTTGATATTGAAGAAGGGTACCATTAGTAGTAGGGGTAACTAAATTATCATATCCAGTACTATAACAAACTGTATCTGCTGAGTCTACAATACCTGTTAAATCTTCAAAAGCATTACCTGGACTACCTGTATTATAAGTACCGTAAAAAACATAGCTGGCTACATTATAATATGATTCTGAAAATGCAATCCATTCTTGAGCAAAAACAGAAGTTATTTGAACAGTATAAGTACCAACAGGTGGATTTTCTAGTATCCAAGTTTGCATTCCACTAGAACCGCCACCACCAATTAAAGTAAGATTAATTCCATTATAAGTACACGCATTTGCATCAAAAACATTAGAATAGGCGTATACTGTAACAATCAATATTCTATTAGAATGATTGCCTATTGTATGGGACCAAGAAGTAGTGTGAGTACTAGATCCAATACCGTAACCACTAGAATCATGTAAAGCTTGCATGTTATATATTTATTGGGAGTATAATTGACTGAGCTGTATCAAAGTTAGCTACAAGTTTATCATTTTGTTGAGGTGAGTATCCAAATTCAATTACGCCTATTGGATTAGTATAGTCTTGAACTAAATTTAAATCTATTGCTTGGTCTGTTATTGAGACTCCAGAAGTACCAAATCCATTAATAAATTCTGAACTTAGTAAAGAGCTAACAGTAATTTGTGAAACATCACCCGATACCAAATTAGTATTAAGAGGAACACCGTCTATATTAGTAATACTAGCATAACAAGTATTGGCTGACTGTGATGTACTACTAGGACTTACATACAAATTAATGAATGCTTTGCGTACTAAGTCACTAGTAATTCTAGTTGACAAGTTAATACTTGTAGCGCTTGCCAAAGCAGTTAGTATTCCTGCACTAGCACTAAATGTAAATAAGCCTATAGGAACTGCAAACAACCCGTGCCATTCACCTCTACCGTCTGTAATAGCCTGGCTTGAAACAATAGCAGTAGCACCTGCGCTATAAGATATAGTTAAAGGGTACCAAGGAATTGGCAATTCATTATCACCAAGTAATAACAGGCTAACTTTTACGTATTCATTGCTGTCATGAATAACAGTACTCTTATCAACATTAACTCTTAGGATATCAGGAGTCCAATAAGTAACAACTGAGCTAGCTGGTCTAGCGTGAAATAAATATCCAGCCCTAAAAGAGTCAGGATAAATAGGGTTTACATTAAATGTTCCTGTAGGAGAAGTAGAAAGAGATACTGATTGCCTAATGTTAGGAATGCTTTGCTCCCAAGACACATAAAATTGATCTCCTCCAGTAGAGTTAGTCCAGTATTGTATGGTTTTATGGTCTTGGACTACAAAACTGTAATCTATATAGTAGCTAAGAACAAACCAGTCACCATCGTATCCTGAAAGAGGGTTAATAACTGAACCAGTTACATTACCTACTACAGAACTTGCATAACCTTTAGAAACTGTAAACTGGCTTAAATTAGGATAATTATAACTAGGAACTAACTTACCTTGTGATTGAACTACAAGCTCATACATCTTTACTTGAGGAGTAAAGTATAGTAAATCTAAGAAGATTTGTATAGGCGTACTAGTAGGTTTTACATAAACTATACCGTCTAAATTATAAGCGTAAAAGTTTTCGTTTAATATTTCTCCACTAGAAGAAACTTGACCTAACATTGTATTGGTCAAGTTTCTTGCACCACACACTATACAACCAGTAGGCACAATAGTATAGTAATAACCAGAACTGCCTATCTGGGTCCAAGTCATTGATTTGCCTGGAACTAGAGAATTTGAGTGTTGTGTGTAAGAGTAACCGCTAGCTAAACTACTAGTTATTAAAATTGGTCCCCATGAAGGTCTGAAACTAATTGATTCAGTAAGTAATTGGGCTGCACTTCCACTACTTTGAACTGACACAATTCCACGTAAAATGTAATTATACTGCTCTTTATTGTTAAAATAAAACCAGCCTGGATTAATTATTCCCGACCACTCACCTTGAGAAACAACAGGATTATACTTAAGATCTTGGAGATCACCAACACCACTAAAAGGATATTGAGCAGATTGAAGCCAGCTTGGAAGTAGGTTATTTAAGTAAGGAAGCCAAGGAGTTTTCATGTTTCAAAAGTTACTAGTTGTGATTCATTAGTAGGGCCAGGTAAATATGAAGTTCGATTCCAGTACACTACATTTAGTACATCGTATGAGTTACTAGCTTCTACAGAATCATTAAAGAACAAAAATAAACTTTCACTTCCTAAGTCCTCTCTAGATAAAGATAAGAAATTACCTGAAGGAGATGTAGTGTAAGATGTAATTATATATTGTGCTTGTAAGTACTGAGTATTAGCTTGATACAGCTCAATAGAGCCAGGTATAATCCAAGATCCAGATACAACAAAACTAAGAGGATCTATAGGAACCCCTTTGTATATTAATTGAACATAATTATCAGGAGTTCTGCTTAATAATAAGTTACTACCTACCCTAACTGGAGATTCAGTTACATATTCAATTCGACTAAGCTGAGGTACAGAATAGCTAACAGAACCAGTTAACGGAAATACATAAGATTTTGTAGTATCCCAAATTACGCTAGAACCTCTTCCCAACATACTAGCTATACGCTGATCTGCTTTACTTAAAAAACTAAGTTGTTGATTTTTGTTTCTTACAGAAGAATTGGTTTCCCAATATTTTCTTTTATAGTCATTTAGATTACTATAAACATCCCATTGGTCAGCAAAAAAGTAAGGAAGTATTGGGACAGTTTGATTTCCTATTGTTACAGAAGCTAAGCCGTTTAGTATCTGATCATATATCCTTTGGGATTCATAGTATACGTAAAATCCAGCTTCCCAGCCTAAATTTAACTGATTACCATTCCATCTTGGATCCTCTGGTTGAATGTAAAATACATCTTTATAGTAGTTAACAAGTACAATTAAACTATCAGCTATCGGAGGATTGATAGAAAATAAATAGCTAAAATCAAGTACACCAGAACTAGATCTAGCTACATTTGATACAATAGCTAGATTTCTAAAATAAATAGAAGATGTACTAGGATCTAATGCATAACAAAAATTAGTCTTTTCATCCAGTAAACAAGCAAGAGATTCTCTATATTCTATTTCAAAAGAACTGCCTGGCAAATTTAAAGTAATTGTAGGCGTATAATTTAAAGTACTTAAATATTTGGCTGCATATGCTCTTCTAGGGGTGCTAGCAGTACCAAAGAATTGAGGTTTCTCTCTTTCTAACTCAAATTTTAAATCTTCTTTTGGACTTATAATTGTGTCAAAATAAAACTCTCTAAGCGTAGAAGTCACCACACTTGTTGCTGACATCCACCTAGGTATCCAGTTAATATATGTATATCTTAAATCTGTAGATTGTGGATAACCTTGTGAAGGTATGTATTGTGGCTGTACATTGAGCGTACCAGATACACTAGAATTTAATGAAGCGCTTATTGTGTAGGTGGTTAATACTGAAACTGAAGAAGTAGAAATACTAAATGTAGCACTAGAAGCTCCAGAGTTAATTGTAACAGTAGCAGGAAATGTCAATCCAGATAAACTTGAAGTTAAACTTATTACTTGGTTACTAGGAGCCAATTTATCTAAATAAATAGTTCCAGATGTAGATTGATTTGCAGTTACAGTAGAAGGTGAAATGTATAAAGATGTAAGTACAGGAGCAGGAATAACAGGCCAACTAATAGTACTAGCTTCCCAGTAAAACTGATTGCCATTTAAGTCTGTTATTGCACCACCTAAATTGCCAGTATTAGTCAATGATTTAGTAGTTAAAGCTAAACCATATGAATAAGGAGTAAGTGGATAAGCTACTACATAATTAGTTGGAACCCAACCTAGTTCAGTATTATTACTGACACTAGCACCAGATAAAAGTGAATAGCCATTGGTGGGTGAACTTGGAACTAAGTTTATTCCAACTGTAGGCTGATTAAATACAAATGAATTAACAGCAAATTCATTGGCATAATTAGTAGGGCCTGTAATTAAAGTACTTGGGTTAGAAGTTAACGTCCCTATTGAAGTGTGCGAGTATATATCTGGAATTATACTACTTAGACCGCTAACTTCTAATAGTATACTAGCACCCAGCCAAATATTGGCTATCAGATGCATCGTAGTAGGAGCAGGGTTTGGAACAGTCCAAGCTATTACCAGCGTATTGTTAGCATCTAAAACAATGGTTCCATTATTTGAACCATACTGTGCAAGAGAAGCAATTGCACTAGCACCTGGTGTAGCACAAAATAATAGTAATGTATTACCAGGTGTAGGAGTCCAGTCTAGTGTAAGTGTACCTTCTTTATCTGAAGGCATGCCATAAGCTTGAGATCCATTACCTGCACCGCTGTATTGGATATGGAGAATGGATGCCATTATATATAGACCTCAAATACACTAATTAATTTAGGCAGCATTTTATCTGTTTACTACCTACTGGTAGCTACTAGAAAATAGAGCTACCAGTTAATTAAGTTTACATGTAATCTAGAGGATTCATAACAGGCTTATCAGGTTCTGCGTCTACGATAACTGTTTCAGTTATTAAAAGAAGACCTGCAATACTAGCTGCATTTTCTAAGGCACTTCTAGTTACTTTAACAGGATCAATAATTCCTGCTTCTACCATATCTTTATATTGGCCTGTCTTGGCATCAAATCCATACTGATAACCTGTATCAGTNTGNNTTTGAGATTCAATAGTCTTGGCCACTACAGCTTCTCCAATATAACCGCCATTATTGGCAATACAAATTGCAGGTGCTTTTATTGCAGATTTTACAATATTAATTCCAGCTTTTTCATCATGAGTAATATCTAGATCAGCCAATAAAGCATCTAATTTACTAACAGAACTCAAAAGAGCGCTACCGCCTCCAGGAACAATACCTTCTTCCATGGCTGCTTTGGTGGCGTTAATAGCATCTTCATATCTATAATGCTTTTCTTTAAGTTCAGTTTCAGTTGTTGCGCCTATCTTAATTACAGCCACTGTACCGCTTAGCTTAGCAATACGCTCACTAAGTCTCATCTTATCATGATTAGATTCAGTTTCTGCATGTTGCACTTTAAGAGCCGCAATGTATTTTTCAAAAGCTTGTGGATCAGATGCGCCGTCAATAAATACAGTATCTTCCATAGTAACTGTAACACGTTTTGCATTACCTAAATCGGTCATTTGAACGTTCTTTAGCTTGTACCCCATGTCAGGAGCAAAATACTTACCGCCTGTAAGTACAGCTAAGTCAGACATTAAATCCTCTCTTCTACTTCCAATACCAGGAGCCTTAACACAGCAAATACTCAAATTACCTTTTAGCTTATTTAGAATAATAGTAGCCATTGGATCCTGATCAATATCATCACTGACGATCAAGATTGGTCGATCTTTGTTGGAGCTTAGACAGTGATTAAGAAACACACCTACTTCATTCAAGTCATTGATTCGATCTCCCCACAATAAAATAAGAGGATCTAACAAGTCAGCTTTTCTTTTTACACTATCTGTTGCGAAGTAAGGATTAGGCATACCTCTATCAATTTTCATTCCTTTTACTAGCTCTAAAGAAGTCTCTGTCTTTTTAGTAGGCTCAAAAGTAACTACTCCATCACTACCTACAGCAATAAAAGCGTCAGAAACATGACTACCAACTTCTACGTCATTACCTGAAATAGTAGCAATATATTTGATCTCATTTGGATCGTTAATTGACTTCTTGATAGTTTGTAAGTGATCAATAACAGTAGACACTGCAAGATCCATACCTTTCTTTACACTTACTGAATTACCACCTGATCCTACATATCTAAGTCCTTCATTAATTAAAGCCTGAGCGAGAACGGTTGCAGTTGTCGTACCGTCTCCAGCAAGTGTATTGCTTTTCATAGCAACTTCAATACAGTACTTAGCACCCTCATCTTCAAGAGCGTCAGCAAGCTTAATTTCTTTGGCAACACTAACACCATCTTTAGTTAGTGTTCCTGCACCATGTTGTTTATTAAGCAACACTAATCTTCCTTTAGGCCCAAGTGTCACCTTTACAGCCTCTGCAACTTGGTTGACTCCTCTTGCCAGACCTTGACGTGCTTCATCCTTAAAATATAGTTTCTTTACTTTCTTCATATCTTTATTATCACTCTTACTTACTAGTTTTTCTGTCTTTCGCAGCGCAATACACACTTAAACTGTCTGTTACTGCATATTTAATTGTTTTATTTTTCTTGTCCAGCATGCTAACAATTTCTGGAAATCTAATAGTCATAGCATCATATACTTGATCTTTTTCTGCATTTAAAATACCTGTTGCTTTAATTTTTGCGTCCCTAGCACTTACCCAAGTTATATGGTACAACTTTGCAAAACACCATCCAAGCAAAGTACCTTTTACTAAACTAAGTGCTTTAATAGCTGTACTACTTTTTGAACCTGCAGGTGACTCAGAATACACTTCAAAAGGACCGTGTTTTTTTTCTATGTCTAGCAAAGAAAAAAGTAATTCATGAATTCTGGCTGTATCTTGTTCGGACTTAAGTTTGATTTTAGTGTTTGCCTTAGTTTGAATGCAACCACAATCTATTACTTTACCGTTAGTATCTAAAACTGACCACCCTGTTGCAGTCAAACTAGGATCTAAACTTAAAGTACGGTGTATTAATTGTTTAGGTTCCAAAATCTACTAACCCCACCACATATTGAATATCTTTTAATTCCATGTTACTAACTTGGCTTCTCCATTTAAACACAGGACTTGTAGTCTGGAAAGAGCTAACCATAGTATCGTCACTAGGATCTACTATATCCACATCTGTGGAACAGTAAACAGTAAAATCGGGAACCAAAGGCATATTATCAGTAAAAATCAAACTGCTAGCTTGATGTACCCAGTAACGAATCATCCAACTTGCAATTGGCTGAGTAACTTTATTAAATATGTGAGTATCAATATCAATTAGATTTCCACTCACAGAATAATTTACAATACTATTTCCTACTGATATTGATCCCAAAATAGGATCTGAATATAGACTTCTAAATAAGTCAGCTGTACTTTGATCTGGACTAAGTTGCTCAAAAGGAAACACATGTTGGCTTACATTTTTAATCTTATAACCTGTAACTGCAGGTAGATCAATTCCACTTGACGCACTAGATACATTTAATACTGTTCCAGTTCGAAGAGCAGCACTAATATAACTTCTAAGTCCTGATATATCTGAACTTTGAAACCAGCTAGCAAGCAAAGACCAAGTAGCTAAATCAGAATTAGATTCACCTGATCTACGACTAAGATTAACCCATTGAGCTTTTTCATCTACACCATTCCATAAATCAGTACGTACAGCAGTTACTAATGCAGTTACAGAATTAATAGTTAAAAGTAAGTTTTGATGTTGGTGTGCCTGATTATAATTACGACTACGAATTCTAATAGGGGTATTAGACTGATAAGATAAGAATCCATCAGTTCTGATAGAACTACTTAGTATTGGAAACCAGTTTTTAGAGCTTGGATGTTCTAAAAACACTGTAGAGTAGCCGTCCCAGTAATTTATGTGCTTCATGAACTGCCAACCTAAATTATCTGAATAAGCTGTTTGTTCTATGAGATCAAAACCAAAAAGTATTAAAGTTTGACCTTGTTGATACCATCTCCAGTCAGCTGCATTAAATAAGTCTAGTAGATCATCAGCTTTCTGTACTTCAACTAGTCCACTGGCTGACTGGACCATCAATGAGCTAACTGTATCTGTGCAGTAAGCTACCCATAAATAACTGGGCTGACTAAGATCAAAATACCCTTGACCATCTAACCCCACACTTACAATAATGTTTTGTAGTTGTTGTTTCTCGTTCTCAAAAGCTTCAAATAGCATATTGAGATTGTTAGTGGAGTTTGGAGTTCCAGATGTAAACGGCGTTAATAAATAAGTAGGAGTATCTGTTAATACTCCTTGTAAAGTAGGTATTGGAATGTCATCAAACAAAGATTGATCTTGACCAAAATCGATCCACCTAGGTAAGTAAAAATCGGCTGTAGTAAGATTTTTTTCTAGTTTGTAGAAATATGAGTGCCACATTAGTTGCTTACTGTACAGATAAAGTTCGTATTACTAGGCGATCCCCTACATTTAAAGTAAGTTTGCCTGCACTTGCAATTGGAGATCCATCTAAACCTAACACTACTACTGCATCTTTAATACTTACATCAGCATTCAATGCAACAGACTGAACAGTTGCAGTATTAAATGAACCTATACCTGTACCGTCTTCTATTGGCAAGTTATTGATTCTTGCTTGTAATTGATCTCTAACACTTTGTCTGGTTGTTTCTTGTGTTGTAGTGTTCGGGGCAAATACTAGATTGACTTGAATATCAAGCTGTCTATAATTAGGAGGTCTAATTAAACTACTGATTCCTACAGGAACATATTCAGCAACTAGTGACTGACACTGGTTAATTATTGCACTCACATTGTTTTGATTATAAGGAATAATAACAGCATCAAATGTCCCTGCACCTCTGTACTTGTTTAATATATAAACATCTTGGACTCCAGGAACCGATTTTAGCAGCGCTCCTAGATTATCCAAGTTAAGTACATTTCTGCGTCTAAGGTCTTGGAGGATTCTATAGCGATAAGAATCATCACTCTCCAAGCTAGTGCCACCACCAATTGGTAGCAAGTTGGTCACAGATACACTTGCGCTAGGTAAGTTACACGTGTTTAAGTCACCTATACCTACATTATAGCTTTCACCTGTATTAGCTGCTGTTACAGTTGCAGTACCTGATTGACCGGGATTTAAAGTTAAACCGACTGTAGTAAAGTAAGCTACTTGAACATTACTAGATTTATAAACTCTAGTACCTGCTGGAATTACCAGACTTAAACTACCTAAATTTGTAAACTGTACACTAGGAGTATAACCTACAGTACTAGCTTGATTTGGTTGAATTCTAGGAACTCCAATCAAATACCCCCAGTTATCTAAATCAGCTCCTGTTGCAGTACTCAAATTATTTTGCTGATCTCTATCTTCAACATAAGCCCACACATCATCCATCTCAGCTGCTATAATATTTAATATTACACCTATAACTGAGCTTTGAAGATTGGCAGTAATCGTAGTTTGATTAAGTATCTTATTATAAATACGATTTAGTATCTGTTGTCTTGATGGTCTAGCAATCGCCATAGTTAATTCCTATTCAATATTCAATTAATAGAGTCAGTGAAACCAAAAGGTTGCACACTTAATTTTAATCTATTAAGCTTTTTGGTTTCACCGTCATCTATGTAAGTAGAAGCATTGTTTTCTATTTCATATGAATAAGTGTGAAAATATTTGTATTGACGTGTTAGACCGTGCCTAAGAGCAACAACACTTTTAGGACTCAAATTAAGATAACGTTCAGCTTCTTCTTCTGGACTTAAAAGTTCCAGATAACCGTCTGACTCAATTACTATAGAAGAACTACAAATTAGCTTTCGATCTATTGATTCTTCTAATCCAGGTATACCGTGTACGCGATACAAAAAAGATTTCATTAAGAGCACTCTCCACAACAAACTTTTTTCTTTAAGCCTGAACCGCAAAAACATTTATCGTTTCTGCCAATCTTTCCGTAGCTCTTATACACACTTGTTTCTCTTGGTTTGCTAGGAGGACCAGCTAATCCAGCATCACTTTGTTTAGCTAAATGATTCCAAGCTAAAGGCCAAAGTCTAAAGTTTTGTTCTAAACTATATTCATCAATAATAAGTTGACGACCTGCTCGCTGCATATTTTGTAGTTTTTCAGGGTCATTTATTAAGCTCATTATAGCGGAATACCAAGACTTGTGTGCATGTTTTCCACCATTACCTACTGTTAATACAGCTCCTGGATGTCTTCGCTCAAATCTTGTATAAGGACCAAAATTACTTCCTATCATAGCAGCACCATAAGCCATGCCTTCAATAAGCTTAAGATGAGATTTGCACATATTAAACTGGCAAGGCATAATTGGAGCCAAACCTATATCAATACCTTCAAGACCATTTGGGTGATCCATAAAGTGTCTAGGAGGAATAAAGTCTACTTTATCAACCGGCCAATTAAATCGCTGAATCATTTCGTGCATCATAGATTCTGAGCTGTACATAGCAAACACTACATCATCTCTTTCTCTTAGAATCTTGTTAATGTCTGGACCTATTTCCATCAGGTCTTCTTGGTGCGTACTGCCTCCAGACCAGCTAATTACTGTCTTACCTTGCCACTTTTCTGGCTTAGTTAGCTTTCTAGGTGCAATCTTGGGCGCACCAAAATGCCAAGATACGTCACAACCCCAATCTCTACAACCAAAATCAATATAATTTTCAAGTATAGAAACATTTTGATTGTACTGAGAATACCATTTAGCTATCTCTGGAGTAGTACAAGTCAATCCGTCACATGCTTTAATAATCTTGGACATAGTTGCAAGTTCAGGACTTCCTTGGTGGTAACTTACAAAAGCAGGACTAGTAGGAAGAACAGAACTTAGATCGTCATCAATTTCAAAGAATATACGTTTAGAACTCCATCCCAACATTCTAATCACTTCTAGTACATCTGGACTATGTTGTCTAGGTGCCAAAATAATATCATGGTTCATAAAATCAGCCATGCTTTGCACGCTGGTTGTAGTTATTTGTGCACCGTGCATTTTTAAATAGTGCAAAGGCAGTATAATTCTATAATAACCACAAGCACTTTTGTCTGCAACTAGTCCAAGTACTTTTAGATCCTTAAATTCATCGCTAACTCGAATATCAGGAAGTTCTTTAACCGCATGCAAAATTTGTTTATTCTGATTCATACCAGTATTATCGCAGTAGACTATTAAATTTTTATTTCTGTCTATTTAATACTCTTGAATAAACGTATCCTTCTCGTAAATTAAGCTGACTTTGTATTTGAACTACCGATCTCACATTGTCTATAGAATTAAACTCTACTAAAATGAATACTGTATTTTCATCAAGCGGAACTGCACTTACATCTGGACTTTGAGTTAAACCGTCAAATGTTAGGTTATCTAAAATACGTTGCTCAATAGCAGCACAAGTATATGTATTATTAGGTTGCCCTACAAAGTCTTCAAGACTACAACCAACACTAGGTTGCAAAGTCCAGTCAGTCTGATACGTTTTTAATCTAAATAGTATTTCTTGAGTAAGTGCTGAATCTCCAGTGACTAATTCTAAATCACCATTAGCTCCCCAAACCAAATCACCTGAATCTGTCATTTTGATATCTATCATTTTATTCCTTATATTAGTGTACTTAGCAAGCTATGTGTTTCTACGTCTGCACTTGGTAAACTACCTGGATTAGTTTCAAATATCTGAGAAGCATCAAATATTTGGTCCATAAAAACTGCATCAACTATTTTTCCTGAGGAACCATCTGCATTTTGAACATAAGTTTGTGGTCCTATAACAGAATAGTTACTAATCGAGCTTGAATCAGACATACTCAATACATAGTCTGTATGAAATAGTTTAGGGTTTATGTTTTTAGAGTTAATAGTAAAACTAGTAATATCTTGAGTTGTGATCTGTGTATACTTACTTTTTAAGGTAACATAGTCAGCCATAGCCAATATAATACCTGTACCATCTAATAATAGCCTAGATTTACCTGAAAACAAATCAAATTGAAACTGATCTCTTAAAACATATCCAAGAGGCAAGTCAGGATGTCTATGCCCTATTTCAGACTCAGACCAATTAAGCATTAAATGCTTTGTATTGCTAGAGTTTATGCTATCTTTATAATCTGAAGTTATTTTACTTTTATCCATTAAAAACTGATATTCAAGATGCTATTTACATCTTCACTGAATAACCCTCTTCCTGTTGCGTGTACCCAAGTTGGATCAAACATTAATGTTCCTACTCTAATTGGCTGACCACTTGGGCCTGTACCGTTATCTAGAGTATTAGTCTGGGAACCGTCTAATTGAGTATCTTTTTGACTGCTGAATTTAATAGGGCCATATAATCCATTATCTACTTGAACAGGCTTAGTTACAGGCTTAGAATTTACTTCTCCAGGACCATCTGGAACCAGCATAACAGAGTCTGAAATAGTTTTTCTACTTAAACTTGTGCTATCTTGATTTGGACTAGATCGACTTGTAAGCGCCATAATAATAGGCGTCTTTTTATTTTTACCGTCCATCTGTGCAAACTGTACTTTATTGGCATCTACTGAGATAGCACTTCCTTTTCCTGTATAACTTCCTTGTAGACCATCTACTGCTAAAGGGTTAAACAATAAATCATAATGTTTTTCTTTTGGGCGCATAATAGCCCAACCACCATCTTGACTGTCTTTTATTAATTGTCCTTTCTCAGCTGTACTGACTCCATTCAAACTTGCAAACCATTGTTTGCTTACTTCTTGAACCAACACATCACTAAATTTCTTGATTACTCCTACCTGTGATTGGCTATGGAAGTCAGCATCTTGTCCTGCTTTTCTAGTTATCTTTCCGTCTAAATATTGGCTAATCATGTTTAGTATCCTGGTCCGGAGCCTCTTGGTATGCTATTAGGTCTACCATTTGGAAGTAAGTGATTATAGTATTGTGCCCAAGCTCCACTTGGTGTTCCACCATAAATTGTAACGTCATGTTTAATGTAGTTTATAAACATCTGAGTTTGTTCTGCCACGGTATATGTATATTCTTGTGCACTGCCAAAGTCATGTGTACCTGGACCTTGTCCAAAATAACCGCTAGAATTAGGATTGCCACCTGAATCTGGAGGTGAATTAACCCAACTACATTCATGCTTTACAATGTTATAAGTACTAATCCATGCATAAGGGTCATTTGGAAATGCAGCTTCTACTGCTTGTTTTATGTATTGTTGTGCAGGGTTTAGTTTTTCAGGAGGCATTACAGTTTCACTAGGAAAGTTTGGTATTGTAATTTTACCTCTACTAGGTTCACTAGGATCACTATTCAATATTTCTGATATAGGAGCCAATACACCAAGTGAACTAATATTTGAATTGATACCTGAATAGTTATCTCCAAAACCTAGATTAAATAAAGCATAAGACATATCTACATTTAACCTGTTACGATACTGTTTCATATCAGTAATCGGGTCAAAGATAGTAGATACAGGTTTAATATGTTCAAGTTGAGTCAGGTCAAAAACACCATTTATTGTTTTCATTAGTTACTCTGATTTTGTAAGTACGCTACAAATTTTGCGTCTGTTTGAGTCACGGCATGATCTGGAACTTCAATACCAGCAACAGTTGCTAATAAACCAGTCCACTTACTTGCTTGTGCCCATGAGCCGTCTCCTAATGTTAAGTAGCCAGTAAGTAGTTTATCAGCCCAACTAGGATCGTCTCCTATTACTAGTCCCTGATGTCCTCTCATACCAGCAACATACGGAATGTTACCTACAAATAGGGGATACACTTTGGCCACATTTCTAGCTCTTAATCTAGCATTAATACCGTTTATAACTGAGCCACCAATAATAAATTGTATGGTGTCACAAGCTAAACTAATAAATGGTCCTCCTGCAAATTTAGCCAATCTAAATCCTGTATAAACATCTTTAAGAAGCTCATAAGATTTAAGTACCTTAGCTTTAGCTAGTACTTTATAAGCATCCAAAGCTGCTGCAGCTTCTTTCTCGTCTTTTAGAGCTTGCACAGTAGATTTGGCATTTGCTGCAGCTTGTTTGGCACCATCAACAAATAAACCTAAACTAGTTTTTACATTTTCAAGTTGTAATTGAGCGTTCATTTTTCCTGTAGGCATCTTAGAAAAGAATTCAGTATAAGGTCCTATAGTATCCGCTACAACAGTTCCAGCTAAAGTTGGTCTTTCAACTCCGTAACCAGTAAACTTTAGAAACTCTGTATTAGATACATATCTAACAAGTTCATCAGTATCTTTAATGTCTACAGGTATATCACTAACTAGCAGTTTAATTTGTTCGTCTAAAAGTTGAATCTCATCTTGCATCTTAGCAATAGTAGTTGAATCAGTTGTAACTACTATCTGTTCCTGAATAGTTCTAATTTGCCTTGCTAAAGTTTGAGCTTCTTTTCTATTATCTACACCCAATAAACCTGCTACTTGTCTAGGAAATTGATCTAGAAAATTAGATTTTTGAGTTTCTGTAAGATGTCTACGTGCTCTAATTGCTTCTTGTATATCCGAACCAAATACAGGTAATTTACCTTCTTTTATTTTGGCTATATCTTCAGCTTCAGAAGCATTTAATTCTAATGCTTTCTTTTGTACTTTAGCAATAAAATCTGATCCAGATTTATCTATTGCTTCTACATCTAGACCAAGGGCACCGTAATCTGGATTACTAGATAAAGACTCTAAGTCAGATTTAAGTTTTTTATCTATTTCCTCAATTTGACTTGAATAGTCTGGACTTGTTTTATCCAGTGCTCTTTTATCTGTCAATGCTTTTTCATTAAGCACTTTTCTAGCTTCCAAGTTTTTAACATTAAGTTCAACCTGAGAAACATTTGTTTTACTAGCTATTCTATCAAATGTTTGACCACCACTTGTAGATCTTAAATCTCCGTCATATCTAACTTTATTCTTTAAAAAGCCCCAAGTACTTGCAAGTAGTATGCGATATACCATGAATGAACCTAGTCTAACCAAAAATCCACTGCACAGAGATTCAATCATGTGCCCACCAATCTGACTTGAGTGAGGAAGTACTACTGCATCAGGAGTTACAATTGTCAAAAATCCTTCTTGACAATTCATTTTGTGGACTACTTCTTTTACAAAAACAGGACCTTTCATATTGTTTCGGTGATCTGTAACCAATATCAAATCATGGGGTTTGATAGTTGGCATGCCCATCATTACAAATTCACCTTGATACATTTCTTTGACTGTATCGATAAGCACACTTACTACACCATTTTCTACCCCGGCAGTACTAGGAGTTTCTTGTACAAAACCAGCTCCAGGTACCCAAGGAATAAAATGGTTTACAACAGCTTCACTTACATTTTGAACTGCAGTTACCTGTAGTTGAGTATTTACCTCAATTGTTTTACGGTCTCCAGGTTCAATATTGCTATCAATACTAAACTGTATAGTTTTTAGTAGTGTTTCTTGATTAAGTGCATTTGTTTCTTTACGAGTACCGTAGGCATCTGTAAATACTTTCTCACCATCAGCACGAATGTTATTTTGTAGTAAATTAAGTCCAGAGTGTGCAATATAACACTGCATATAGTTCTTCCAATCTAGATATTGAACTAACTTATTAACATCAGTAAGAGGATCAAAATTAATTAAGTCTGGATTAGTAAGAACAGTTTCTGGGCTAATGTTTGGGTGTAGAGCATTTAGCTCTGCTGCATACTGAGCTGACAAACCTCCTAATTGTGTCACTCTTTTTTCATATGCTATTGAACTATTAGTTTGACCAGCAAAATCGAATGTAGAGTTAGAAGATCCTGGATGAGGCGGTATTGCAATGGTACCGTCACTATTAAGTACAGCAGTATCACCATCATCATAAGTAATCAACCAAGTGCCTACTGATGTTTTGATAGCTATTGCAATTCCTATTTGATAAGAAGCTCCCGATATATTTTTAGCTGAAAATGCTGTATTATAATAGCTAACAGGTAAACCATTTAATTTTGCTGGGTTACCTTTATCTAAATTAGAAGGAGTTATTTGAACTTGTCTTTTTGTACCGTCTATTGTTAAATTATTAGTAGTGGCAGGCAATAAGCTTGAAGAAGAGTCATTATTCGTAGAGGTTAATATACTATCTGAGTACTGGTAATTAAAAGGCCACCACCACTTACCAAAGAACAAACTAGTACGCATTCCAAATGGTTCTGCACTTGCTACAAAATCAAGACAGGCATGCCTACAAACTTCAATAACTTTCCACGGCGTAGGCTCATCTACATCTACACTAATTAAATTAGAATTAGACCAATTATAGATTGCAGCTGTATTAAAGTAATTTCTAATTGCAGGAATACCTTGTTCAAGCTGAGTTTCACTTGAACCATAAATGTTTATTTGAATTTCAGCTGGTTTGTGTATTACACCTTCCCAGTAAACTTCACCAAAATGAGCAACTCCATTACTCATGTCTCTAAAGTTTCCGCCTGTTAAGTTATCCCATAAACTTGCTCCAACAATAGCTTCTGTTACAATGGAGCTAGGATCTTTACCTATTCCTAAAAATCCTCCATCTGTAAATCTATTTGCATTACTGCCTTCTAGAAGTTTCTTGGTGCAAGGTTTTTCAAGCTCACATCCATCACCAACTGCATAGACAGTTACAAATCCATCTTGTACAGGAACTTCTACTACACTACCATTAAAAACAATAGGCAATTCAGAAGCGTCACTGCCGTAGCCCATTCTAACTTGTAACCTAGCTCCAACCTGTAAAGCCAGTGCTTTAATGTGGTTATTTTTGGCTAGTCTAATCAAATCTTCAGGTATCTTTTTAGTAATCCAGTCATTGAATAGTAGAGGCAGTGTACCTATTAATCCACCTTCAAGAGCTTGTTCTACTCTTGCTTGATTTTGTACTGCCATCTGCTGTGCTTTAGCTTCTTGTAAGGCATAAGCTGTCAAGTTATAAAAAGCATTACTAAATGTTATGCTACATGTACTTCCTGCCTGAAATCTAGACTTGAATACTTCAATATCACTTACACCAGTTCGTGTGTAATATTGATCCCATAATTTACGACCACCCATTTGCCAGTAAAAACCTTCATTTATAATGATTACTTGATAACTGGGAAAAGCACCTTTTAATTTGCCAAATACAGAGTGTTTTTGCATGTCTACCAAACTACCGTAAATAGCTGCTTCAGAACCAGGTTCTAGTGCAGCACGTAATTTAGTTAACATCTTTTGTTTTTGACGTGCATCCATACCAGGTTGCGCACCTACAACAGGGTCTGTAGCTGATGTAGTATTTAAAGATAAGTTATTAATTGCACCAGTAGGTCCTTTAATTGGTAACAAAGCACCGTCTTTAGCAGAGTCCATAAGAACTACTGCTCCAAGATTATTAAAATAAGGATCCCATTGGAAGTCTGGTAAATTGTAAGAGCCCCATGATTTACTTAATTTATAAAAAGCTACTTGATACAAATTAAGAGTTTGTGTGCAGTCTGTATATTTATTTACTTCTTGAGTAAGAATTACAGAACCTTCTTCACTAAATAATTTAGGTCCTAGTGAGTCTAATGTAGATACTGATTCTAATAATCTAGTATCTGTAACATCTCCTAGTTTACCTGTTTGCGCATCAAAATACTTGTTTCTAAGATCTTGCCTAACTGTCATTTCAATTGCAATTAGAATTAAGCTAGGATACTTGTATTTTTTATAGTCAGAATATAACTGGCAAAATGTTTTAATACCTGATTGGGCGATTGCTTCTTTTGTACTTACCTGAAAAGTAGGAGGAATACAAGTAGGTGTCAAACTAAATACACCGCCACTATCTGTAGCACCCAAGTTATTATTTTGGGCAAAGAAACCCATTACAATGTTAGGATCAACTCCATATTTTCCACTAGCCCACCAAATATAAGGCCCTAAATTTTTGATTGCCTCATCAAGAGTTGAATTTATAAATATACTACTAATTATTGCTGTGCCTTCTGTTTGAGCACTATAATGAGCAAAATTACTATTTGCAACAGCAGTCAATGTCAAGTAGTTAAAATCTGAGTGCCATTTAGTATTTAAAACTGTACCTGATAAACCACTATTAGTAGTCAAGTCTAGTGAAACTGTCCCTGAGTTAGCAAGTTTAACCTGTTCTGATCTTTTAGCAAAGTTTTCTAGCTCAGTCATTGTTAAGTCAGTACCCGCTAATACATCAGTAGGAATTAAAAATGATCCGTGATCTTGATGGTCATAATTAGGTTGAGCAGTTTTAAAACTTAATCCAAGTGCTATAGCTTCTTTAGCTTTTTGCTGTCTCCAATTCAAATCAAAATACTGTAACAAATTAGGTGTTTGATTTCCTAGATTTTCAGGGTCAACAGGATTATAAGTTAAGCTAGGAATTGTATTTTGATAAATAGCTGATTGATCTCTAGGAGTTAGAACAACTGTAGGAACTTGTGTGTTAGTATTAGTTTGAACACTGCTTACTAATGAATCTGTAGCAGAACTAGGCCACCAAGCTCCAGGGGTAGAATCAAACTTAGCGTTTAAATCGTTATTTACGTCACTTACTTGTTTAAGTACGTCTTTTGGAAATGTATTAGATAGTACATCAGCCTGCATTCTTGCAATTGGATTTGCTCCTGTACCGTCATCGCTTCCCCAGCTATAAGAAGGTTGAACAGTTGTTAGTCCACCATGTTCTGGATCAAAAGTTCGATAACCAGATTGTGAATTATCTTTACTACCAGGTGCATGTAGACCTTGACCTACTTGTCCGTTAGCTAGATGAGTGTGAATTCTAGGTCCATGAAGATCATCACCTATTTCTTTAAACAGAGCTTCCCAGCTTTGAGTATGGTCATAATAACAGTAAAAATCAGGGTCCACATACTTAGATTTGACACCTAGTAACATCTCAGATTGACTGATAGGCCATTCAGACATAGCTAAGTAATTGTACTGCAACATCTCGTCGACTTCAGAGTCTTTTAATAAAGCAGATTCTGCAGGTGTAAGTCCATTAACACCTGTATTTGGTAAACTACCTGTGTTTTGAGTAGATCTATATTTAGCAGCTTTTGCAAGGGTGCCAATCCAAACTTTTAGTTCATTTAAGTCTGGCAGTTGCATGTCAGGATATAATTCTTCAAGTTTTAATTTAGACTGCAAATCAATCCAGTCTTTACCGCGATCAGTGATTGGAGTTCTGCCTATTTTAGTATTTTGCTCCCCACCAAAACCAGAATACTCATAAATACGACCAATATTATTTAGCCAAGTATCAATGTATCTAACTTCTTCACTCTTAAGAATTACTGGATCATATTCTATGAAACTGAAACTCCAGTCCCAAACTCCTGGATGACCGTCTACTGATTCAATATCCAAACTAATAGGCATTACAAAATTAACACCCATCAACTGAAATATTTCATTCTCAATCTTCAAGAAACTTTTAGCGTACTCTTGTACTTTAGACACATCATTTAAATCGCTTAAAAACTTTCTGGAGCGCTTAAATAAAGATCTAGTCTCCCAACTTGCTTTAAGCTGTTCAAGTACACGCTTACCTTCTAAGCCAAATGCTTTACCTTGAACTACAAATGAACCATCATATCCTCCCATGTAAGAATGGATAGGAAGTGGGTCATGTGTAGTACTTGTAAGAGCTAAATTATGAGATTTTTGAGCCGCAATACGTTCAATAACTACATCACTTAAAGAGTTAAAATTGTACACGTTAGATTGATCAGGAACAAAAACATCTTTAAGTTGTGTGCCTATACTCGTATACTTATAACTAGCTTTTGGATCCATGCTAAGCTGACTAATAGTTTGATTTAACTTACTTTTAAGCTTGCTTTTAGCTGCAGGACTAGCAACCTTTAACACTACAGCAAAGTATAACCAAGGTTGTGTTTGCTGTTCGATAATAATTGGCTGTAAACGATTAACGTAGTCTAGGTAATTTATATCTCCACTTACTGGAACAGTAGTAGTGCCGTAATTAGATTTTAATAGATAACTTTGAATTTGAGTAGCCAGACTGATGCCTACTGTATTAATTGTACCTGTTCTGCCATCATAGTTTGAAGTATCAGCTTGGCTACCTCCCAAATAACCAGGTATGTCTTGCAGATTGTTATCAGTAAATGTAGGCTGTTGTACTACGTTATTTAATTGGTTCCAATCCAGTAAACCTGCAAAACTTGGTTCTGGTTGACCAGGAGCTTGAACATTAAGAGGAGCTTCAGCTACAAAATGAGACCAGCTTGAATATGAGCTTAACTTAACTGCATAATATTCAGATTGATAAGGTCTATTTGAAATGCCTGATAATACTTTGACATTAGATTGATCTATTAAAGAACTGTTACCAGAAATAACACCTTCTTGGAGGGCCTTTAACGTGCTCAAATCTGTAACTACTGGATCATATGTTTTATTGTCTCTCAATAAGTCATTTAAAAGTTCAGAAGTTGTAATATCTGGAAAACTGAGTTTAAGGCTACCTGTAAAAGGCAGACCAGAATATTTAGATTTACTTCTAGACTTGCAGTAAGTTTTTATAAGGGGCCAACAATACATATCATCTAATCTAAATCTACCTTCATATCCAGTAGTAGCATTAGGTAGCATTGGAGGAGTATAGTATTCCCAGTTAAATGGGTCAAAGGTTATTTGGCATTGAAGTGAGTTTGGAAGTCCGTCAACTGTACTTATTGAATAGTTTCTAACAGCTATTTCATGATAAGGTATTTCACCTATTTCATCTAACATAGCAAAAGGGCCACCTTCTACAGTAGTAAAAGGCATAAGTTGAATCTGTTCTAGTACTTCTTGAACAGATTTTTTAATATCTTCTGGACCGTCTGCAATCCATGTCAAAGTATAAGACTGATAGCTGTACCCGTCTCCACGTTTAATTGAACCTGATTGTCTAAGTACTGGCTGAGAATCTACATAACTAGATCTGGTTTGAGTAAGATGTAAAATAGGATTGGTGAACTTAGCATAACCAATTCTAACGCCTTCACTAGAATCAAAAGGCACTTTTACAGGACTAAAAGGTAAAGGTTCTAACTGATCTTCTATATGGGCAGGACTAGATTTTTTAACACTTGAACTAGTAGGCATACTACTAGGAATACCAGTAGGTTTTTTAGGTCCAGCTAATGTAATAGATATACCAGCATAAACTCCTTCACTAGATTTAAGTGGAGTATTAGGATCTAGCCCAATTTTAAGTTGCTGAATATAAAGCAACTGAGCAGGCATAGTGCCTTCAATAACTTGGCGTATATTGTTAGTAGATGCAAACCCATTTTTAATTAAAAAATCACTAGCAATACCTTCTGGTAGCTCTACATTGTAGATGTTTTTCTTGGAGTCTTTAAGTTCAAACACAACAGTACCAATATTTGTGCCAGTCTTTAGATCGGTCAAACTTCCTGTAATGCTATTTGTGGATGTACCTGGATTAGATACTGGTTTTAAATTTGCTGCCATGTTATTTTACTTGAGAGACTTAAAAATACGAAATTCATTGAATATTGTTTTTATTTTCTTAGTAATATTCAGATCTGCTTTAATACTTTGATTCAATATTTTAATAGGTTCTTCTATTTTGGGACTTTGACCTGCAATGTTTTGAGTTAAAGTGCCTGCCATATGTCCAGTATTTGATTTCTTTTTTGCTTGATTAAATAATTTTTTAATCAGCTTATGTGCTCCAGCATAACTGCTAGCTGAATCAAAAAATTCTAAACCTTCAGGGCTGTCTAGCAACTTAAATAGAGGACTGATTCGTTTAGCTTGGTTAATGGCTTCAGTCATACGTTTAGGCATTAATTTATTTGTAAGTTGCACACTCAATGATTTTAGTGCCCTTGCTTTACCTACTTGACTTGTAGGTGTCTGTTTGATTAGCTGAGCCATCATACTAGCTTTCACTTCAACAGGTATCTGCCTAGCCTCATTTGCAATATACTTGGTCACAGGTGTTTCAGATCTTGCAATATATTTAGATATAAGAGTAGCTTTGTTACCTCTATGAACTTTAATACCTGAAGGTATACCAGTATCATTTTTAAGTTGAGTTCTAAGAAAGTCTGTACCTATGCCATGTAACGCAATTAACCCATTTTTTTGAAATGGTGCAGATATAATTTGATCTAAGGCGTATTTCATCTTAATATAGACACCAATTTTCTAGAATTAGATCTTTGTCTTTTATCGTCAATCTTAGTATCGACTTTGCGGAACTCCATTTCTCCGCTAAGTGAGTCCATTACTTGACTTACCATTGCATCATGGTGTTCTTTGTCATTCACAAAACCAGAAAACGTAATATCTAATTGAAAAGGAGTAGACTCGCCATGCCAACTTCGTAATCCACTAGATTTACCTGGAATTTCAGAACTTAAACTAATAGGGTCTCCTTGTTGGTTAGAGATGTTACCTTGGCTAAACTTATCTTTGACTTTATGGGTAGCAGATATAAGTCCTAATACACCGCCTACAGCAAGTAATGGAATAACCATTGAATTAAGAGGTTTTATATTTGCAGTACGCATAACCAACTCATGTTGAATAGCTACAATTCCAGGTTCTCCTCCGCCTGCTTGAGCCGTTACTTTAGTTAAAGCAGATTCAATTTGTGCAGGAGAAGGAGTAGGTGGAGCAATCTGAGCTTGATTCAATACAGACTCCATTGTACTCATAATATTTCTACCTCCTGCTGATTGTAATTGAATACCAGTTTCACCAGCTGCATAGGCTGCATCTTTAGCTGCGTTTATAGATTCCATAAAATCTGCATAACTACCTGCCACATTAACTTGTGACTTTAAATGTGTATCTATTGTTTGATAAAGCTTGGTTATTTCTTCAAGTTGACTTCTATCCATTAAATGAACAAACTTTTGAAAGTCAAGCTGCTCAGTTTGATTTGACATTAAGTTGGTGATCAATTCTTTATTATTAGTGAGCTCAGTCAACATAACTTTGTTTATTGACTTTCTAAAAGGAGTTCTGGTTCTAATACTAATAGACTCAGCACGATTAATTAATGATTTACCGTAATCTAATTCTTCACCAACTTTACCTCTAACTATACCTTGCTTAATTACATCTCTCATCATATTGCTGTCTGATATTGCAAACAGTGCTTTTTTAAGTATTGAATGTTCATCGCTGTCAGACAAAAACTTAATGTCAGATATTGCATTTTTCCAGTCCCATAAGTTATCTCTTAATTTTTCAGATTTGGCGTATGAACTCATAGTATTTTTGATTAAATTTTGATCGAACCCTAGTTCTTCTAATAGACTGCCTATAGGACCTGATTCCTCATTTCTAAAAGCAGTTAATATTTTACCACTAAGTTCAGTAGCTGCTTGATCAATCTTATTAAAATCTTTTAAGTCTCTAATTTGTTTTGAGCTGCTAAAGCCTAACATTCTAAGATTGATTCTAGATCCATAATTAACTTTTCTCATTAAACTGTGCGTTTCTGCCATTTCAGCAGCTTTACCAATTACCAGTTCAGATAAAATACTATATTCTCTGCCATTTGAACCTGCAGCATCTCGTTCAGCTGCTGCAATTAAAAACTTACCAAGATTAGATTCATGGAATTCAGATATTAGTGAATGACTAGCTTCACCCATAATTCTACCTTTATAAGCCACATTACCTGACATTTGATTTAACTGGTGTTCAACTCTAATACGTAAAGTCTCAGGCACACTAGACCCTTCTAATGCATTACTTATAATACTACTTACTTGTTCAGACCTGGACTGGCTGTCCCAATAACGATCAGGTTTTGCTAGACCGTTTATTTCAGACTCAATATTTTTCCATAACTTTCTAGTTTCAGAGTCAACAAGTAATTGCGTTCTACTAAATGGACCTTCTGATATAGGATCAAAACTATCAAGTTCATCCCAATAAGATTTAGCAAGAGGATTCATGTAACCTCTAACAGTTCTTCCTGAACTTTCTTGTATGGTTCTAGTATACTGGTCTAATAATTCTGAATTAGTAACATCAAATACTGATCTAGAATTAAATCTGGCACCTAACTGTGCAGTATTGCTAGCTGTTTCTTGGAAGAAGTTTCCAGTTTCAGTAACTATACCATCAATTAACTCATGTTCCTTCCATATTACATGATGTCCTTGACTATTGCTGACAACTTCTACAGGCTGCATTAATTTACCGCTAAAATTAGACATAGGGTTTGAATCAAAGAATATAGGAGCATGTGTATGACCTGATAAATCTACTTGATTAACGTACTTATCAAAATCATCTTGACCTGCAGAGATAAGTTTAAAAGAATCTAACACGTCTTGCAATGAGGTGTGAATTTGTTCTTTGCCCATATACATGGCAGTTAAACTTTCTTGACTTAAATCGCCAAGCTCACCCATTCTACTAACTTGAAAAATTGTCATTACGTCAAACACTTTGTGCTTAGAAGTATAAGCTAAGCTACGTTGAATGGACTTAAGTTCACGTATTTGTGTTTGATTTGTAGCTCTTGACAGTAACTCTTGAGTCATTCTTTCCAGCTCTTCAAAGTCAGTAGCACCTTGAGTTCCTACAACATCTACTGTTTTAAGGTGGTTTACTAGATCTTTAAGAACTTGAATTCTTTGTGCATCAGATCTTAAGTCTGCATAGTTTACAGGAGTATGGAATCCAGTTACAGAATTTATACCCATTGTAAGCTCAGACAATACTTTTTTACCTCTAAAAAGTTCAGTTTCAATATCAAGCACAGCTCCACGTCCTGAATAGAATTTTTGTGCTCTCCTAATTTGCTCTTCAAAACTAATAGACATGTCTGAACCCATTAATTTAAACTGCTCGCCAGATGGAGTTTTAATTACACTAAGAGCTAATTTACGAGCCGATCTAGCTTCTTCAAATACAGCCAAGGCATCTTTCTTGGTGTTTCCTTTTAAGTTGTGAAAGTTTACTTGACCTATGCCACCTACAATATCTGAAGCTGCCTCCAAACCTTCCATAGATCTAAGATTAAAGTTTTGTAATTCAGGTCTGTGTATGTCAAACACAGGTCTACCTTGACTTAATATATCATAACTAAGATCAGAAGTAGGTTCAGCTAATAAACTAGCTACATGATGTTCAGGTACGTCTACGTATTGAAGACTTAGGTTACTAGGATGACTTACATCTACGTGTAACATATCTAGATTAGGTTCAATTCCACTTGCATCTAAGCCGTTAATTACACTTTCAGGAGTGCCTATTAATGTCTGATACTGACCATTTTCAAGTATATTAGAACGAGCATAAAACACTCTTTTATGACCGCTAGCTAGTTTTGGAAGACCTGCACTATTCTCAATGCGTCTATTAAAGTCCCTAAAAACTCTGCTTTTTCTTTTTCTAAAATTGCCTTCAACTTCTATCTTAGATATTTTACTTCTGTTAAAAACAAATCCATATCGACTATCTACACCATGACTAGATCTAGTAGCAGCAAGTACAGAATCACTTAGCTGACTTCTAACAATAGAATCAATACTTTTAATTCTATTTAAATTAACTTCTTGAGCACCTAAAGTTTTATTTAATTCACTTGGACTTAAAAATAATTGATTATTTTTATCTAGATTCAAAAACTTTTTGATCTTAATTAAATCTGTTCTAGAACTTGTTGATACTGTTTTTCCGTCCATTTTTAGTGTGCGACCTTCTAAGATCTCATCTAAAAATGTAGGCATGTCAACACTTAATACGTTACTTTTATTTGTAGAAGAACTATAATCTGCAAGATTAGTAAAGTTTGTAGTATCTAGGTGACTTCTTAAAAGAGAAACATCACTTGTTCTTCCAAGAGCTGTTTTCCTGTTACGTTGGCTAGCAAGCTCAATGTAATGTCCTCTTTTATCTCCTATACTCTGCATTTGCGCGTTTCTTATTATGGCAAATGACTTGGCCATTGCAGGGTGTCTGTTATTTTCTGTTCCTAAAATAGCTTGTGTAATAACATTCTTCTTTCCTCGTCTATAAGCAGAAAGAACAGACCAACCTTGACTATTATGAATTGTCTCCCCAGAATTAAATACGTTTTGAAGTAAATGTTTAATTCTGTCTTGAGGTTTGCCTGAATATATTAAGTCTTTTGGAAATATTCCTTCTGCGTCATTAGCATATCTACCTTGTAATAAGTGACCTCTAAGTTGAGGAGTATCACCTATCAGTAAATCTAATACAGATTTTTCCTCGTGAGTTAGTTCAGTTTCTTGGTTAAACTTAAACTTTGACCCTTTATAGTTAATTATTTCCTCTTCAAGACTAGTTCTGGCAGTTCTAAGAAGGTGTTCATCACTATCTTGAATGCCTGATCTACCAACCTTTAAAAAATCTGTGACAAATCCAGATTGCTTTTCTGAGAGATAATTAACTTTACCTTGACCTACTCTCATTCTTTCTTGAGTAATAGATTCTTGATATATTCTACGACCCAGATCCTCTAAAAAATCCAGTTCAATATTTGATTGTGAAGTACTGCTAATAAGGGCTTCTCGTATTGCTCGTTGGCTTGGTATGCCTTGCCCGGCATACACCATTGACCTGGCAAGATCTATAAGTGTCTTATCAAACTTAGTTTCATCAGCTTCACCTACAACAAACATCAAATCTTTAAGTATTTGATTATCTGGGTGATTAATTTTCTGTATAAGTTCTTGATTGCCGTTAAAGTATTTTTCTATCTTAGTATTAAAGCTTGCTTTAACATCAACAGGTCCACGATTAGGGTTAGATTGTATACGAAGAAGATGCTCTAAATCTGTATCCCTAAATTCCCTAATCGTATTACCTACCATCGAACTGCAGTAAATTACAACGCCAACGCCAACGGCAAATGCAGCTACATTTACAATTACGTAATCTATACCTGTACGCTTATCTCTTATTACATCGGACGCCCGATAGTTAGGATGACCCAGTCCGCCTGTATTCATGATTTACCAAACATGCAAAAAAATAGAGCCCACCTCACATAGAAATGGACCCCTGTATTAGCTTAGGAGGCTAAAATTAAGTAGATTCTGTATTTATCTCTGTTACCTTAGAGTCTTCTTCTACTTCTGCTTGAGACAGTAATTGCTGAGTATGCATATCTTTTCTTTCAGTCAAATTATACTTTGGTCGACCTTTACTTTTAGGTCTTAATCCGCCATTAGTTTTTGCAATAAACATTAATTGTGCTTTACTTAGCTTATTCATAGCCGTTTTAAATTCTGTCTCGCTAATTAAGCCTTTTTCATATTGGTCTTGTAGCACAAACTTCTCTTTTGAGATGTCAGGTACTGATGCTTTAAAGTTTCCGTGTTTTCCAAACATATTAACCCTCTGTTACTTGAAACTTAAATTCAAGTACTGGTCCTGAACTGGTAGGTGTAAAATCCATATTCTTTAAGATGAAATTACCTACTCGAATTCCTTTTTTACTGTATACTGAAAAGTTCACAAATGGATTATCTGATCCACTTAATCTAACCCATTCATCAATTTGTTTTTTAATGTCACTAAGCTTAGGAGGCTTCATTAATAACACCAACTTCAGTAAAGTCTATGTAATATTCTTTGCCTACCTGGAACTTGCCCCACACTGCAGGGTTAGTAACAGACAAATTTACTTCTCCGCTAGGAGTAAATTTACTCCACGAATAATTTTCTGAGTTAGGATCTGAACTATAAACTGCTCTTAGTTTTATATTTTCTGAATATTTCTCATTAATAGTAGATTCATAGCTTACTACTGAATCAACCTGCATTTTAGCTCTTATCATTTTTGGCTCCTGCTTCTAAAGTAGATTCTGGTAGCTTTGACGTATCAAGTACCCATGCACTAAACTTTTCATTACCCTTAGTAATAGTTTTCTTGACTGCAGTTAGATTAATTGTTGGTTTAAGTGTTTCTTTCATTTATTTCCTGATAGACTAACTTCGAATTTTTTGTCTCATCTGCATAAGTAAATCGTTAGTTTTATCTTCAAACACATCAGAACTAACATTTATGATATGTTTATTACTTGAATGAAGTTTGTAGTCTACTCTGATATTATCGTAACCGCCTACAATTATTTCATGTATTCTACGTTTAATATTAGACACGGTAGGGTTATCCATTCTAGGTATAGATACGTCATCACTATATGCTCTAGCTTTCTCTACTGTTCTTCTATTAGGTTTATTTACGTCTTCAAGATCTTGGCTTCTAGTTTTTAGATCATTTATATCACTATTAGGACTATATCCTCCCCAGTCTGAATCAGGTAGAAAATGATGTTTGAAATACTGTGCCAAATCCGGTCTATCTTTATTGTTTTTTTGATCTAGAAACTTAGCAAGAATTCTCTTTTCAGTATCTGGCAATAGTTCATAGAATTTATTCTTTTCTTGTACGCTTCCTGTTTTGATGATTTCTTCTGCTAATTGTTGATGTTTACTAGGCAAAGCACCAATAGCTTGCTGTAAAGTTCCTTTAGCCACATCAAAACCATACATAGTAGATCTTGCTCTACGTTCAGCATTGATAGCTAATACTGAGAATGGTCCTAACTCTCCGAATTCTCTAGAACTACCAGATTCCAATTTATCTATGTCAATATGTTCTTTTTGCTTTGCTAGTCTTTTAGCGCCTTCTGCTATTCTGGTATACTTAATATACTCTAATATGTCCCAATATTCGTTTAGATCGTTTTGATCTCTGTAACTTTTTGGTGTCCATTTATTACCAGCAATTAGATCTCTTACTGATCTAATCATGCTCAAACTAGCCATTGCTACAGCACCAACTGTGGCGCCTTTAATACGCATTTCTTTACTACCAAAAAACATACCGCCAATAAATGCACCGTGCATTGCAGCACTGATCGGATCTTTTGAAATAAAGGAGTTTACACTAGGTTTTATAATAGTATTCCATAAAGCTCCAACTCTAGACTTATCTGTACCGTAAACTTCTCCTCGTTTAAATTGCTCAAGAGGAGTCCTAACACGCATAAATTTATTGGTGATAGGATTATCTAAGTGCACCAAGTGTTCCCAAACACTTCCCAATAAACTAGAACCTGCCACTACTTTATGGCTAAGAGGACTTCTAGATTTAAGGTCTGGAGCTGCGTAATCTGATCTTATAAGTCTGGAATTTACGTCGCCAACAATAGCTTCAGATGTTGTATCATTCATTACCTCAGCATTAAATTGGCCATTAATTAGCGTAACAGGAACAGAACCTCCTACTCTAACTCCAAATTTACTTAATACTTCTTCAGGATCTTCATATATAAAAGCCTGTGCATCAAATTTAACACCTGCTAGCTTAATAACTCCTAGATTAGTAACAATCTCACCATTATCAGTAATAGCCATTACTTTGGCGCGACGAGTATCAGTCTTTAATCCGTAAACTTTTGGATATGTATTATAGTCTTGTTTAAGTTTAGCTGCTTCATCTAATGCTTGATGAAATCTTTGAGCCTCAAAGCCTCCAAATCCGCCTCCTTTCTGAGCAAACTCTACAATCTCTCTAAATTGATAGCTGTCAGGTGCAACCTTGCTGAGTATCTCAATTCTACTTAGTAAATCATATGTTTCAAATGGACTTATATATCCTTCATCTACTAGCTTGCTAACTGTACTTCTAGCGTGCTCAATACGATCAAGTATGCCTTGCCATCTATTAGGATCCCACTCAACATTTTCAAATCTAGTTTCAGTAGGATTATCTCTATTAACAAAAGCCAATTTTGCTTGGTGGATACCAGTTATAGCCATGTAAGCAGTTAACTGATCCCTATAGTTTTCAGGTACATGTCCCCAACTACGATCACCTTGAGTTTTGATGTCTATAATTTCTGGTGCGCCATTTTCGCCTCTAATAATAGCATCAAGAGTACCTGATATATTGTGTTCTTTATCAAATACGCTGACTTCAGCGCCTACTAATATACCAGCATCTTTAAGCTGTCTTTGTATAAGTTTGTGCGCAGTAGATCCAAATTCTACAATATCTTCTGCATCTTCACCTTCAAGAGGAGCAGTAGGATTTAACCACTTTTCAATGATTTCTTGCTCTGTTCCGCCAAGTACTGATCCTCGAACTCTAAGTGGCTGTAACCAAGGATGAGTGTCGATAAAGGCTTCACCTGGAAGATTAAGTTCTCCCATTTCAGTTCTAGTATAAGGGTCTCCATTTTGGAATTTACTAGGTAACCAGCTAGGCATATTATTAGTGTAAGGAGAATACGCGTCTGTATCTTGTGACTCTTGAGGTATAAATCTACGAATAAAATCACCGTAAAGACCACTAGCTTCACCATAGTCTCCCATCCACAACATTCTATTTAAGCTTCTAGTCTTTCTATAATCTTGAGCCTCAAATGCACCTGTTTCTTCAGGATAAAAAGGTAGACGCTGCATTACTGCACCATATATACCCATCTGCTCACGAGCAGTATGTAATGTACCTGCAATGAAATTATGTAAAGAGTCTTCTTCTACTCGATCAATAGGTATTTCTTTGTGCAAGCTAGAATGGATTACACCTCCTCTATGCCCGTAACCAGGATAAGTACCATTTCCTTGGCCTGAATATGTTCCTCCACTAAGAATTACACCTTCACCGGCACCAGTCATTTTAGCAGGGTAACCACCACCAAAAGCTCCAATAGCAAGAGGGCCAAAAGAATTATTACTGTTAATCATCCAGCCTGTACCTGTGAAAGCAGCTGGTTCATTACCTCCTCCTATATAAGGTCTATCTTGAATATGTTTATGCTGGAACCAGTGAGGATGCACTAATAAATTAAGTGGCGCTAAAGGATTTTGCAGGTTAGGTAAAAATGAGTAATTAGGATTAGAAATATCTACGTTACTAGCTTCGGTCCAGTGACTAGTCCATCTTCTGTAAAAGTTAGGCCTAAAGTAACTGACTTTACCTCCAACAAGAGGTAGTCTGCTACCAATAATCCATCCTCTACCTTCTCTAACTCCTTCATTGCCATAAAGTAAATAATCTCTTTCTTCTTGCTCACTTCTAGGCTGTTGATATTGATCTAGACCAGGCAGTAAATTTACAAGTCTTTTTGAGCTTTCTGTTAAACCAAATGTGTCTCTTACTTTGGCAAAATCTATTCTGGCATTACCTATTAAATTGGCAGCCATATCATCTATACCTGGTAGTCCAAAATGGTGCATATTAGCATTGTAGTTTTTGTATAGCTCAACACCAATATAAAGAGGTAACACTCTCTTACCTAAGAAACCTAAACTACTTCTAAGTAACGTAATTCGATCTTGAGTAGGCAAACCAAACCCAACTTCCTGAGCAATATGATGCGGCATTTGTAGCATGATTTGAGTCATAGCTCCAAATTGTCCCAGTGCTTGGTCTGGATACGCCATTGATTTAAGATAGTCACCTACACCAAAACCTTGTTTAGCCAAGTCCTTGAACAGTTCAATCTTATCTTTATTATCTTTATTTAAAAATTCACTTAGGCTAGGAATATTAGTTCTAAAAGTTGAATACCTTGCATCACTTAAAGGGTTATCTAATAGTTCTTTTGGAAGCCAAGGTCTACCAGGTTTAAATCGGTCTTGAATAGTTTTAACAATACCAAAATCATCTACTAACTCAGTAAGACGTGCATTTTTCTGTGTAATATCTAATCCGGATATTGAATCTAAGTTTTTAGCTATAGAGTCAAGCATTTTAGCTTTTACATATTGGTTATCGCTTAATCCAGTTACTTCATTACTATCAAGCAGCAATGTACCTAATTCACCTAATCTAGCTAAATTAATATGAGGCACATCTTGGCCCATTTCATTGCGATAATCAATAACCTGACTCATCACGTCTCTAAGTTGTGCAGGAGTCTTAAATCCTCTGCTATCAAGAGCATCTATAAGTGCATGTTTAGGAATTGTACCAGATTCTACCTGATCTTTGATGCTTATTACGCCTCTCTCTATGTCAGAACCTACAAGCTTAGATATCTTGGATAGACCTAAACCATGTACAGTTTCTGCCAGCAAGCCTTCTTGTAGTAGCTCCATTTTATGGCTTAGATTATCTGAGCCCATAATCTTATTGACTATGTTTTGAGCTATTCCTCCTTCTGCATTTCGATACAATAAAAGTTCTTCTTGATCCTTTCTTAACATGTTTATAGCTTGATAGAAAGGAGTTGCAGCTGTATGGAATAGATCACTAGTTAAATTGGTTAAAGTAGTTCTGGCATTATTTTTATCTCTTAAATTAGGTAAATTAAGTAAATCAATAGTAGCTTGAGCATTATCTGACGCACCTAATAATCTATGAAACATCTGCCAAAAATCAGCACCACCAATATGTCTTAGATCAATTTTATTAGACTGGCTTAGATCAGAAATATGTTTAAGTGTGCCACTTGCATCTATGGGAGCTTGTTTAGCTTCATTAATTAAATGATTCAATGCCTTAAATACTGATCTTTGATCTTCAATATTACCTGCGTGTGTTTTCATAAACTCACTTAACATAAGTGGATGAATATTTTCTATATCTACAGATCTTCCTTTAGGAAATAGTTTACCTACTGCTAATTGAAAAGCAGCATTTTTACCTCTAACTTCAAACCCGTTAGGTCCCATTCTTAAGTCAGCAATATGAGGTAAACTTTCATATAAGTAATTATTAAATTTGGTTTTACTGTGCTCTTCTCTAAGTGTTCTAAGAGTATGGAAAAAGTCTTCTGGAACTTCACCCCGTACTTGACTTAGTTTTCTATGATGCGGGCTAGTTCTCTTTTTAATACTAGTAAACTTTCCAGGAAGTAATTCTAGTACCCCCTCACTTCCTTCCTCATTAATACGATTAGGAGTTAAAGCTAAAATTGCATCTCCAGCTTGCATTAATTTAGTATGAGGAGTAACAACTGACCTAATCTCGGCTATACGCATTAATTCAGGGCTGTGCGCTGCAAAACCTAGGTCAGCTACTATCTCTTTAGTAGGACTAAACAATCCTTTGAAAGTTTGTAAAGGAATTTGAAATGCGTAAGGAACAAGTGGTACTTGTAATTCTCTTCCTGCCTTTTCTAAAAACGCATCTTTTTTACGGCCAAGAGCATTTAAACTTACTATTCTATGGTCTTTATCTACCATTAAACCTGTATTTGATCTACGTAAAAGATCTAATACTTGATCCTTTTCAGCATAAGAGTGCATGCCTCCCATTTCTTCATAGCTAAAAAGCTTATCTAAAGATTTATGAGTTCTTGAAAGCAAAGCATCAACTCTACTTTCACCTGGTTCTAAATGATTTAAAGCATGAATACGTTCTAGGTGCTGTTCTACCATTCTTCTAGTAGCTACATTTTCAGCTTTATTCTCTAATTGGCCCCATGTAATATCTTCCATTGTAGATAGACCAAGTACACGTTTAGCTGCTGTAGCTTTAGATTTCTGGTATATACTAGATCTTTTCATCCAGTCAACTACAGTTTGTCTATTTTTAGGAGAACTCATTAAATCAATAAGAGCTTTCTTTTCTGCTGTTGCTTTAACTCTATCATCTATAATTTTTCTAAATGCAGTTTCTTGCTGAGAAACAGATTTAAAATTAAAACTAATACCTAAATGTTTAGCTTCTGCATTGAATTTTTCAAGTATAGGAGTCTTTAAAAATGTTTCTTCTGCTTCACTACCTCTAGAAGCACGACCAATTGCACTTAAATGAGGTACCAGCTTATCTTTATTTAGGTTGTATGCTGACTCTGTTTCAGGAGTTACATGTACTGCTAAACCATCCAAGAAATCTTCAATGCGTTTTGATCTGGTTACAGCACTAATAGGTTGTCTACCAAGTTCTTCGGATATATTGAAAATAGATTGAACTTCTCTACTAAATTGGGAATTTATAACACTCTCTTCAGAACTTAGAACATCTCTAATACCCAACTTACCTGCGTTACTAAGCTCGCCTAGTAGACCTATACCAGATCTACCAGCGTACTTTAATAGTGGTTTAGTAGCTACTAAACCTAATGCAATAATACCTGCTGTCTTGGCTACGCCTAGTACTTTATGTATTATTCCTGGATCTTCAGCATTTTTTCCATAGTAATTACTGAATCGACTCATTTAGTTTTTCTTTTATTCTTTAGGTTAACAGTTGCCACATCATCTTTAGTTAGAATTAAACCTTCTACTTGTTTAGGCTTAACCCACTTAAACTCTTCCACATTAACCTTTTTATCTGAAACTTGTAAGTCTTGAACTTGGTGACCTACATTACTGTAATCAGTACCTACCAGCGGTATAGTAGTTGCTGCATCCTGAGTTTCAGGAGTACCAAACAAGTCGTCAATCTTTTTACCTGTCATAGATTGGAATAAAAATTTACCTAGCATTACATACTTAGCATAATCAGCTGGATCACAATTATACAATTCTCTTAGGCTACAACCTGCAACAAAACCTACTGCACCAGCTTCAATAAGTCCTTCAGGAGTTTCCATCCACGCTACAGCTTCTTTAAGCGTCAAAGCTTCTTCAGTTATTCCGCTAACCCGATAAATTTCATCCAGCAATCTTTTAGTTACACCGTACAATTCAATTTCCCAGTTACGATTACCTAATACACACATTTGTAAAGCATATGTATCTGACTCATTTTGCCCAGACTTAGTACCTGCTAGTCTTATTTCTTCTCGTGTTAAACCACGAAATATATAACTAACAAGTTTTTTTTTGGAGTTCGGTAATTGTATTTTAAACCAACGATATCGTCTATCTAAGTTAGGTTCGTTGGTTTCAATAGGTTGTGACATTATAGTTTAATCTAGCTTAGCGTAACTAAAATTGCAATTTTTCCTTTTAAAGTTCTTCTATGACTGCTTCTTCAATAAATCCAGAAACGTCCATAACAGATTTCCAAAGTACCTTTACGATACCTCCTGGAATTTTACCGTCCCAACCTACATTAGTAGGCCAAACAGTAACACATTTACATCCTGTTAATTCTTCATCATTAGAACTTTGAAGTGTAGCTACATCACCTTTTGTAAGAGGTCTAACTACAAATACCCATCTATCAACTGTAATTTTAAATAAAGAAAATGGAACTTTTTCTTTTAGCTCTGCAATTTCTTCTTTAGTAATATCACCCCAATACTCAAAGTCTGTGATAACTTCCACATACTCACTAGGTCTAAGAGGCCTATCTAAAATATCTACGTCTAAGAAGCCGCTCTTTTCTTGAATATTTTTAACTATTTGAGGTACTAATCCTACTTGAAAATTAAGTTTATCGTCTTCAGTTATGGGAGGCCAAACAACGCATTCATCAAAAATATAAGTCTCAACCTGGTCTAGAGGCAGTAAATTGCCTTTTAAAGTTTCATCTTTAACAAGTTTTCTAACTTGCTTCATCATATCATGACTAATTTGTCTGAATACGTACTTCTGTGAGTTAGCTCTACGCTTCTCATTATAGGTCATCAATGGCTCATCTGGGCCATAAATAGACTTAAGCTGTTCAATTATATCTGGTGTTAGTTCTTGGTGCATGTTTCTTTCCTTTCTAGCCATACTCATTTTGAATTTAGTTTCTTAAATTTTCTGCTTTAATTATACGTCTCCAGGACCTTGAGATGTGTTTAATGGTGTGTTGGGGTTTCTATTTGCGTTATTTTGATTGAGTGCTGTTTTGACTGCTCTACTAGCTGAGCCGCCCACATTTTTAAGAATTCTTATATCTCTAGCCATAAATGAATATGTTTCATTAATAGATCTTCCATCGTCTCCAATTGATCTACCAGATCCTTGTATTTCTACTCCAACCAGTCTGATACCTGTGCCCATTCCTGGCATATCAAGATTACTATAGCTAGGTGCTGTAATAGTAGTATATCCAATAGAGTTTAATCTTAATATTTGAGCAGAACTCATTTCAGCTCCAAATAGAATATCGAGATTAAAGCCTTGATCTTTCGTTTGAAATAGACCTTGTGATGTATTAGTTTCGTAATTATTAACAGGAGAAGAAATAGAAGCTTGATCGATTTTCCTGGCCGATACAAACTGCCTAGCAATATCAGGGTTACTTAATTTATTTACTGATATTGACTGATTGCCTGAAAAGATATCTGGGCTAATAGGAAGTATTGTGTTAAGTGGTTTACTAGGATTTTGCACTGCCAAGTTGCCTGGACTTTGACTGGACAATAGATCAAGTAAAGCAAATAAATATCCGTCTTGCTTAAAGTTTACAGTTAACTCTCCATTTACAGATCTAGCTCCATGACAAATTCTAGAACACACATATTTTGAGTAATCATAAAAAGCTCTGACTTGTTCTTGTACCATATAATTGATTTGAATGGCATCTTCAATTTGAATATTGTTAGCATAAACTTTACAGTTCATACCATTCCAATAACTGGAATCAATTATTTTATTAGTGTACATGGTTATATATTTTAACTGCCTTTAGCAAGTTTTACAAGAGGATTTGGAGGTCCGTATAGCTGGTTAGAAATATTCTGTACCATAGGAACTTGAACTGTTTGTTGGGTTCCTGTAGTTTTCTTTACTGTGGATGTAAGAGACGTACAACCATTAGCCATCCATGAATACATACTTGTAAGTTGAATACCTTCAACACTTACATTGTGGGCTTGGTCTAATATAGTTATACCGAATATCTTAATTGTGTCTACAGTACCTCTACTATCAATAAAATCTAAATGCATATCTAGTGGAGGTAATTGATCCACATTTATAAGTTCTACGTTTATTCCGTTATTACTTGAATTACCGTTTATAAAAGATGCGTATTGGTTTATAGCTTCAGAAAACGGATTACCTCCAAGTACAGTAAAACCAAAACTTCCGGCAGTTGTTCGATGTCCATAAAGAAACGCAGCTGGTCCCACTAATCCGAGTCTAGTTACTATATATTTGTCTCTGTGCGTATTTAATGAAACTAGATTAAGGCCTCTTAAAGTCATGGTTGCAGGTGCACCATTATAAGGCTGAAAAGGTAATATCAGAGTTGCCTGGCAGCTATCATAACTAAATGTCTTAGGAACAAGTGCGTCACTAGTTAAGAATAAAGTTTTTTGAGGTTGTAGTTTACCTGGAATAGCTGAGTCTATTAGAGGCATACTTAAAGTAGAAGGGCCCATCTAAGTAAATAGAGGGCCCTTATAAGAGAGATTAACTAATATTAGCTAACTGGAGGAATAAATGCATATCCCTGTAGAGATGTAATAGCTCTCCAAGGACTTACACCCAAGGCTAAATAGCTAACACCAATTGCATTGCTAATATCTGCGCTACTAAAACCACCAGATTCTGTGGTACATTGGATTCCAAATATACTGCATTTAGCAGCTTGTCCGCTTCTAGCCACACCAATAAGTGTAAGGTCAAAAGGAGGAATCTGGTCTACATAGTTAATATTTGTGCTTCCCAGTACATTTGCAGTTGCTTGAGCAGCTTGCTGAACAAACAAGTTATACTGGCTAGCTGTAATACCACTTAAACCTAATGCTTTGATTTGTGTTTGAGTAGCATTTGTAGTAGCACCTGTTGGTTGTTTAGTTGAACCAGTTGTACCTACACCACCAATAGTTGTATTAATTGTAGGATTAACAAAGTTTTCATTTGTAGTAGCATTCAAAGATGCAGCTACAGATTTATCTGCACTCCATAAAGCACCTTGTGTATTAAAACCTTGGCTGCTTAATTGGAATACCTGCTCCAACAATGCGTGTCTATCGTATTGGCTAAATATTAAAGTGCCACCAATTTGTCGACGACCTGTTGTATACGCAACAGCGTCTCTGTCTCCCATAACATAGTTAGGAACAGCATCGACTTGTATAGTCCAGCTAGCTGATTCTAAGTTAGTTACCGGAATTTGGTTAATATAAGCACCAATATCACCACCAGTAAATACAGTTCTAGATGCCTGACTAGCAGCATATATCTGGTTAACAGCAGGGTTACTGCTGTTACCTAGACTAGAATTGTATGGGCTGTATGCGTATCGAGTAAGTTGATTCGTATTCATTTTAGTTTAGCTCCTATTAAGAGGTCGGATTTCTGACCGCCAAAGTTAGGTAAATGCGTCTCAATGCTCTGCTAGGATTAATTTCCAAGTAGACATGGATCGCTCCAAGTTCTGCATCGTTTCCTACCAAACTAATTCTGAAGTCATAACCATTACCTTTAGAACCCATAACACCACCACTGTTATTGTAACCTTCCATAATGTTAGTTACAACAGTTTCCATGGCAGCAATGGCCTGTGCATTAGTTGGACCACCATAAAATGGTTGTAGACCAAGATCTACATCATTCATGATAGAATTTACAAGGTGAGTTAGCTGATCTTGTCTAAAATAGTCAGATCTGCTAGACATTGTTGGGTCATCATAGACCATCATAGGTCCATTAACATTGTTCTTGTTGCTGATCAAACATACAAAAGCACCAGAACCACTTATGTTATTGGTAGGATCATAGCCTACACCATTAACAAGAGAGTCTACATACTGTTTAGGATACTTAACTCCATATCCACTAATAGCTGGTAAACTTTTACCTACCAAAGAACTTTCAGGTGGAACAGTTGTCAAAGTCGCAGCATATGTTGGGTGCCACATATCAGAATAAACTCCAATATCAGGATGCTGGAATAGAACTTCTGGTCCAGCAATTACGCTTAATAGACCTCCAAAGTCTTTAATTCCTACAACACCATCTGTTCTCAAGAATCCTTGAAGAGCAATAGCTCCAGCATTGATCCATCTACGAGAAGCAGAATACAAACCAGGAGTAGTATTCAACAAGTTATTTGTCAAATAAGAAACTATACTTGAATCATCTCTTAATCTAGGAGGTCTTACACTCATAAATCCACGAGTTGGTCCTATATTAATTGTCTGGTTATCCAAGAACTGTGCAAAGTCCCATGCAATTGTAGTAGATCCTGCAGAACCACCATTGACAACTTGGTCGTCAAAATATATGGAGTTTAAGCAGTAACTATCAAATCTCTGGTTTAATCCTTCTAATGTATCAAATGTTCCTGTTACAGGACCAGTTAAACATGTAGCTAAACCATTTACACCATTTGCTTGGTCTGGACCAAAGTCTTCTCCAACAGCACGAGTACCATAAGTACCGCCTTGCAATGTAACTGTTCCACCTGTTCCAATAGATGTATAAGCATTGTTATACCATGTACTTGGGAATGTATCGTAGTGAATGTGAATTGTTTTATTCTGAGGGTAAGTATTGATAGCAGTGATCAAGTCAAGTACGTTAAGCCCTGAAGAGAAGGTTGTAACTACTGTAGAACCTTTCATAGTAGGCTGGGTAAATGTTGCCTGAATAGCACCTGCTACTGGAGCAAGGTTAAGTGTTACACCATTATATATACGTCCAGGATATAGCGCTCTTACGTCTAAAAAGCTACTAAAAGCACCTGTACCAGCTGCAGTATTGCCGCTTACACGACAAACCCAAATATTGGTACAACCACTATTAATGGCTTGCATTATGTCAAGTGGAATCGTAGCTCCATTTGAAGCGCCAGATTCAGTGCCTGTTCTAGGATCCAAATGACCATTACTATAGCTAGCAGGACCAAACAAAGCTTCTGCTGACGTGTAGTCTGTAATCTGAATAGGCTTATTAAGGGGACCGTCTAAAGCAGTGCCTAAAAAGCAGCACGACTCCGAAACGGGTCCTGTAGGGTTTTGTTTAATCTTTCCGCTAATCGGTGTAAAGATAGTTTGCATTATTTTCTCCTAAGCTAATTTGCTGACCAACCCAAAAGTGCGGGTGCAGCTCTAGGTGTCATGGTTCTTGGTACTGCTAAGCTAGTTGACTTACCTAAAGCATACAATACTTTAAATGTGTCTCCTACACTTGGTGTGGCACCTTTTCCGTCATTCCAATCAATATATCTGATATTGTTCGAATCCATACGTACACAGTAATCTATTCCTGGCTTTAGAAGCCTGACGCCTCCAGTAAGCATGAAAACTCCATTTATCTGTGTAACTACTTGATCATTGAGAACCGGTATATTGAACTTGGTATCTGTGGATGTTCTTTGGAATACCACACATTGAGGTTCATCTCCTGTTACAATGTATTTTGATATAAATCTAAGTTCAACCTCAGACCTACTTTCACGAACAGGTACCGTAGCAGTGAACCTGATGTATCTTGCAATGACGTCATCTTCATGTCTTTCTTGAAGATTTAGGTCAATAGTTTGTTGAGTGAAGCAGAGTGTAAAGCCTGGATCAGCTTTTTTCAAAGCCCCCTCACACAGTACAATCATTTTTTCAAGTAGCCAAGCTATTTTGTCTGCCTCTGCACTGCTGTAACTAAATACAGCAAATTCAAAGTCCAGCATATGTTCTTGAGTATACTCAGCATATAAAGTTCCGTCTGGAGTAGTTTCAAGCCAACCAGTAAGCTGTGCTTTAGTAGCTTGTTTTCTTCCAGTAGGGCCGGTACCTACACTTCTTCTAACTATACGCCAACTAATTTTGTTTCCAGTTACTTCTTTTGTAGGATAGCTTTCAGAAACTTCAACATTAAACTGTGCAAAGTTATCCTGAATAAGCGACCAAATTACAACTGGCACATCATAAGGACTAATAGACGATAAAGAGTTATTAGGTTGACCAATAGGAACACCTGTATCTATGCCTATCATACTTGAATAGAGGATACTATTTAGTAAAAATACGTTATTTATTACGAACTGTGAACTGTATATTTAGTATTTCAGAGTCTATTGCGCCACTTATTGTAACAGTCATGGTGTCGTAAATAGTAGTTACCTCAACCCAGTCAAGCTCTAAAAATAGTATTTTATCTAGTAAAGCACTCAATGCAGCTGCTATTGTAGGTTGTGGACCATCTTTGAAATACTGTCCAATATACTGTTCACAATAAGTAGCTGAAGTACTTAGTATTTCACATATTTTGGAATTCCAAACAAACGTTTTCTGACTTGCAATTGTGCAACCTTGATATGTGCATACACCTTTTCCTATGTGTCTAGTAATTGCCATTAATCCAGAACCTTTTAAATAGGCCAAATCATCTCCACTTAATTCCGGACTAAAGCTAGTAGCATCCACTGCAATGTTGGTAATATTTTTACCATTAACATTCGAAAAAGCAATAGCTACACCTTCTGCTGCATATCTAGTTGTATCTTGACCATCTAGAACTGTATTAATTTTACCTACTGTAGCAGTTACAAAATCATGTCTTAAAGGCACCGCATTGGCCACAGTAGTCACGTAACTAGAAGTAGGGCTTGTATAGCTGGGAGCATTGCACATATACAATCTAGGTTGACTAGTAGGTGATTGATTATATGCGTAAACAGCATTTACTAAATTTTGATCTAGCTCTTCCAAAAACAAAATATGAGTACAGTCACTTGGAATGTCAGTATATCTTAAGAACTCAGAAATACTACTGCCTGTAATTGTACCATCTGATCCACCACTTAAATAACCACTTACAATTGGAATTAATGTAGTTGTATAAGATAAACTACACGGACAAATTCCCCATAAATAATCAGAGTACATTTGCTCTTGTATATCTGAAGCTGGTCCTGTATACTTTAAGACAGGATAATCTGGATCCAATCCACCAACTGTTACACTACTTACACCATCACTAATTACCCAAACTTTATTGTATTTAAGACCTGCATACCTAGATTCAAAATCCCAACCACTAACACTTAACGTAGCAAATGTGCCGCCTATACGAGCAACATAAGGTAGATATTGATTTACTTGATTGTGTTTGCGCGCTGCAAATATTAAATCAGATAACCCTAAATAAGGAGTATAACTTAAATCTACTAAATTAGTTTCAGGTGCGCTAACTTGGCCTATAGGCCCAAATGTCATTAATTGACCACTAACAGCAGGGTTAAATAACTGATTTACTTGGCCATTTACTGAATTACTAGGAGTCAACCAAGGTAAATAATCTAGTCCTTGACTACTAGCTGTAGGTGTAATATAACATCTTTGAGTATAGTTGCCACCCAAAACTTGTTTTAACTGGGTTTCTGATGTAGGCACCCATACTTGATTACACGGACCATCAATTGCCGTGCCTATGATACATAGTTTATACATAATTTACCATATATTCTGCTGAGACCATACTTCTTTTTGCAGTACTTTTGCTTTATATAAATAAGGTAATTGAGAATTTCCCCAGTTTTTTAGGTAGTTAGCTTTTTCTGCTCCACAGTTAGACCAGCCTATTTCTCTTTCAAAATGATTGTTTACTACCTTAATAATATAAATATTTACAATGTTTAAAGGTCTGGCTACTGGATATACTGGTATTTGACTAGAAGATTTATTCCACTCACACACCATTACTAAATCTTCAATAGCCGGCTTTACGTTTCTAGGAAAATCAATGTTAGCTGTGTTGTAAGCTATATAACCAGGTTCAAGTCTGGCATCTGTTTCTCTAATACTCAAATTAGCTTCTTCTAAAATTATACGTGCAGGCACAATTTGTGGAGTTGTTAACATTCCTAGACCCCAACATTTAGCGCAAAAGCTAGTTGTATACTCCTCTTTAGATTGACGAGCTAAATCATAATGTAAATTACATAAAAATCTAGAGTCTTTCCTAAAATAAATTACCCACTGACAATTTTCGTATATAAAGTTTTGTGCTTCAATACCAAGTGGATCAGTGTTAGGATCTGGATTAGTACTTAAATTCCACTCGTTTGAAGATATGCTAGGTTGATTCATAATTAAGCTCCAGGCCAGTGTCCTGTACTAAAGGCACCTCTGCCACCACCAAATCCTTGTCTAGGATGTGCAGTTGAACCTACACTCAGATCGTAATTCCAGTTACCATTAGACCACAAACTACTTGGACTTGCGCTAAGTGCATTGTTTGCAGGTGTTAATAGTTCTTGATAAGCTAGTAATTCTTCTTGTGCATCTTTTTTAGCAGCTTGAATAGCAGCCAAAAAGTCTTTATCTACCTTAACAGTATCATCTCCCAATGTTCTGGTCTTACCAATATTGAACATTTCTCTTCTAAGTATAGCTTGAAGCATTAAATAAGTAGCAGCAGCTGCAGTCCACTTTAATAATCCGTAACTATTAAGATTAGGAGTATCTCTTACAAATTGCTCTTTTAATTGGTCACCTAAAAATGTGTCTACACCAGGAAAGAATACAAGTCCATAATAACGTGCTTTAGCCTCCAAGCTAGCAACGTAGATATAGTAATTGATTAGGTCATCCGGTATATTTATATCACTTCCCATAAATCTAGCTCTTATTTCTCTGATAGAAATATAGTATGGATCATATTGGCTAGTAAAGTAATATACTAAATCTGTGCCTAATTGATTACCGTAAATATCAGTTGTATCCCAAGGAATAGTTAATTGATATCTGGTATTAGTTTTAATAGAATCAGATGGAGTAAAGTAAACTGCACTACCTGGACTAGACCAAGTACCTGACAAAGTTGATGCTATGTAAGTTGCAGGTTCATCATTTCTAGGTAGCAGAGACTCAGCTGTAATAGTAAAATTGACACTGCTTAAAGGGTTATTAAATATTACTCCTATTTGAGGAAAACTAGGCTGATTACTTAGACCATTAGGCCAAGTATTTCTAATCCATTGAAAAGGAAGTGGATCAGACCAGCCAGCTTGAGTAGTTGGGTGTGCTTGTCTGGTTTCTCCGAAGTAAAATGAATAAACACTAGACCAAGCTCCAGTAGCAGAAGATGTACTTGCTTGTACTCTCCAATAATAAGAAGTATCAAAAGGAAAGTAGCCAGCAGGAGTTACACTTAATGTACCGTCACTTCCAGTTTGCGTAAAAGTAAATGTACCGTCATAAGTATTATTTGCAAAGTCAAACTGCGTGCAAATCTGTAATTTGTAGTTTACAACTCCAGTAGCTGGTATAGCTCTAAATTGAAAGGCAGGGAAATAATTGAGTACAACAGCATCAGTAGGACTTACTGTTTGCACTTTGCTTACAGGACTATTGCTTAAAGTAAATTCCCATCTATAATCTTGTTGGCTATGTCGACCTATTACATCTTTGACTCCATTGTTTACAATTACAATGTAAGTTTCTCCGAACTCAAGAGGAGAAGAAGGATTTACTATTACTTGACGTTCAGTAGGTAAATAATTATTGTAAGATATTGGAACTTCAATACCTGTACTCTTTCTAAGCAATACTACAAATTGTTCAAGTTGAAGAGGATCACTAAATTGAGTAGGTACAACGTTTACATTCCAGCTAAACGCTATTTTTGTAAGCGGATCACTTACTGGTCCATTAGCTGATATTGGGTATCTATATGTTATAAAAGGAAGATCCTGCATCTAATTAATTTCCTAGCATAGACTCGTATTCATGAACCATAAATCCAATAACAGATAGAGCTTCTAGTTTTAACATGTTTACTAGGTCAGCGTATTCTTGTTGGTTCATGCTTAAATAGAGCAATTCAAATATCACGAGCATTATTTACGAAGTTCTATGCTAGGAAATGCAAAAGATAATATTGACACATTAAGACGGTCAATTGAATATTTAGAAAAACAAAAAGAGGTAGGAACTTAATCCTACCTCTTCAATCCAAGTCAATCCTTATTGCAATTAAACTGATACAGTGTTAATGGTAAATAAGGAGGTGTAGTTCTGTGCAATTCTTACGTTGTTAGCAACGCTTAGACCCCAACCCTGGTCTTTGACAGAGATACCGCAGTATTTTCTAGCTTTCAAACTAGTTGCGTCTGCATACCAGTTATCCATCTGATCCATTTCTGTGTCTCCTCTTGTAGCCAAGAATAGAGAGTTATCTTTGTCAATAACATACACATTTGTTGTCAATGCTGGAGCCAAGCTGGAACCTGCACCAGTTAAGGTGTAGTTCTCCTGATAAGGTAGAGCATAGTATGGAACATACTGGATACCAAATGGGATGCTAACTTGCTGATCAAACTGTGGAGGTCTATTCCAAATACCTGCACCAAGTTGTCCACCCTGGAAGAACTGAGCTCTCAAGATTGGGTCCTGTGCAAAGATTGGCCATGCAAGAGGATGAGCTAGGAAGTGAGTACCTTCATACTTTCTGCCAAGCAATACGCTCATCATTTTAACCAAGTCATTGTAGCCAAAAGATGCGTTCCAGTTTTGATTAACATCTACACCACTTGTACGGAATACAGAGTTGCTAGATTGGTTATCAAAAACTACCTGAGATTTAGTAGTCAAAGCTGTGAATAGCAAAGACTCAATCTTTCTGTCGATAGCATTGCTCAACATTCTAAGATTCAATTCGATCATTGGCCACATAGAATGCTGTATAACTTCTTCAGAAATAGCAGATCCGCAACCGATTTTTCGAAGTCGAATAGCTGTAAAGTGCTGAGTAAAAGCAAGCTGTTGACTTTGGTAGGTCTGACCTTCACCCATTTCAAATGCCTGTAGTGCTGAGACCTCAGGGAATTCAATGGTTAAAGGACTATCTTTTGGTAGTTCGACAATATCAGCAACCTGATTAGTTAAGAAGAGGTTTGGCTCTCTTCCTTCCATCAAGATGTTACTGATAACACGAGGGAAAACAATGGAGACGTCTGCAGTAGACAACGCTTCGTCAACGTTGATACCTACTGCTTCAATCTTTTCTTTTCCGTCAATGGTGTGGCCTGTAAACTGACCATGAAAGAATTCTTGTGTATCATTAAGTCTTTCAAAAGCCAAATCAGGTGTAATAGTGTTACCCGAGTTTTCTGTTCCTAGCTTCCAACCGTTTGCGGCTACGTACTTTTCAAGTACGGGTTTCATCGCAGCAGCTCTTGCTCTTTCCATTAGAGAATAAGTATTCATTTCTTTTATTTCCTTTAATTCCTAGTTACGTTACTTAACCCAGATTCTAAGAGCAGCAACAACGTCAGCTAGATTCAAGTGAGCAGGTACTCCATAAGCAATACCACTAGGTGTTGCATAAGATGTGTTTCCTTCCCAGTCTGTCTGAACAGGAGATGTAGAAGCTCCAGCTGCAGGTACATTGAAACCGTCAGTTAGACCTAGCAAACCACCGCCCCAAATTACAGCTCCGTCTCTTGGGTCTGTAATGTAGCTGTAGCTGACCTGGACTGTCATGCTACCACCATTGTAACCTGTAACGTTGTCACCAATAAAGATGTCACCAGTTCTCCAGTTTACAGTGTGGTATAGACCAATAAAGTAAGCAGATGTGTCGTATAGAGCTTGGCTAGCAGGTAGTACGAAGTAGTTTCCGCCTGTGTAGTTTGTAGCGTTACCGTTCATGTCAATGACAGTTGCGTTGGTAACCTGTACAATTACAGGATAGTAAACAGACATCGGATTTGGTGCACCTAGAACTCTGTACTGTTCGTTAGCAACAATAGTTGTTGGTGTTTCAAGTGCAACTGGTGTTACAGGGAAACGACTAGCAGACAACTTAAGAGGAGGCCAGTTCATTGTATCAATGGGAGCAGCTTCAACCCACTTCAAGAAGTTATCAGTGTTAAGCAAGTCAGAAATACTTCTGATTCTTTCGCACTCACCAGCAATTTGATCAGCATCCTGTCCTGTAGTATAGGTAACAGTTGTGATAGCGCTAGCCAAAGAAGTTGGAGAGAAGGTAGCCTGCCAAGATCCGCCCACATAACTTAAACTAGAAGTTACGCCAGGAATCAAAGCTCCAGCTGTATTGAAAGCTCCACTTACAAGTGGTTTAATACCAGGATATACAGCAGAACCCAAAACTTGAATTGCACTTGCAGAACCTGTACTAGAAGCAGATCTTCGAGCAAGCCATTTAACTGGTTTACCTCTGTGCTTGTAGCTAATTACACTAGTTGAAGTTGTAGAACCATAGTAGCTAGTAATATAGTCTCCACCACTCAAAGTACCATTTGCGCCGTTAATACTAAGCACGAAAGGTAGTTCAGCCTGGAAAGCTCTCTTATGACGTACAGTGTTGCTATCTCTCATGAAGAAGCCTGTTTCTTTGTACATCTGGTTAATGCTCATTCCAGCTGGGGTCAAGTTTTGACCGTCATGAAGAGTCAAAGTAGTTTTGCCTGTATCAGCAAGTGTCTGTCTGTAATAAGCTGCACCACGACCATTTGTATAGCCATAGGAAACAAATCGACCCCTTGGAAGAACTACAGCACTAGCTGGATCGAACGGATCGACACCAACTGCTGGTAGCCAAGAATCAACAGTAAATTCACCTGCAGGTACAACACCTACATTATCAAGGGAAACCTCAATTTGAGGTGCCCATATTCTATTTGCATTTGCATTTGCCGGAAATGCTCCGTACATATCGCCAATCATTAGTTTTTCTCCTTAGAGTTCGGGTTACGTTTTCCCTTGGGGTAGCTTAATTTAGTAAATAATTCTACTGGCAAACTTTCATTTGTTTCAGTCTCAATTACTGCTTCTACTGGTGCGGGAACTGTTTGAACAGTATCTACTTGAATATTTTCAGTAAATCCTTTGTTTAGTAGGACTTTCAAAGTCGAAGTTCCAAATACTTGGTACTTACTAGAACTTTGTTCGACATCTTCCTTTGTGATCTTTTTGGATCTTACTAATCCAACTAAATCAGTCAAGTAATCTCTCTGTTCAGCCTCATTCAACAAAAAGTAGCTGACAAGAAATTCCTGGTTTAGAGAAACTGGAGCAGCTACACTTTCTTTATACTGTAATAGAGGGTCAGAATTTTCGATTAAATCGATGTTTTCTGATATCTCAGCCAAAAATGATTTGAATGTTTCAGTTTGTTCAGGAGTAAACCTATAACTTGTAGAAACAGCTTCAACATTATCTAGCGTTGATTGCAATTCATCCTTATTAGTAATAGAGAGTGGTGTAATGAGATTTTCAGTGCCAGTTTCAATAACAATTGGATAAAATACTAATTTATCTTCTGTTTCAGACTTTTTAGTACCTACACCTAAACTTTTAGCTTTTCTTGAAATACATTCTCGAATAGCTTCTTTATCTCCGCCTTTATATCGTCCAAGTAAACGCATAGCTGCAACAGCATGTGCTCTGTCATGTACAGGGAAAGATCTGTTAGGACCACAAAATGCACCATCAGGTAACTTGTCTCTACTAGAAGTTGTTAGTTTAGCTTCTGTACTAACTAGTTCATCTTCTGTATCTAGACCATAAAGTTCACTGAACAAAATAGGAAGGTCAGGCACTTCAACTTCATCAAATTCTCCGCCATTTGCCAAATAACTGGCAACAGCTACATTTAGAGATTCTAATGTAATGTCTCCGTAATGATTAATAGAAGCATCTTGTGCTTGTTTAAATAAATCCAAGTTTTTGGGTTTAGTTTTTGTGTCTGTCTCAGCTAAAAGAGCAGCAACATAACCATCTAAATGATTATTTTTAACAGTTTCATTTACACTTTTTTGTAGTGCTTCTTTTATTACTGCCTCTCCTTTTGACTGGGACAACTCTGTAATTAGTGAAGGGTCTTTAATAGCCGCTTCTAATTGTTCTTTGTAGTTCATAATTTCTCCATTCTAAGTAAACTCACTTTGTGGGCTACTTTTCGACCATTAGTCTCAATCAGAGCATAAGGCTCAGCTTCACTAGCAGGAAAACTAAGTGTAGTATTTTCTAAGCTAAACTTAGCTGTTTCCAAGCTAATTACCTTACCTTTAACACCAGACCCCCAACTAACATTGCTACCAACTTCAATCTTTGACGTAGTTTTTGGTTCAGTTACTGAATTTTCGGATTCAGTAGTATCAAAGCCATGGTTGATTAAATGTTGTTCTGTACCATTAATCCACCAAATATTAGTGCCTACATTTGCACTGTCTTCAATATAGCTAGTATCAAAGATACACTCTTCCATGCTCCACTGAATCTTTTCTCCTGTTTTAGCGTCAAAGAAATTAAATTCTTTGGTGCCTGTCTTTTTGTCTGCTAATAGTAGTCTAACGCCACCTAAACCTAGATCAACTTTTCTGTTGCCAGCTGTTTCTTCACTAGGTGCATTAACATAACTCATTTCACGACCTTTTAAGTCGTTCATAGACCAGTAACTTCTTTGACCATTATAGATTTGACCTCTTATATAGCTAGGTGCTTCACCACCTTCTTTATGAGCTTTAACCAAATCTATGCCGCTAATAGACTCAACAACCTTATTACAAACAGAACCAATACTTACAGTGTGATATATATTGCCTAATACACGCTCAATTGACGTTTGATCTGTAATGGCTGCAATAGCTGTAAGTGTACCGTCTCCTTCTTTTGTACCTGGGTCACCTTTTTTAGCAGGAGTTAAAACTTCATCTTTTCCTCTTTTTGAGAAACTAGTAGCTATTAAACGTCCCATAGGCGGGTCAGCTTTACCATATTCAGAATCTTGAAATCTATGCTCTGTAATAACAGGCTTACCATAAGGTTCAACAAAACTAGCATATCCTGTACCTAATTTTCTGTTGCCCTGAAGTGTCTCAGAAGGATAATATGTGAAATTACGAGTCAGCTTTCCAGAATGGATAGCTTCAATAAGAGGGTAAATAGCCCTCACTTCACTTATTCTTAAATCTGTAGCAATAGCTTCATTAATCTCATTCAAAGGTTTATCATAATCCTCTAAAAGAGGATTACATGTACCGTATTTGAATGATTCTCTTTGATATAATCCGTAGTTTGTAAACAACTTACACGTTCTCCACATATCTGGTCAACTTTAGAGGCACATTACTGGAATTTATTCCGCTCATTAAGTTTTGACCTCGGGGTTTGGATCGGTTACATATGCCATATATGCGCTTAGGCAACAAAACACAGTAACTAAAATGACAAGTACAATTGGAGGAAAAACATTGATCAAACAAGACAAAGCTAATGGGTTCAGCAATGCTATAAATGTGATCAGTAGCTTCCTGCCCATATTGGGTTTCATCTTCTTAACCTCTTATTTTTTTAATAGTACAGCATTTATGATATTGACAACAACACCAATAACTGTTATAACAACACTAGCAATAGCACCACGCTTCCAATTTGCGGTATCAGTTAATTTTCTAGTTTCCTCATTAATAAAATCTTCAACCGCACTAATTCTACTTTCATGATCTACAACTTTACTAGAAATAGGATCATTACCATCTCTAATAACCTTGACAAGGTAAGAAACATCGTTGCTTAGGAGCTGTACATCTGATTCTATCTTGTTGTAAATCTTTAAAGATGTATCTTTAAAGTCTTGCATAGACAACTCCAATCTGTCCTGTTTCTGCTCGTACCTCTCGATAATTGCAGATACTAATTTCTCATATCCTGGCACACTTTCCATATTAATCTCCTGTTAAACTTTGAATCAGCAACTCCATAAATGCTTCGGGATCGTCGATAAGTTCAGTCATTGAATCGTAGATGGAATAAAACTCTTCTTTTTCATATCCGAACTTATTATTCATCAATAAAATAAAATCTTCCAACTCTTCCGGGCAAGTAGGAAGCAGGTTTACTATTTGTTCTCTAGCTTTTGCTGGCTTAGGTCTAGGCTTAGATTTTTCAACCTTAACCTGTGCATCCGCCCCAACCTTAGCAGCATGTTCTGCTTCAGGTTTAGCAACCATATTAGAATAGAGCTTAGATTCGTTTACTGGTTTCTTGTTTTTAAGTCTAGATTGTAGTTGATCGTGGTCAATTGCATTCTTTGTAAACATATCTGCAGCGTGTGCTTCTTTCTTAATTGTAGCATCAGTATCTACATCGACAAATGTAAGATGTACTTCATCTTTTTCATTTCTAAATGGGTCGAAACCACCTTCCCACAAGATTTCATCAAATAAATGGAATTTAAGCTGCCTAGCCAGGTCAGTTTGCATCCATCTGACCCTGGTTAACATATCTTCTTTGGCTGCTCCAATAGCACCATCTCCACCAGACATTGTGCCTACTAAAAATGGACTGCTACCAATACTAACAATGCCACGAGTCAAGAAATAATCAAGATAACCTTCTGATCGAATTGCTTGAGATTCAGATCCCACAGGTGTAATTTCATGGTTATCAGTGGTAATAATTACTCCGTCAGGTGATCGACGTTGATGGAGCTGATAAGCTTCTCGAATTTCATTATTTACGCCTGCAAGTGGAGTTAAGATACGCTTAATTTTATGGTGAATCGTAGGCATGCTAAACTTTTTCAGCATAACTGCTACATTTAATTCTAAACCTCTCACCAAAGACCAGTCTTCAAGGCCAGCTAATATCATTCCTTGGCCCCATCTAGTATTTGCGCCTCTTTTATAGGTTATATGAGCTAAATCTACGTTATCTATGTACACATAAGGCTCATCTGCAATTGGTTGAACATTAATAAGTGCTTTAGACTCATCTAATTTAACTGCACCTGGAGCCACTAACTTCATTTTTTCGTGACTAAATAAGTCAGATATCACCCAACCATCAAAAATGTTGTCTTCGTTATAGTGGGTATTCATTCTAGAAGAATCAAAGATTTGCCAACTTGAAAGGGTATAAGGTCTGTTTTTATATAACGGTCTTTGTCCTGCTTCAGGTCCCCAACCACGATATTTTAGAAAAAATAGGTTGCCTGTTTTAATGTACTCGTTAATTCCACGACTAATTAGTGTTTTCCAGTCCTCTCCAGATTGGATACCCATTATGTGTAGTCGATTTTTCAAGTATTTAACTTGTTTGGGACTACCTTCTAAGTCAAAATCTCTAAATTGTTCACTAAACTTATCTACAACCTGCTTAATAATGCCTTCCATTGAATAAGCTTCATAAGCCATACGTATTTGATGTCTAACTACACGATCATGACGATAAGGAGTCATACCCCAAAATGTTCTGGTTGGTATGCCTTCTTCGTGAGCAGTTTGATTTATAATGGTTTCATTGTTAAAGATTGGTGAGTCTTCTTTAATTCCTAAATAACCAAAGTTTGAGGCTAGATTTATCATATTTATTAACTGCTTACATCGCTAAAAATCAAAGATTTAAGTTTGTGATGATTTACAGAGTCTCCCCAATTCAGAATAATAATATTGGGACGGGTGTTGCTACCTAAAGTAGGAATTTGAGGCAACGTAGATTTTATGTATTCTAAGTCTTCTTGCATAGATTCCCACATTTTTCTGGTTACACCTCTCATTCTAGCTTCTTCCCAGCTAGCTGATCTGATGTCTGGAATGCAAATAAATAGAGCTAAACTAGGTACAAAAAAATCTACTAGTACATTCTCACCACTTGGAAGTAAAAGCCAATTATATTTACCGCCTTCACATATAGGAACACCTCTGTATCTAGGATCCAAAGTAGGTAAAGTAGAATCCAAGAAATCTCTTACACTTGATATTCTGGCTTCATGCTCATCTTTATTATGTTCTTGGTATCTTTCACAGACATTAATTTGAAGTTCAGAAACATCTATGGAGTTAAGTATTTCTTTCTTGAAGTATTTCAAAGACCAAAAACAAACTATATTTTGTATTAATTTTCTCATTTTATGCTCCAACCACAATATTTTTAAGTAGTTTAGGTGCTGACCCTGTAACACCTGATTTTTTCATGTTTTCAATTGATTGGGTCATCATACCTTGAACATCAGAGTAATTAAAATTTTGATTTGACTGTACAATTTGTAAATATTCTATCATTACTGTTAGCATTTGTATAAACTGCTTAGTGTGAGCTGTTTTTTGTGTGTTTTGGATGATCAATGCTCTAGATCTTTGAATTTCAAAGTCAGCACGTTCAATAGCAATTAGATGATCTTCTGATTTAGTAAGTTGAGAAAAGATAGCACCACTAATTTGCTTTCCAAATTCAGTAGATTCAGCCAAACATAAACCTAAATTACCAGCTGGATTGCTAGTTATAGCACTTAGTAGACCACTAATTGCGCCGTCAACATGTGAAGCAATCATACTAGCTTGTGTTGTTATAGCACGCTGAGCTACTGAATTCAACATGTTGCCGTAGGTTGATCTAATAACTCCTGAAATTTGCTCCCAGTTTGAAGTTTGAGAAATCAGTGCAACCTGCAACATAGTCTTCATTGTTTGAAGCTGTTGTATTAAACTGGACACTGAAACTTGTCTATTTGTAACTTGAGCGCCTACATTTCTACTAAAAGTATACAAAAAACAATCTGTTACTCTACTAAAAGTATTATCTCTAATACTAAAAATTTGCTGATTTAAGTTATTTAAGTGTTCTTGCTCTCTGTAAAGATTAAGTCTGGTCACAGGGTCAGAATCATCTATCTGACTATACAAACCGTTAGGAGTTAGTAAATTATTAGTCAAGGTATTCAATAAGTACTGACTACTACCAGCATCTGCTATAATCATATTTAGATCTAACAAAGAACTTGCTCTGGGATCTACAACTCTTCTATAAATATCACGCTCAATTTCTGTTACAGCATTTACATTTACCTGCAAATTAGGTCTTGATTTTGGGTCTGCCAATAAACTAGCAGGATTCCATACAATTTGATCAATGATTTTAGTGTATGCAGTTAAATTTTGGTCTGTAGTAACAGATAAAATGTCTGTAATTACTGATTTAGCATTACTAACTACTAAATTAGCTGTATTAATTAAATCAGCAGCAATTGCAGTTAGAGGAGTTAATTTAGTAGTTGTAACTTGATTTGTAGGTGTAGATTGGGTCTTATTTTGACCTGTACCTGTACTATCTGTAGTGTCAGAGTTATTTACGTCATTGACTTCAACAATAACATGCTTTGCAAGTAGATCTTTTACTGTTACCACTTAGATCCTCCAAAACTAGACCTAGAAAAAGAACCAAAACTAGACCTAGAAATTGTATCTGTTATATTTGGTCCGTAAAACATGGTAGAAGAATGATCTTTATCTTCATCATCCCAGAAATTTGCAGGTTTCGTAGAATTAGTTTCTATATAACTTTGAGTTAGCTCTTCATTTCTTATAATCTTGATTCCAGTTTCAGGCATACTTAAATTGGACTCAAAACACATCCAAATTCCATATAGTGCAAACAGGTGACAGTCAATTATATGTTCATTTACACTAGTAAATTTAACTGTGTTAGCAGTTTCGCTTACTTTTTTGTAGCTTAAAAACTGTTCTTGAAGAAGAGTGTCATCTGCAGGCATTCTAACATTACCTTGCTCAAATTTATTCTTCATCATACTTACCAAATAAGGTTTAACCATAACTTTCTTAGGCTCGCCTGTTTGTAAGTCAATTGTTTCTATTTTAGTGTTAAAAGGTAATCTGATTAATCGATCTGCTAAGTCAGATCCTCTTTGTATACTACCTAGAACTAATTGTTCCCACTGCATTTCTCCACCACCAGCATCTACAATTATTAGGTCTGGTTTGTATTCGTCCCAAAGACTAAATAATCTATTAACAGATTCTGTGTAAGTAAATGCTGATTTAGGAACTTCTTCTCTGTAAATTGTTTTAATTTGACGTGTAAACTCATCGTACTCAACAACAGCCATGTTAGTACCAGCACCTACTTTATCCCAGTCAACACCAATAAATCTATGTCTTGAAGGAGTAATTAAGTGAGTACCGTACTCGTATGGCTCAGTAAATGCTCGATCTACAAACTCTTTTTGGAATACTGTAGTTGTAGTGTTACCTATTTCTAACATATACTCAGTAGACCAAGTAGCAAATCCTTCAGCATCTTTGCAAATTCTAAGACGCTTTTCTTCTACTTTTTCAGGCTTGATGTCTTTGTTTTCTGTTATAGGAATTCGAATAATAGTTTGCCATTTATCATTTGATTCTTTGAATATTTTACTGTAAAATTTACCACTGGGCTCCAAAATGGTGCCAGTAATAAAAGCTTTTACATCTCGGTATTCGTCTCCTTCTATAATAGGATCAAGAACACGCCAGTCAAGTTGTTTTAAGCTTTGAGCCTCATCAACAAAGATAATATCCGCACCAATACCACGTTTACCACCTTCGTGACCAGAATTCATACCCATAATATGGCCTCTTATATAACTGCCATTATTAAAACTACGGTGTGGAGTAGGCTGATTAGTATTTTTACCTTGATGATCTTTCATAGCCTGAACTACTGGATTTGTAGAGATAAAAGAATCTAATACTTCAAACCATTCAATAATTTGGTTTGAACCAGGGGCAAAAACTACTATTTGACATCTTTTACGAGTTATGGCGTAATAAAGGGCCATTATAATTTGAGAGTAGCTATTGTGCACAACGCAATTTGAAGCTACAAAATTATGGTCTGCATGACTCACACTCAAATCATATACATCTTGCATACCTATTTTCTTTATAAAAGTAACTATTTCCCATCTACGTGGACTTCTAACTTCATAAATAGGAGCTGGAATACCTACCAAATTTAAAAACTTGGATCTATCAATTAAATCAGTAATTTGTAGTGTGTTTCCGTCTAGTGTTGATTCAATTTCAAACCTAAGCAATAAATGATGTATATCTAAACAAAGTTGTTTAGAGTAAAACATATAAGTACAACATTCTTGATTTCTACTAGCCAACCCAACTTCATTCCACAACATAGCAAGATAAGCTTTTAGTCCTGTTTCTGTTAGTAGATAAACTAAATCAGGAACAGTGTTACCTAGTTGAGTCTGTGTAACAAGTACTTTTAACTCTGACTCTGTAACTTCTTTGTCACCAAATATAGGAATATGACTTGGAGCTAATATTCGATCACCAATTTTTAGGCGTTGAGCTTGTATCCAACCTCGTTTACTATCAAATACTAAATGATCAAGACTAAGTGATAGATCAATACCAGTACCTAGTTTTAAACTTACACATTCTTTTTGGCCTGATTTGATCCATTTACACGGACTCCACATTACTTGACTAGTCTTAAAGTCAAATACAAGAGTTTCTGCTATATTTGGGTCTGATATAGGTTGTGGTTTAAGTGTGGCACGATTTATTACCTTGGTAGTACCACACAAACACTTACCTGCACGTCTATGAACAGCAACCCAGGTAGATTTAGAGCCTGATCGCATAACTTGGCGTTGTGGAAAGTTTGCTTTAAATGGTTTGCCATTTTTCGGGTTAACTAAAAATGCTTCTGCCCAAGTTACAGGGTCTTCTGCCAAACTATTTATATATTCGATATCTTCTGGGCTTAATGTTTTTGTGTCCATAACTAAAATTGGAGTTATCTTTGCAGGTATCTTGCAGCGTACATGGCGCTCTCGCTTCCAATAGTAGAGCTCATATTGCCTGATTGTTTCATTGCATATTGTAGAGAATTAAAAGCTTGATCCATTGGCACACTTGTATGGCTAAATGGTATTGCGGCGCTTGTACGGGCATCTAGGCCGCCTCTATAGGCCGTACTTAAACCACGCAGAATGCCTGGAATATGTTGTGCATTACCTAATACAGCTCCAGCTACTTGTCCTCTTACACCTGAACCATAAGTCAATCCTACAGTTGCAATATTAATTGCCAAACTTTGTAACTTTTCTTTACGTGAGCCAGGTAAAAAAGCAGTGGCTGCAATACCTAAGCCTGGCAAAATCAAACTTTTAAATTCTTTCTGCTCTATAAATCTCGAAGCCACTGCCCAAATTTTACCCATTTTAATTTACCGGTTAATAGTGTGAACTTAGACCGCTTCTAAGGTAACTTACTGCACTTCTTCTACCTGATGCACTCAACAATGTATTATTGTCGAACCAGCCTCTAACTCTACTACCTAAACTAGACTTACCTACACTACTTATAGGTCTAGCTCCATATGATTTTCTGGCAATTGAACCTGCAATATTTGGCATAGATCCTGCACTATTACTAATTTCCATTGTTCTGCCTAGATTTAGTGAAGGTGGACTTATACCAATAGTTCTTTGAAGATTTCCTGAAAACTGCATTGTTTGGTTTCTAGGTATCTGCATTGTTTTGTTTGCTGCAAACTGCATTGTTTGGTGTATATTTTCAGAAGCAGCTTCTGCTCCACTTCTTACTGTACCTGCTGCATTCTTAAAAAATGTTTTGCGTCCTAAACTAATTGCTGAACGAATATTTGCTTGTGTATTTTGTGCGTTTACTGCTCCATATGCAGCTGCTCCACCAAGAGCGCCCCAAAGAGCAGCTTTACCGTATTCTCCACGTCTAGCATCTACATAACTAGCTCTAGCACTTACAGCTGCACCTAGACCCATACTTATTCGTGCTACATTATTCATGACAACTGGATTACTTCTGTTTACCCAGTGCGTCATTTTACGCATTGCTGCGCTACCTAGACCTTGTCCGTATGCTCCGCTAGCTAAACTTTCGATTCCAGCAGTCGCTTCTCTTAATAAAGCTCTCATTTATTCACCTGTAAAAAATAGAGTCGACAACTATAACAAATGTACTAGACTTTGACTGGCACTTCGATAATCTAAATTACTAAAGCTATTTGCTGAATTCATTACTCTTCTACCATAGCTAGCAGTGGCACCTAAATCACCTATTCTACGCATACGTACTCCATCATAGTATGCACTAGCTGGAGGTGCTTTGGGAGTAATAGCTTGGCTTAGAGCACCTGCTAAACCTACACCTACTGCACCAATCAAAACCCGATTAGCTATTCTAGAGTTTAATGCGTATTTAGCTAGTTTATCAGCTCCCATATTACGGTAATTAGGTAGCCAAGCATCAAGCGGAGAGTCAACTCCTCTAATTCCACCTGTTAATACAGTTCTAGCTACCAATTCAGCACCACCAAGTGTTTTAGCAATGCTACCAAGCGCTACGCCACCCACACTAAGTGCAGATCTAGGTGCAGCTGGCAGTGCATGTCTAGCTAGTCGTCCTGCAACATTTACTGCTCCATAGGCCAAGCCACCTGCTACACCTAAACCTAGTAACCCAATACCTGCAACTCCACCCACTGCACCAATTCCAGCTACCTTGGCTACTGTTGTAAGCGGGTGTGTAACCATGCCCATTGCAAGATCTATGCCTCTGCCTGTTGCATGCATTCTAGCACCAGCAGGGTTAGCTGCTCCATTAATACCTGCTCTAGCAACATTAAACTCTTCCAAATCTTCAGCTATTTTGGAGCCAGCATTAAACACGCCCTTCCAAATTGATCTGGACGCTTTACTGAATAAGTTACCTATTTGATTTCCCACATTACACCTAATTCCATTGATTAACTATTAAATTTGGGTTAATCTTCATCCAAATAACTGTCATCTGGATTAACTTCCAAATCTCTAGATTCAGCTTCAAGAGCGTTACGTCTACTTAGAAGCTGAGACAAGAAGTCTGTAGCTCCTTTAGCACCTGCTAACTGGGCGCGATCTTTACGACTAGCAAGTAATTGTGAGTAAATTGCGCTTAACTGTTTATTAATGTCTGCGCTGTGTTTGAACAGTAAAGTGGGTTCTTCTTGCCAAATTACTTCACCTGTTTTTTGTATGACAGCACCAACTTTCTTTTCCATAAAGCCCATTAATGCCATTCTCCAGTTAATTCTGTGTAACAATACTTCTAATCTAACCATGCTTGCAACGTTCAAAATGTCTGTACTAGCAGTCGGAGCTATATCAAGTTCTTGTACATGATCCGTAAAAGCTTTAAGAACCAAATCTTTCTCAACTCTGCAACGTGTACCTACCAATTTAACTTTTTCATGGGCTTGAATTGCTTTCATGATAGGACATAAACGTGCATATTCACATTCATCTCCCTTACATTCCATTGGCATATCTTCTAGTATTGGTAAACCTCTTCTAAATCTAGGGTTATCCAACATCTTATTTTCCCATCTAGTACCAAATAGCAAAGTAGCAGCTAATCTATCAAGAGCAGAGTCAAACTCTTCCTCATCAATCATTGCAGTTATACTAAAGTTACTTACACTTTTTATTAGTTCTGCTTTTTGTTGTGCAGGGTTGGATATTTTTTCTAACATAATAGTCTAAACTTTTTCTTGTACCAATTCAGTCAATGACTTAAGATCGTATGAGTGTCTTTCTAGACATATTACTTTGGTTTTACTAAATTGATTAAATTTGGGGTCTCTTCCGTAAAAAGATCGAAATTGGGCTGCATTTCCAGGTCCAATATTGTGTTGCCACTCTTGTTTTGTTATACGATCCATGTTTCCTTCTTTTATGTAGCTTATATCATAAAATCGGTCACCTAAATAACCCACATCATTTTTCGGCCATAAATTACGCGCAATAAAATAATCGTAAATATCATCATCCCATGCTACAATTTTTATCATTGTGTCTGAATTAATTTCTTCATAGTATGGGTGGCATTCAGGATATATCAAAAATACATTATTCAATTTGCCAATAAATGCTATGTGGCTTCCAGAATAATGAAAAGTCAGTGTCTTAGAAATTGATTTTTCAGTGTTTGAATTAGGATTAGGCGCACTCATTAGAGAACCTCCAACTAAATAGAGTCAAGTAAGTTCGATTTAACTTCATAACATTAATATCGAACTTAACTCATCATTCTTCGAACTGCAAGAAACGTTGTGCAGTTTTTAGTATTCTGGTCATATTAAATGGTTGCACATCATCTAAACCGCCTAAAACACGTGCAACACTAGATTCAACATCAGTCATTCCAAGTGCTTGACTAAGTTGACGTGCAATATCCATAGACTCTTCTGGGCTGACTGAATGAGGTTTATTTAGATAAGAATCTACAATACTACTTTTAAGAAGCTGGCTAACTGAGTGAACTGCTTCTCTACTTTCTGGTTCTGTAAGTTGAACTCCGTACATATTAAAAATATCAGAAGTCATATCATTTAATAGTGCAATTTTATTAGGTGTACCTCCTGTTTCATGTACACTTAATCCGCGTTCTAGATAGCTAGCACCTGTACCAACTTCAACTGGAGTAGTAGCCATTCCAATACTACGATTACCTAGACTATAAATACTAAGAGGAATCTGTGTAGTTTGACCGTTAATTGTCATGGACATACTAGAATTTAGACTAAGTTGATCTAATAATTGCTCAGTTGCAGTCATGTATTCTGAATTTGACTTGGTAAGAGATTCCATGTAATTAGAATACATTGCTAACTCAGTTGGGTCAGCTGGGCCGGTAACTCTTTGTCTGAGCGCTTCTGTAAGTCCGCCTCTACTTAATCTTTCTGATAAACCCACAATTACGTCTGCTGAACGACTACCAGTTGGAGTATGTATAGTTACATCTAATCCTTTAATGTAGTTAGCTTCAAGTTTCATGCTAGGATCTACTAACTTACCGCTCCAACGTGCTGGCAAACCTGTTATAGCATCAACAGAATCATCTGCCAACAAGTAATTTTTATATTGATTTTGATACTTGACTCGACCAGCTTCAGTAATCCATGCAACACCAGAATCAACATCTGGGCTAAGATTGTTAACATCTGAATACATACTGGCCAAACTAGACTGTATTTGTTCTTCAGTTAAACCAGGATTCATTGCAACCAAGTGTCGTATTAAATTTTTGTCGTCCAAGTTTATGTATGCAATATTTGTTCCTGATTCAGGTATAATTCTGTCTTTTAACTGGGTACTAATTTGTGCAATACGTGCTGAATTATGCAGATTACCTGCTTCACCCAACATAGAACTACCATCTGCTCTGGTAGGAAACACATAACCAGCACCAAACACAGGTCGATTAGTTATTTTGTTTTTTCTGAATTTAACTGCATTTCTTAGAATATTAGGTACACGAATCAAAAAGTCAGCAGGATTAGTAGAGTCAAACATTGCAATGCCTCTTAAATAAGTAGAAGTTGCCTCAGTAATTTGGGTTCCAAAACCTTCGTTTACATATGTAATTTCGGTTCCAAACATGTCACCAGCTTCTTTAAGTGTTTGCATAGCTCGTCTTTGTTTGTAAGCGTATTTAGTTAAGTCATGTTTAAGTACCAGTTCTCTGTAACCAGTACCTCTGTCTGTATTCAAGACATTAAATATATCAGACTCACTAACTCCCAAATGTTTGGAGATAGATTTACGCGCCCATTTACCTCGATCAGTACCAATTATATCAGGACTAAAACTACCTTTAGTTTGACCTATTAATCTAGATTCAATAGGATCTCTAATTCGATAACCTATTTCGTCAAATTTTCGTTTTAGATGTTCTTCTAGGTGTTCCAAACCAGACTGAAAACTAACTGTACCAGAATCAGTTTCATTCCACACATAAGGCAAAGCTATACCTCTTTTTGCTTTATTAATTGCATAACTGCTAGGAATTCCACCTCCAAGAGGGAGCCATTCTCCATTCACTAAATGTTCAGGAATACTAATATCAAAACTAGTTGCGTTTGGTCTAGCTTGTCTAAACCATTCAGGCATTTCAGTTCCAGACCAACTAACACGCTTAAATCTAAGTTGACCTGTCTCAGTCAAATTTCTAATTATACTAGGTTGAGTAGGGTCTAAGTTACGTCGTTGTACGGATTCAACCAATTTAGTTTTAATTCTTCCTTTATTAATCAAATCTGCTGGTCCAGTATGTTGTCCTGTCATATATTCCATAACAGACTGTGCCAATGTTTGTTCAGTATTAAGATTCATACTATCAAGTAAATCAATCATAACAGATATTTGAGTTCTAGATTGATCTTGTGTTTGAAGAGCTTGATGCATGGAACTAAATCCTCGACTCATTAAGCTAGCAGGGTGTGTAGAAGGTATAGGTTTACCTTTTGCTACTGTTTTAATAATATACTCATTAAACAATGCTTTTTGGTTTGTACCTTCTAGGCCCATACCACGTTGGAATCCTTCAAAAATTCCGTAGCTGCTTATAAAAGTAGCTCTTCTAGCTCCCGTTCCCCATTTAGGATCTAGTGTACCAGACTTAATACCCTCAGCCAAAGCTATTTCTGCTTGGGCTCTAGATTCAGCATTTAATTTGTTAAACGTTTGTCCTATTATGTCTGGTACCATGGCAGACTGAATTTGTCTACGAGCTACTTCATCTGTTACAGCTTGTCTACTACTTGCAAGTGCATCAGCTTGTAATCCTTGTGCACTACCAAAATGTTGAACTAAGTGCGAAATACGAGTATTTGTTACCATACCCAAATCTGCCAATGGATTCCAATCAGGTACCTCAATCCATTGGCCTGTATGTTGAAGTATTGGGTATTTGTGTCCACGACTTGTACTAACAGACTGGCCGCTACTAGTTACGCCTATAAGTTTATGAAATATAAGCGGGTCACCGTCAAAGTCCATTACAAATCGCTGTGCCTGGGCATTGTTCATAACAATGGTACGATTACCTGAACCATCAACATGTATATGGTAATACATACGCAAATCAGGCGGTAACTGATCTGATTTTAGATTAATTTCCCCGCTTAGTATACGTCTATCAACAGGTATGGTTGGAGAACCAGTAATTTTGAGAATACCAGTTTGCATCTGATATTGACCGCCTGGGTCTAATCGACTAACAGCATGCAATAACACAGCATGTGGATCAATTTGTGCTGAATCAAGTATTTGATTATAGCTGGCAGGTATTACATGACGAGCAATTTGTTGTAATCGATGTAAACCCAAGTTAGCATCAGGTCCCAAATCAATGTGATGCAACTTGAGCAAAGGATCCCAATGTGCGTTAAATCTAGATTGAAAACCTGTGGAACGATCAAGTAGTTCAAGTAATTTAAATTGGAATCTGGCACTACGTACTTGACCAGTTGGATCCAGATATTTACCTTGCACTAAATAGGTATTGGCACCAAATCCAGCGCCTGATTCAGCTTGAGTACGTGCAGTTCGAGCAACTCGACTACGTGGATTTAGATTTGAAGTACGTATTTCACGCCAAAAATTAGACATGTAGGTTTAAGTAGGGAGTCGCGGAGTTGAAGTGGCAGAGTTGAAGTCGCTAATCAAATAGAGTTCCAGTCTAATTGATTAGACAATTAAGTGAGACCAACTAAATAGCAGAATCAGATTAATTAACTTAAATGCAACTAAGTGGGCGGCAGTACTTGCAATTAAGAAGTTGAAAGTACTGTTAGCTATACAATTAAATGGGTGAGCAGTACTATATTTGCAATTAAGTGGCAGTGCTATTAGAACCACAAATTATTTTTGAAAATTTATAGGCCTCGACCAGTTTGAACTAATCAGAAACAGTAAGGTAAAGACCCCAGGGTTATACAGGAGAATTTTCAATAGGCATTTTGATATTAGGTTCAAATGAGAAGTTGCAATGTAATTGGTGTAGCAATAGGGGTGCACTTCAAACTGGAGACCCCACCCTCTTACTGAGGGGTTGTTGCATTGATTCGTCACTGCCTTGCATGCCTTGTAGATCTCACTAGATCTAAGGAGTTTTGTTATGAAATACTACACAGTATTTGTTATTATGTCTGGTTCGTTGGAGTTGTTTGAGTTGAAGGGCAATCTCAATCCAGAGGCAAGAAGGGCCCTTCTCTCTTCACTTGATGATAAGTATTGGGAAGTAAAAGACCTCAACTACGATCATCAAGTCACATTCAGAGGTATGAATGTGTTTGGATTTGAAGCTGAGCTTCAAGGAGAAGGACAGTGGTTGGAGTCTATGGAGGGTTGGGATAAGGTCTCAGAGATCTGCTGGTAAGCCTTGTGGTCCTGGACATGACCTTAATCTGTCCACTCAGTAAGCCTTGACTCTCATTCCTAGGAGGAATAAACATGTCTAAGTTAGAACTAACTAACATCGGCTACAGATTGGTCTTGAACAACATCTCTGTCTTTACGAAAGAGGAATTAGAGTTAATTGAGGAGTCTCTGGTCCGTGCAGTGGCTCGACGTGATGACACTGTGATTGATGGTCAGAATGTTACAGACATTCTGTTCACCATCGTGCGACACAACAACGCCAAGGTGACCTGGGTACCAGGAGCATCACTAGGAGAATAACATGTCATTCACACAAACTTCGTTCAACACTATTCTGTCCCTAATGGGACTTGACGTTCAGTTCATTAATGAATTGATGGTCAAGTTCGGCCTTGATTACAGTTTCTTCTGTAATCAAGACAATCTTGTCCAGAAAGCAAATCGGGTTCGGGAAATTAGCGACGAGATTCAGGCTGATTACTACAACGAGACCTGCATTTTGACTGACGTTGTTCGCATGTTCTGGGATGCGAACAATATCAGAATAGGTACCCTTGACGCAAAAGAGTCAATAGAAAGGGAAAGGACAAGAAAGGAGAGGTACGAAGCGGATCGCCAAGCTCGGGCGAAGGCAGCAGAAGAAGCTGCTGCAAGGAGTAAGAGACAGTACAACAACTCGTCTCAATATCAGGCCACAAAAAGCAGCACAGATCCTTATTATATTTTGGGTCTGTGTAAATCGGCTACGAGAGCCGAGATCAGGGAGGCTTATCGTAGGCTAGCCCTACAATATCACCCTGATGTCTTTGGTGATACTGGACATGAGAAAATGTGCAGTATCAACAACGCATACGAGTATCTCAAGGATGTCAGATAATGAAACATTCAACAACTGAATTCGACAATTTGTTCTTAGTTGACCTGGTCAAAGAACAAACGAAGCCGAAATGCAGAACCTATAGATGGTTCTGGTGCAAGATCAGACTTGCTTGGGTCAAGTTAGGGCCAAAGAAACTGTAAAGGTTTCTTTGATTTGGTGAGTGTGTGTTACGAGTGTGTGGGTGCTTAACCCAATTTAGGAGTAGTTATGAAAACAAGGAATGTTATCGTAGTTGCCACAATAATGGCAATTTTAGTAGGGGTACTGGGTGTGCTGGGTGGACTTGAAGAGGGTTCACAACAACCCAAAACTGGTGAGCATGTAACATACTCACCACTACAACCTTAAACAACATGACCTGGTTATGTCATAAAACTAACCATTTCGGTTCTTGGTAAGCCTTGTATTCCTAGGAGGAATAACATGAACAATTCAATCATTAAATCAGTAAGCCTTGTACTCAAAGCAGTTGCCTACATGGCAACTCACCGACCATTTAGCTGGACTGGACAGACAACTGCTACTGGAGATCCAGTTCTCTGCAACGGTGAAATGGTGTTGATTGGCAGAACAGGATCAATTCAATACATGACTCAGACTGACTTCGACAAACTTAAGTTGTTGCAGCTAACTGAATGGGAAGCATTAGCAATGGACACTGACGGAGATTGTGGCCTTCGACCAGCTAGTCAGTACACTTGCCCTTATACACTTGACTACCTCACAAAGCATCCCGACAACGAAGGCTATCAGGAAATGTTGAGAGAAGATTACGAGGCAGATATGCTAGAGCAAGCTGAGGCTAAGGAGGCTGAGATTCAGTTAGCAACTGCACAATTAATGGAAGCCACTGCCAAACTCTGGTCATTGACTTGGGATCGTGATGGTTCACAAGAAGACTTTATAAGAGGTACTAGCTTGGCATCTGGCATTTCAGAGGCAGAAATTCGATTAGTACTTCGTCAATTTCACCCTTCTGAGTGGGTTGTCCGCAGAGGGGACATTGTCCTGCTTCTTATTAAGTAAATATGAAGAAATTTCACCTACTCGTCCACGTCTTGTTTCACGCCTTGTTAATGGATAAGATCATGAACAAACTTCACAACTTCACTATCTCCACTCAGCAACTCAATGCTGCATTACCTGTTTTGTTCTTTGCATTAGGATTAGCAGTCTTGTTCTGCACTTATGCAGTATGGACTTGTCTATCACCCAGGACCAAATATAAGGTCTGGCTGGTAACTCACCTGTTCTGGAAGGAAGAAGGTGGTCCTTGGACTGCCGTCTCAAACAGTAAGAAAGTTGCTGTGCTTAGAGACGGTAAGTTTGATGTACTTGACTCAGATGAATACTGGAGACAAGTACATAAATATCAATCAAACTAGTTTCACTTAGCGTACTGGGCTTAACAGTAATGTGTGTAAATCACAGTTCTTGATTCCTAGGAGGAATAACGTGTATCTAATTTTGGTACGAGTCTACGATCATATTGGTCGTGTTGTGTGCACATGTGACTTGGAAATAGCTGAGTCAATGATCGACGGTTTGGACTGGACATGGGAGTACGTGAGGTAATGGATAACATAAAAGTGCTAATCTTGGCTTCAATATTGAAAGAAGCCAAACAGACATTTGAGAACCTAGATTTGTTCAGACTAGATCCTGAGCTAGCAATTGACCAAATACAGATTATGCAGGCTCATTGTGAGTTTGCAGCTGACTGTGTACGTGAGTACCAGTTAGCACTGAACATCTCACCATTTGCAGACCATGATTTGATGAAACTTGCAACTCTTGCAGAGTTGCAGACCGCATTGACAGTTGAAAGACTGGAATGCGTAATTGGGTACTGAACAGGGACCAAAAAGGAAAAATAATATGGACAAACAAAACTTAATTTCAATCGCCAACACTCTTGGATTCAAAGATATCACCAGCGTAACTAAGTTACATCCTGATCTGGTATTGAAATCCATTACCAGTATGAGCGTAAACAGGCTTTGGCCCGTTCAATTAGACCACACAAACTTGATGAATGTATTGTTTGGTAGTGATTTTGGTTGCGGCATAGGTGAATATGGTGGTATTTGGATTCCTGATAGTGAGTGCAAGGTGAATTATCTGTATCTAGTAGCTACTAGATTGGAGTCTGGCGGATTGTTTGGAACTGGTACGCTCATGTTCGATCTTGATTCAAAACCAAGCTGGAAGCCTGAATTGCTGAGCAAATTAAGCAAAACTAATCTGCCTTGGGCATTGTGTGAAACCCCAAATGGCTATCACATTCATTACTTAGGTGAGTATTGGTATCCAGGCAGTGCAGAAGGCTATGCCAATACTTGGAGAGGTGATTATCTGACAGCACTGAATGCACTACTAGAAGTAGGCATCGAACCAGACTTAAAGCATGTAGCAGGTTCTTTGCTTCAATGTAGATGTTATTTACGTCTACAACCAAAGTTGGAGGCTGCTTATTCATGGAAGAATCCAATCTACGTGGGTATACGAACTGACTTACCTAAACGAGTGTACCTGGATGCTGGAGACGAATACTACGCATCAGTTTATCCTGGTCACTTTGTGAACGGCAGAAACTATTCACAACACGCAATGGATGCATTGTCTGAACTTCAAAATCTCAGACTCGACTAAGCCTTGGGACCTATTACAGGAGAAATAACATGAAAACACAGATAATCACAGCTACCGTAAAACTGACTGGTAATCAGTGCTTGGGTACCAACTACCCAGGTATCTATGGGTTTTGCGAGTCAGTAGAATGGTCAATCAGAGGCCTTCTCAAAGATCAAGAGCAATGCTTGTTACCTGTTGATGTACAGGTAACAAATGGAGAGTCATTCACACCGCTCACCGACACAGATTGGGTTACCGAGTATGTGTACGACACGTATTTGGATCAGTGGGAGGAAAACAAAGATGATCTAAATCTTGATTTCTGTCTTGTAGATTCAGACGCTTACTATGAATATATGAGTGGCTGGACTTCCAGAGACAGAGAGTTAGAGGAACTAAACATGTCCTGGTTCTTTCCTCAGACCTGCATATGGTGCGGGCAAATAAGTGACTGTGCTACATACTGTAGCAGAGATTGTTTTGATCAACATGGACGCAACAATGAACTGAACTACCTGATAGCAAAAGAGTGTGTTGAGCGTGGCATAACAATTGATGAACTCGTTAAGTTTATCAATAAACAGTGAACAGGAACCAGAAAGGAAAATAACATGAAAGAAGTAAAAGGTGACTTTTGGAAGTTTGTAAAGTACGCAGATGCTATTTGCGTAACCACAAACGGTATTGTTAAGGCCAATGGTGAGTTGGTCATGGGCAAGGGCATAGCACTTGATTTTGCACAGAGATATCCGGAGCTGCCTGCTCATCTAGGACGACTTGTAAGTCAAGCAGGAAATCAAGTGTATTTGGCTTATCCTAAGATCAAGTTGGCCACACAACCAGAGAATCAGTGGGCGATTTTCAGTTTCCCAACCAAACATCATTGGCGTGACAAGAGCGACCTTTCTTTAATTGCGGAGTCAGCCAAGCAATTGGTTCACTTAACAAATATAACACAATTAAAGAAGGTGTTGCTAACCAGACCTGGCTGTGGCAATGGAGGCCTAGACTGGGAACGAGAAGTAAAACCGGCTATTCAGAACATTTTAGACGATCGCTTTGTGATTGTCTCACCAATGTAAGCCTCGGACCAAAAAGGAAAAACTAATATGAAGTACGAAGTAATCAGAAGCAACGGTATGGTAAGCCTTGGTATCATAGAAGCAGACTACAAAGATCTGCTCGGAAAGTTGCGCGGTAGCGGGCTGATTGTACGAAAGTACAAAGGTGAAGCAGAGACCACGCTCACTGTTGAAACCATTGAAAATCTCAAAGATCCGTTCAGTGACACAGCACATGTGCCTATACACTCTCAAAAGGAACTGGACAAACCAGCTCAAGTTAAGCTTTGTAATTTGGGCATTGTAGAGGTTGATATCGATCCTGAAACACCACTTCAATCTGCATACAAACAACACGACACTCCTATACTAGGTTTCAAAAATACGGTTTTTACTAACATGTATCCTTGCAGTATTGTGATTAATCATAGTACACTTGGTACATTGAAGTTTAGATGCGTAGAATCGGCCTATATGGCGTGCAAATGTGCTGATGTGCGTGATATTAAGCAGTTCACGTGTATGGATGGATACAGAGCCAAGCAGGAGGGTAAAACAGTGAAGCTTGCAGATGGATGGGAAGGCAGAAAACTAAAAGTCATGGAGTATCTGCTTACCAAGAAGTTTCAGATTCCAGAACTGAAAGTCGCTTTGTTGGCAACTGGTGATGGGTACCTAGAAGAAACCAATTATTGGCATGACAATTTTTGGGGTAATTGTTCATGTGCCAAATGCACAAAGTTTGAAGGCGCCAACAATCTCGGTAAGCTATTGATGAAAGTTCGAGCAGAATTGCAGGAAGTGAACTAACATGGACCAAGATACGGAAAAGGCAAGTCAAAGACGCATGATCCGATCACTTAGAAGCCTCAAAAGAACCAAAACCATGCTTGACATGTCTTCTGAGGCAGGAGAGTTTGAAGAGGACTACAAAGACTACATGATGATGGTCATGTCACCAATCATTGAATTCCACGAGTTCACAATCGACAGGGGACCAGAACAAACTCCTAGACTACAAATGTTACGGGACCAGATCACTGAAGAAATCAGATTGATCAAATTTATCTTGGAGAATTAAAATGAAAGTACTAGACCTAAAATCGACACCGAATTGGAACACAAATCCACGTAACCTGTATTGTGGTCGTGAAAACCGGTCATACGGACTGGTTGAATCTATACATCACAACCCATTTCCTCTTGAGAAGGAGGCTGAGAGAGGCAGCACACTCATCAAGTACACCGAGTTCTTAGAGTCTAGGATCGTTAGTGACTTGGTGTATAGAGCACAAGTTACCTGCTTGGACTCTGTAGCTGACAACTTGATGTGCTGGTGCAAGCCTCATCCTTGTCACTGTGACATACTAGTTAGTAAATGGGAGCAACTTAACATTGGTCGACCTGCAACCTATGCTGGTATTGGTAGTCGTGAAACACCTGAACGTGTGTTGGCACAAATGGAAGCAATTGCTGGCTTCCTGGCTATGTGTGGTTACACATTGAGGTCAGGAGGCGCAGATGGAGCTGACACTGCATTCTTTGATGGAGCAATGGCGCAAATGGGCGGTATTAATGGGTTTACGTACAGACCAAGTCACACTGTACTTCCACCACAACAATTTGAAATCTATTTGCCTTGGGAGGGTTTCAATAATTTAAGAAGCAATTTTGGTTCTGGCAGGTTCAAATTGATCACAGGCAATATTTGGCATCAAGCTGAACTCATAGCTGAGCAATACCATCCTGCTTGGCATCGACTAACACGTGGTGGTCGAGCACTACAAACTCGTAATGTGTTCCAAATAATGGGACCTGACCTGAAAACACCAAGTCATTTTGTTGTTTGCTGGACATCAGATGGTCAAGCAACAGGAGGTACAGGACAAGCAATTCGAATTGCCAACTCAATTGGTATACCAGTTTACAACTTGTATAACCAGTCAGATATCGACGATTTATTGGCTGCAATTAAGGTGCAAGCATGAAATTGAGCAAATACAGCCTATACGGGAAGGTTAGATCCCGTAACTTTCGTAAACTAGACCCTGCACATTACAGGGCATGTAAATCACGTTCACACAGGAGCAAGAAATGACACAGAGAGTCAAGCACAAGATCACAGAAGATTGGCAAGTTGTTGAGCTGTATAATAACTGGGATAGCTCAATTAATACAGTTAATGCAGACTAATTTGACCCCTCCGGTATTGGTGCCTGACCTGCCTAACACTGCCTAGGCAGGTTCCCAGGCACCGACCATTGAATTTTACGATACACACACTCAATTTTGACATATAAAGTTGATTTGAGTCAAGGAGCAATATGAAACTTACTACACAACAACGTGCCCGCTTTGGTCAGGTTCTCGACAAGTCAGCCACCGCCGCTGAACGAATCATCCACAACTCCAAACAAGTTGAGGCATATTTACAAGAAATGACTGATTGGACTCCAGAAGGTCCAGTCAAAGTCCGATACAATGGTGTCGGGCAAGTACTAGACATTGAGTTTAGTGCTGAGTTTGCTCGCGACCATGAAGCTCTGAAGAAAGAGTTGGTCAGAGTAATTGAAGTAGGGTTTAGAAGAGCGGCAACGCTCCGTACTGCCCATACAGCTTCAGTGGTGGAGATGGTTTTGCCTGGAGGTCGAAATGAAACAAGTGGCGCATAAAGTACAGGTACCAGTAAGTGATGCCAGGTACAGGCAAAAAGCGCAAAGAGTGCGCAGGTTGATTGCAACACATGTTAAGAGGAAGAAATGAAAGTATTTTTTGCCACGATAATAGGATTTGTGTTGGCAGTGATTGCTGTCATTGTCGGTGTTTTCAGTGCAGGTCTGATATTTAAAAAGCTGTACGAGAAATCCCAAACTGATACGCCAGAACCAAGCGTATTGGCTGAATGGCCTAAAATGGGTACAGAAGACGGGCACACACTCAAGCCCGTATTGTGCACATATAAAGTGCACGAAATCAAAACCCAAACCGAAGTTGACGGTGTTTGGTCCACTTCAAATCGCACTGGCACTTCAATTTTTCTACTTACATGGATAGTTGACGACCAAAACATTGGAAGTCACGGAATTGAAGTCGACACTATCGAAGAAGCAAAAGACATCATGTCTTTTGCTGACTAGTAAACTACCACTGAGAGGTAATAATGAACACGCAAGAAATGGTTACGGGCGGACAGGAAACAGCCAGTTTAATTGAAAATTCTCGTCAACCTGAGGAAACTCTGTATGTCGATACCAAGCTTGGCAGAACGCCAAATGCCAAGGTATTGACTGTACCTTTCCGCACTCAAGTTTGGACTACAAAAGTCGCTCCAGACGGAACAAACGAAGTTAGGCCTACTTACCCAAACTTCATTAAATGCCTGGAAGACGGCAGAATCGATGATGCCTTAGTTTCACTTAGCATCGAGATTCGTACACGCCTGATAATGGCGCTAAGCTTCAAACATATCAGTCTGGAAGCTCCGTTAGGAGTAAGCATGCAAGTGCCAAGAGGCTGTTTTATGGTTGATAGAGAGCACGGAAACATTATCCGCATTATCATCAACGAAGCTGAAGCTGAAGAGATGGCATGTGATGCAGATGGAGATCGTGCATCATTAATTTGGGACGTTGAGCGCAAGAAAGCCGCTTTATTGAAATGGCCGTTTACGAAGCGCATACTGGTATTGACCTATATTCCAGGTAAATGCGTTGAGCACTTCACAGACTTGACCGTTACGAATCTCAAAAAGTACTGGGAGATGTATCCCAGAAACCGATACGGCACTGAAATGCCATCTTTGCCTGACAAAGCTACCTTTCTGGTTGATGACGGTGTGCATTATGTGCCGCAATCTGAAAAGAGTGCATTTTTAAAGGGTCACAAAGCCGCGCTAACAGGCCCGCTAACAGTGAAATTCAATACTGCTGATGCATTTAAGTGCATCAATTTGGCTTGGCAAGCGGCACTTGTTAAAATAGGTGAAAGCCTGGATCTAGGAATTCGTTACGATGAAATTGAATTGAAAAGCATGAAGGCGGCACGTAAAGACCACCTAGATCACGTAACTGTAATAACTGAGGACAAGATGCTACGCCTACAGCCATGGTTGGCCCCATTCTTGACAAGCAGAAAATCTGTTACTCGTTCAGGACAAAGACTTGAAGACGTTATGTGGGTATTTGAGCTCAATCCTAATACCAAGCACTTTAAGGCTGTTGAAGCGGCCAAAAAAGCTTGGAGTCTGAAACTTACAAAAGCAGACTTCATAGTCAAGAAAAACTCTGTGTTACAACCTAAAAACTACGATCTGAAAGTCGTAGACTTCAATTTGATTGACAGAGTGATCAAGTCTGGCTACATGAAAGTGGAGGCATTCCCACACTTTGCCAGCATCCACAATCGTGTTGACTGTGCAGGTAAGTCGTGTGAGCATGAGCACACTTGGCCCAAGTTACCATTTAGTAGTGACGCACTCGACCTTGCAAAATTGCCAGTAATATCTGTCATGTTGCAAAATAGTGAAGGTGTCCCGATCAGCTTGACTGACACTAAAAGAGACGATTACAACGCTGATAATGGCGTTGAGTCGTACATGTATTTGCTACCTCCAGTCTGGAATAGTGAATTAAGTGCGTGGGTACACCCTTTAACTCATTTGGCAGAGTGGTTCAAAACCGTAGTCTATGTGGACGAAAAAGATAAAGTTAAGCTTGCAAGTCCATTTGATTCGACAATACGAACTCCAAGCGGTGAGATTGTAAGCTACTTTGCCCGACAAACAGATAGTAGCGGCGAGTACACTACTTACTGGAAAGATAGTACGATTACTGACGAATATGGTCAGCCAATATACAGAAAGGGCGAGAAAATTGATCATTTCAGACAGTACCCAGTCAAAGCTGTAAAATTCCAGCAAGCTCTAACAGAGTATTGCGGACAGTACGGTTATGCAGTACGATGTAAACGAACTGGATTGAAATTCACTCCAGCACCAATTGCATTGGACACTGTTAGCAAAATTTTGACTGTAGATTACATGAAAGACTCAAACGAGTTCGAAATGTGGGAACACATCAACAAAGCAAACAAGCAGATCAGGCTATGTATGTCTGGAAACAAGCAGACTGACCGCAGAGTACGCAGGTACTATCTGGGTCGTCCAAATGGCACTGCAATTATAGGCTCAGCTGAGTCTCATATTGCAAGACCAGGAAAATCTAGTTCACAAAGAGTGAGAGCGGCTACTGAGCTGATTACGTTCAGAGTCGCTATTGTGGACGGGCCCACAAAAACCCAAGGACACATCACTCCTAGTGGCGTTCAGAAACAGCTAGCTAATTGCTTTATGACTCAGCCGCTGGCAACAGAAAAGGAGTATTTGAAGTATTGCGCAAAAAACAATATTCTTCCTAAACCCTCGCCTCTAACAACCAGAATCCAAACCACCATTACAGGTGAACGAAGAATGTCTTGGTTAGTGGACCCGAAACCTACGGCTGTAATAGGTAAACTTGTCGACGATAACGGAAACAAGTTAATGCCCAGGCCAATTTCACAAGCATGGGAAATTGATGAATTTGAAGGCGACGAATTTCGTAGCAAGCAGATTGATCTAATTATTCCATTGTTCGAGTTGGCCGCAAAAGGTTGTATGAGATCTTTACTAGGTCTTAATGCAGTTCCAACTGACAAATTGAAGACAGTTGAGATTGCTGATTCAGAATCAGTTTCTCGAAGATTCAAGGCAGTCATTGTTGACTTAGAGTTTTTCAGGACAGGAGCCGCCAGCGAGAATATTCCTGCTAGATACAGAATGTTCTCAGCAGATGGTATGGATATGCATATTGCTCTTGAAGGCATTATGAGAACCATTCCCACACTTGAAAGACCGGAACCAGACTTCGATTATCCGACTGAGCTCATTATGCTAGGCAGAAAAATTATCCGCATGTATCCACAATATGCGAGTAAGCTTAAACCTTATTAATGAAGAGTGGATAATTGAGTAAGTTCATTACTCACTCTCAGGGCCTGTTACTTGGAAACGAGTACAGGCCAACTAAATGGAGGATTCATGATTAGTAGTTTAGTAGCAGGCATGGCAGGAATTACTGCCTTGCAAGTAATCGTTTGCGTCGCAGTCAGTTTACTAGTAATTGCAGTACCATTTGCAATTGTGAAAGGCTTTAAAAACAGAAAAGAGATCACAAACTCAATCGGCGAGTTTGCTGGAAAAATCAATCCCAAGACGTGGGGAAAACCTACACCTAGTCTTGCAACGGAATAAGCAGTCAACTTTACTAGTAGAGTTGATTTGAGTTAACCTATTTCATAGGCACAGGAGATACAATGAGATTTGAAACACTGAAATCATCAGCCATATCGAAGAACGCGGCTGAAAGTCTAAATCCAGCCCAGACAATTTGGCGTGGCGCAGTTCTGTCCCAAGAAGCTGGAATTTTCCAGCACGTCGACGAATCTGGCAACCCGCTCTTTGAAAACAATTTGCCAGTGATGGGAACCTCGTCACCAACTGGGTGGGTGATGCGCCAAAATGGGGATGAAAGACATCCTTTTTACCCGATTTATGAGGGTCTTGAAGTTGGGACGTATCCGAGCCTAACGGCTCAAAACATCGGCGAAAATGTGAGAGGCATGAACGGCTTTGCTGTAGGCTTAGATCTGGCTTTGCTAGATGGTCGTCCACTGTTTGCTAAGTGCGACAGTGCAGGTGTTCCTGCATTGATGACAGACGAAGAGATCGAGGCATGTTTTCAGGAAGGGGAATTTGTAACCCCAGAAAACTGTGTGGTTCACAATGGCGTACTGTATGTCGCCAAAGATCACATCACGGACAGTGACGACACAGAGACACCTAAGACTGTCTACGTGCAGTTCTTAAGTGAAAAGCCGTTGTTAGTGGCAGGCTACGACGAGGAATTCAATCCTGTATACGCAGACTACGAAGAAGCTAAGGAGCTAATCCACGCTTCGTCGAAAGCCGTCCACGTGATGGAGAGCCAGATTCGATACGGCAGGTCGCGTACATATGAAGCTGGTGCAGGNGATCTGGATTACCTGAACGTCGTTGGCAAGAGGAATTGGCCAACAACCACTGTAAAGCGTGGCAATCAAGACGAAGAGTACGACGCATCCACAATCGATTGGGATGCTTGCAGAGCTCATGAAGCCACCCTCATCAGGCTGATTCGAAACTGCCGCGCACTTGCCAGAGCATATCCAGATCAGTTCTTGCTGTTTCCTGAATATTGCAAGCCGGTCGAAGCTGGTGGCTACATCTATACGATGAGCAACGCGCCTTCCAAGATGGCGAAGAAGCGTGCCTCAAACTTGGCCACGGCCAGCGGTATCAACAAGCCAGTCATTCCATCACTTGGAGAGCAGATCAGTAATCAGATTCCATCACCTGATTCAGATCTTGCTAACGCCTGATGGGCTTTCTCACTCTTTGGGGGCTATTGCTAGCCCTCAAAACAATCTTCATGGGCATGTGCTTTGGCACAGGCTTCTACGTCAAAGACGCTCTTATTAACTACATCAGAGAGCGTAAGCATGAAATTGAATTGAACCTGGAAACAGGATTAGATTGGAATTTCAATGCTCAAAGAAAGATTAGTAGTGACTGGCGTGCTCAGCACTTACCAGGACTTGTTAATCTTTTCAAGAAAGATACCACGAAAGTTATTAGTGGTGTAAGTGGATTAGCCCAGTAGTTTGGGCTAATTCAAATTGGAGGAAAATATGGACGCTGGACACACTATGAACTCTGTAGCAGGGAAGACTGCAATGGCCGGCAAATCGGCTATGGAAGGCTCTGCCAAAGCAAGCAAAATTTCGATCAATGGCACTGATTACCAAAACGACCCAGGCCACCAAACACAGGTCAATGATGCCATCAATGCCGCAGTAAAGACTGGAAGCATCAACGGAAAACCACTGGACACGGCCGCCGGAAAGCATGAACTTAGCTATATGCGACACATTGCTAACGGCAAAACGCCTGAAGAAGCAAAAACTCTTAGCGATGCAAGACCGTTCAAGGACGGCCCCCTCAAAACCAACAACTTCCGAAACTACGCAACGGCACAGGCTTAACTATGCCTGCACGTAACGGAAAGCCAAGCTCAGTAATGGGCTGTACATGTAATGCTGATTTGAAAGGCAACTCACAAAGTGCCCAGTTTCAAGACGCTGTGTATGGCTCTAATAGGCGCGTACACACTCTGTCACCATCTGGTAAAGGTAGGTGTACTGTGTGTGGAACAGCACGAAACTTAGTAGCAGTTGAAGCAATCAAAGTAGCTGTCAAACCTGCAAAAGCAAAACCTGAACCTACTAAGCCTGCCAAGCCAACCAAGTAACAAGTGGCTCTGACTAGTCGATAACGGCAAAGTCAGAGCCACACATTTTTAAAATCCAAGCCTAGCAAAAACGCCCTAGCAAATTGAAAATTTCTAGTGGCCAAGGAACAGACCATGCATTCAACAATAAATACCCTGGCTTACCAGGATCGTGGAGGAAAACAAAGTCTAGAGGAGTATGTTCCAGGCACTTATAGCCAGTTCATCATTGATGTCGTAGAATCAAAAAGCGTGAAAGCAACAAGATGGACAATTTGGAACTATCTAACTCAAAATCGATCTGGATCCTCTACACCACCAATCAAATTCAGAGGTTCTAGTGACCCAGCAAAAAACAAGTTGATCATTATGGACTTTATAAAGTCCACCTACAACCTGAAATAGGAGATTTCATGAACACGCGTTGGGCTAAGTTTTTTATAGTGGGTGTACTATATGCAGTATGGATTAAGTTCTGCAAAAAGTACCACAATTGGACAATTTTATATAAACATTGCATTGTGTTTATTGTTGGTCAATTCATACCTACTTAAATGTCTTACGAAATCAGTGTTTGGCATAGAAAACAACGTCGATTTCTATGTGAGCATAGAAGAATTTGTACTACTGAATGTGTAGATTTAATTATATCTAAATTGGAGTCAAAACTCAAACTTAGAGAAGATGTAAACCACATTGAAATAAGAAAACGCAAACAATTCTGTGTTGAAGAAAGAAACGGCGAGTTACATTTACTAAACATGGGAGGTCTGAGTGAGTTTACTGATACTAGTTGCATTTCTAACAGCGTTCACAGCAAGAATGCGATGGTTGGAGTGGAAACATGAAAATACTATCGGCAATAATCGGTCTTGGAATGTGCTGGGGAGTCATTCAAATAATTCTGACAGCACACGAGAAGCTTAGATTATGGTTAGTACTCAGAAAGATTAAAGAAAAACTGAATAAACAAGGAATACCTGTCAGTTTCTCTGTTGATCTGAGTGTTGATCGTGATGTTCGTCGTATACAGTACACTTAACCCAGAGATAGGAGATGATATGAACCCAATTCTAGTTTTAATCGGCTTGGTTTGGCTTGGTAGTCGTCTCCTATCTAAGACTGAATCAAGTTGTTCAGGCGAATCAAGTTGTACAGACGAATTGATGTATGATGTTGACTTAATGTGCTTTGATCCAAGAGCCAAATTAAGTTTAATATACTGTGAGTGTGGTTTTACTGCCATCCCTTGGGAGCTTGAAATTACTACTCATAATGAAGTTTGTCCTAAATGTAATACTCAATGTCATACACATTCAGACGTAGAGTTAATTACAATCTATTTGGGTAGGGATTCACAGTGCAAACCTATTTTCCGCACTTTTGATCCTAATTCAAAAACAGATAAATTCGATTTTAATCGTGAAGTTGCAAGAGCAATGTTGACTGAAACTTGGAATCAAGTAGACTGGGAAGATGGTGGTCTTGAAAGAATGAGAATTGACCAACTCAGAATGTCTGGTTACTCAGAATTGGAAGCAAGCGATATGGTTTGTAAAGTAGGTTGGATTCCAGAATTATAGTTTTTGGACCAACAATAAACCATTACAAGGAAAACTATGTTACACTACACAAACAAAAAATCTATCATTGAAAGATTGAACAAAGCAGGATTTTGTACCGCTATAAGTTTTATTCTTTTTATTGCTTCAGTATTTGTTCCTGGTGGCTGGGCTGTGTATTACCTGATTGGCAGTATGTGGGCAAGTGCATTCAGTCTAGGATATAGACTGAAGGCTGCTGGTGAATTCGTTGATAAAGTATCTGAAAGATACAGTTACACCCCATAATGCAGCATTCCACGTCTAAGCACTAATATTTCACTAGTCATCAAATGAGTGATTCAAATTTCACTAGTCATCAAATGAGTCACTAATATTTAACTAGTCTTCAAGCGAGTCACTAATATTTAACT